TTTCAAGAGTTGAGCTTAAACTTTTACGTGTTTAGACTTTATTAATAAGAATAAGAAAAGGAAGTAATAAAAATGATTATTGAAACATATATGAACAACCTTAATCAAGCGTGTGGAATTGCTGAAGATTTGGATTTTGATAATTTTGATAGTAATTCTCGACTATTTGTTAATAATAAAAATCAAGTCTACTTTGGAATGATTGTTAACTATTATGGTGATATTCAAGTTGTTAATCTTATAACTGGTGATTTTGGATTTTTTGACCTAGAAAACAACCAACTAGAAAAAGAGGGTAAAATGAAAGTTACTTATTTTATGAAAGATTTAAACCGTTATTTATTACAAGAATTTGACTATGATAATATTATCGAACATATTTAATTTTTTAATTTAATCTATTGACAATATAACAAAACAATGTTATTATAATAATGTAATAAAGAAAGGGAGTTATAATTATGACTAATAATGTATATACTATGGAAGATTGGAATAATGAAGCAACTGGTGAATTAAATCCAAAGTTATTTCAAGAAGTTGACTATGAAATCTATTCTGAAATGTATGAAGTTTTGCCACCTTATCCATTAGAAAAAGCAACGAAAAAAATTTTAGAAAATCAGTTAGGTATCAAGTTCATTCAAACATTTTGCATGGGTGAAGCTTATACAACGGATGATGACGACCCAGAAAGTTATCTTTACAAATCATTTGGTAAAGCTGAAGATGGTAAGTGTTATTATTTAGGTTTACGCCGTTCAGAATATGATTATTAATGAGCAATTAAAATGGAGCCTATTGTAATGACGGGTAAAGATATGATTGATTTTCAAAATTCACAAGGTGATAATTGCTATTTTGATAAAAATTATCAAGTAATTAATATTAACCCTAACTATAAGTATCTAGTAGGATTGGATGAGCTAGAAAAAAATTCAATTGTATATAAAGTAATTAAAGAAGGTGATTAGTTTACCTTCTTTTTTTTATATCAAAGAATAAAACAAGTAAGCAGAATAAAACAAGTAAGCAGAATAAAACAATATATTCAGCCCTACCTTCTTTTGTTGTAAAAGTCAAATAATAGATTAAAAAATTGTTGCAAATACAACATAATTTAGACAAACCTAACTTTATAACTTTACCCAGTAAAAGCCTTGACTTCTTGCGGTTGTTGTGGTATAAAATAATCTTAAAATTGTATCTTTACAAAGTAAATACAATATGATATAATATAATTAAAAGATAAGGAAGGAAGTATCACAATGAAAAAAGGACTAGAACAAAAAGAAGTTACTGTTAGTATTAATGGTAATAAAGACAAAATAAAAGTAAGCTATTTTAAAGATAGTAATAACTATTACATGAATCAGAATTACAAGAGTTTAGGCGTGGGCGATATTGCACTAGTAAAGGATAATACACTTCATTATATTGATAGTATATACTATAAGGAATTACACCGCCTTGACTCAATTCTGTTAAGCTATGATAATGCAGAATATAAGGATTTAAGCGATAGACTAGCTAGTGTTATCTTTGAATTAAAGCAAAAACTAGTTGAAGAGTATAAGCTTTTCCGGTAAAGGGAATAAATTAAACAATTCACAAGCAAGGGTAAAAACTGAGAATGTTGTAATATCAACGTTTAACGAGTTTTCACCCTTTTAATTTTATATATAAAAGATAAGCATAACAAGAGTAATTAGTGATGATTTTCACTAATTAAAAACAATAAAAAAGCCTTATAAAAGCCAATAAAAGAGGATAAAAAGCCTTAATTAGACTAATAAAGCCTAAAACAAGCATAATATTAGCTATATAGGACTAATACATAACAATATTCAAACAATAAAGGACTAATTAAAGGCAAAGTAAACTAATTAAAGACTAATCAAAACAGAATGGAACCAAAAATGTATAAATAAATTAATAAAAATATTTTAACAACTGATAAATTTTAGAGTTAAAAAAGCCCCGTGAAGACTGATATAATAGCATTATTAATAAGTGGATCGATCCAATTAATTCTATAAATGTGTTGACAATACGATTACATAATGATATAATATAATTGAAAGTTAAGGAAGGGAAGTGATAAGGATAAAAACAAACTAATTAAACAACTGAATAATATGGACTGTAACATTGAGAACAGAATATAGCCTTGGATTAATTAGGGCTATACGGTGGATGTATATGATTAGGGAAGTAGACAATTGATTTTTAAAAAAGTACGGATTACTCTAAACATATCTAGCTAACAACAACCAAAACGGTTTCCCTTACCAGCTATCTGGGCTTGTTCTATTTACCTTTCATTATTATAATAACATTATTAGGCTTCATTGTCAATACTTATTTAGAAAAAAGAAACTTGATTATCCTATAGCCCTATTTCTTTATATAACCCCGTATAATTCATTTTTATTCTTTAATGATAGATTATACCTAAACAATGATAAAACGCCTCAGAATAGCTTACATGGAAAATTAGGGCTATTCTAGTTATTGTTTATCTAGTAGGTGCTATAATTGCTAAAATCAATCAATAAAAATTAAAATTAGGGCTTGCATTATGTTAAAAGTATGCTATTATAAAAGTGTAATAAGAAACAAGGATTTATTTTGAGAGTTAAGCTTAAACTCTTAATTATTTAGAAAAACTATTGACAATCTAAACCAACAATGTTATTATTATAATGTAATAAAGAAAGGGAGTTATAAAAATGACTAATGATATTAAAAATGTTCTGAATGATTTAGCTAACAAGGTAAGGGAAGCAACTAATGCTAGTATCAGTTTACAGACTGTACATGATAATGCTAACATTTTTCCACAAAATCTAATTGTTAACGATAGTTGGCAATTGCTTACACCAAAGGAGCAGGAACAGTTACAAGCCAATGGAATCACTAATAATTTAGTTATCAAACTAATTAATAGAATTGATAGAATTGAAGAATTTAACAAACTAAAATAATCAGACCAGATAAAAATTTAAATAAACTATTGACAATAATAACTAACAATGTTATTATTATAATGTAATAAGAAAAGGAAGTAATAAAAATGGAAAAATTAACAGACAAGGTAAAAACTGAATTAGTTAGTCTTATTGAAACAACTTACGGTGAAGCTATTTTAACAATGAAACGGGGTAAAGAAGAAAAAGAACTTGTCATCGCTAACACTGGATTGTCAGAAGTAGTGTATGAATCCGCTATTGATTATTATATGTATGACTTAAATTGGACTCAAGAACAATTTGATCATTATTGGGAAAACGGGGGCGAAGATAAGGAAATCGATAATTACATTGAGGGGACTGTTGATTATTACGATGATGAGTCTACGTGGGAAGAATTACAACAAAATTAAATAAAACTATTGACAATAATAACCAACAATGTTATTATTATAATGTAATCAAATGAAGGGAAGTTATTAAAATGATGAAGAAATTTGCTTATAACTTAAATGAATTGCTCAATGCTCAAAGCGCTACTAATTGGGAAGATTTGAACCCCCGTTATGATAGCCGAAAATCATTCTATGGTAAAGCCAAGGTCAAAAGCCTGGTAAATGGTGTAAAGTTGCTATTATCTTATAATGTGGTCGTAGCTTGCATTTTACCAGATGGAAAGTTTTTATCTAATGGTATTTATAGCGCTACTACTAGCCGTCACGAAAAGGAATTTGCAAAGCAATTTTCAGCCAACTATCAAGGCGACAAGCTAGAAAACTACGTAACTGGTAAAGACTTTCCAGCTATTGTATAAATAAAAAGTTAAATTTTTTATTGACAATAATAACTAACAATGTTATTATTATAATGTAAGATAAATAAAGAAAAGGAAGTAATTATTATGACTGAAGAATTTAACTACAACACTATGTTATCAACTATTGCGGATGCATTAGAAAACGGAAGCAATTCACTTGAAGATATTCAAATGAATACTACTAGCAACAATTTATGGATTATTGGAACATATAAGGCTTCACAAGCATTAGAAGAGTTTAGTGAGGAAGATCAGCTTTATGCAAGCACTAATTTAAACGGTGTCTTTGGTGCTATTGAGTACGTCAAGAGTTATGAAACTGAACAATTTGGATTAGTTAATACAGATTTAAGCGACCCTAAAAAGGTTGCTAATATGGTTGCATATATTAACATAGAATGCGTGTTAAATGATTTAAGTGATGAGTTTGATATTGATATTGAAGAAGACTTAACCGACCCGCAAGCAGATAGCATTGTGAACTACATTAACGACCAATTAGGATTTAAATAATATTCAAGGGCTTTTCATAAGTCCTTTTTATTTTTGCTTTATTATCAGTCTTATCTATGCAGGGGATGGATTGTTGCATTTGCAACATTATTATAAATCATCCCCTTTATTCTTATCTATTTAACTCAGTTTATTATTATTTTAGTCTGTTTGCTTGTCTGTGCTTGTCTTATTGCTTTAATGATTAATTACACCTAACTATCATAAAACGTCTTAGAAAGCCTTATACAAGCAATTAAGGCTATATGATAATTAACCTTTTATTTTATGATTATGTATTGACAATATAAAATGCTTATTGTATTATAATAATGTAATAAGAAATAAAGAAAAAGGAAGTTTTATCATGACTTTATTAATTAGTGTTTATAACTTATTCTATTTGCTTGCTAATGCTTTAATTAGCTTGCTGGAGCTAACTTGTAAGGCTACTTCTAAACTACTCGGAATTGAATACTCAACGGCTTGCACTGGTGTCTGCACTATACTAGTAAGCTTTGCTGGTGCTGGTTTATTGTTGATTGTCTTATTCCTAAAATTAAAATTTAACCTAATCTAACTATTAGCTTCTTTGGTACTTTTTACCGAAGGGGCTTTTTTATTTTGCTAAATAGGTTTTCTAGTCTTCGGGTCTAGTTAATACGGTTGAGACCACACCCCCGTTAATCTTGAAGGCTAGGTTCACAAAAGGCTAGGTTCTCTATTCCCCAGCCCAAAAAATTTTTATACTAGAAATTCTGCTGTTCACCCGATTCATGAACAGCTATCTTTATCTCTATTAATGTCCTTGTTTTACCCCTATCTATATCTTTATCTTGCCTCTAGTACACCCCCGTCTTTTTACCTAACTGGAATTTAGAAAAGGAAGCAAAACAAAAAAGACCAAAATCTAATAATAAAATTTTTGGTCTCTAATATGTTATTCACTATAGTTATGCTTGTTCTAAATAATCAACGTCAACATCAATTGGCTTATATCGATACTGATCCAAGCCTATTTTCTTAATTGTGGCAACCATCTTTCTTGTTCCATTAACGTGCTTAATGTCAATTATGCGATACAGGTCACCAACTAACCTAACCGGCTGTTTATTCTTCTTTGCCAAACGTGCTTGTGTTGTTAACATTATTCTACCACCTCTCTACAATGATTTTCTTCCAGGGATAATGACAATACTTACAATTCTTCTATTTTTCAGTTAGTTTCATTCAATTATCCTTGATAAATCGCCTACATTTATTCTTTCTACGATTTACCTATAGCATATGTTTCTATATCATTCTTATAGCTCTGCATTTTTATTAACAGTTACCTCACTCCATGCTTAATGTTATTGACAACCAACAAAGTTATTAAATCAAACGTAGTCATTAAAAGCAAAATTAATAGAATTACCATTATTAACACCCCGGATTATATAGTACCAAAAATAAATAGACAACAGTACAGAATATCCACCCACCTAAGTAGATGAAAAGCTTAAAATATGGGAATGCTTGAGTAATGCCCCATAGAAAGGCAAAACAAAGAGCAATGTAAACTAAGTATAAAACCATCCTTACAACTTCCTTTCCTTATTTCAATTATAAGTATAACACTTTTAGTTAAATATTCAACTATTTTTGTGTAAAAAGATAAAAATAAAAAGCCCTATAAAGGACTTTAGTTTAATCATCAGCACCACTAACCATTGCATACTTATCCCCATTAGGCACAAGCTTATAGTGCAGATCCCTAGAACGGGAATACTTACCTTGTTTATAGTGACAATCAATATCTAAATAGATAGGGATATAAGATTTATCATTAGACTGTACAATTTTAGATGTATCATGATCATTATCAGAACTGTAATTCCAATGCAAACCATAAATATTAGTAACACGATGTGTAACCTTTTGATAACTGTGCTTAGTATGGGAATAATAGTTATAAGCTGGTACTGCATTAAGAGTTCTAATTACAGACTCATCCACTACCCTATCACCTTCTGTTAAATAATTGTCAGAACTATCCATTAGATCAGCTTCAAAACTATACAGAGAATCCCAGTCAACGCTAGAATCTGGATCAGCCCAATCGCTAGGCATTCCATAATAATCAACCGTTGCATTAATATGATCCACTTTAACTTGTGGAGAGTCTGAAACATTAATAGTCTGCGTACGAACAGTTTTAATATTAACTGGGATAACCAATAATAATAATAGAGCTAACCCTAAAATGCCTAAAATAAAATAAATTACAATCCATTTATTCTTCATGAAAATCTAACCCCACGAAACTATAACTAGTTTCTAGTTTTTTGTTAAAATCTTTTATCGGGATAAGCTCAACATTATGATCCTCTAAAAGGTGTAAAGAATGATAATCACTACCATCTAAAACAAACTTAGCATCCCCATAGGAATAACAACCAACACAATTACAATGAGGCTTTGACAATGCAAATGATACATTATTGTATAACAATTTCATAATTAGATAATATTTATTATCAACCCAGATAACTACTTGATCTTCGTCTGATATACTATTTCGTGCTAAGTCTTCTTTTAATTTTTCAATTTCAGATTGCTGTTCCTTTGCCGAATAGAGAAGTGAATAGCTAACATCAAGTAGATTTCTAGTATTCTTTTCCAAAGTGCTGTTCAGTTCTGGGCGAGGAAACAGAAAGGAGTCACGTATTTTGTCTAAAGCTTTTTCTACCTTATCTAATTTATCATTATCATTAGTCATGTTTAATCACCTCTTGCTCTACTGCGGGGTCAGACAAAGTATGGATATAATAATCTTCCATATCATGGAATAGTAAAGCTAAATAACGGTGAGTATCTTCTCCATATCGCCGATCGTTTTTAGCTTCATAAACCTCCTGCATAGCCTTTCGGAATTCCTCTAAGGTATAGCCACCAAAATAGACCTTATTCTTAGGGTGAGTACGATTATATTCAAAAGTTGGAATCAATGGATTAACTGTGTCTAAAGGCAGGTCTTCTTTGGTCTCATACAAGATCACATAATCAAGCAAGCCAATTGAAGTTCTATTAACCGAATACTTAAAATAGTAAGCAATCAAACGAATACATAAGTAAGCTAACAAGCAAACAAGAACCATTGCCCCTACATAGTAAAAGTACTGTTTAGGATTATTTAAGTCATTAGGAATTAAACCAGCAATAAAAACCGGAATATAAATTAAATAACGGGTTGCAGTATAGGTGTGATTAATTTGTTGCAACACATTACGCTTATATTTTTTCGCTCTAACAGCAGTAATATAAGGTGAGATAAAGTAAACCAATAAAAAGCCTCCTTTATATTGTTATTGGTTTTATCTGATCATACTTCCACCACATTAACATTCTATCAATATAAACCGCATGAATCCAAGCAGGCAAGTCATCAGTAATTGATTTTATTAATGTATGCAAGTCAGTTTTAGGTAATTGACGCAAATGAATAGTACTACTTATACCTGTAATATAAAATACAGCGTCGTCTTCAATGGTATCACGGATTAAGATTAACTTATAATTATCCTCTAAGGTATATACAATTTTACTTTTAGTCAATGGAATGCACCGCCAAGAATATTAAAACTAGGATAGCTGGAATAAGAGCTACAACCACGCTAATCAAACCAGTTAAAACAGAGAAAATTAAATAGAGATACAGAGTATAGCAAACACCAATTGCTACAACACCTAAGATAACACCACAAGCACTTAAAAACCTTTTCATAATAAATCACCATAGACCTTTTGTCGCATTTTCTTAAAATTCTTATAACCTAACAATGACAGTCTAATTCTATCTAACAAAATACGATTAGACTCATCAAGATACCCATTTTTAATTCTACAGTGATAGGCACATTTATTCTTATGAATCGTATTTTCATAATTTTTACACCTACCTTGATAGAAATTAAGATCTCCAATTACGTCTCCGTAGTTTGGATACTTAGAACTACTAAGTATAGTACTAAAACCGTATTCTTTAGTATTTGAATTAGAAACTTTAGTAATAATCTGTTTTAAAACATTATTGAAAATATCAGAATTAAATTTTTTTAACAAGGGATAATAAGCTAAAAATGGACGAGCAATACCTGTACAGAACAAATAGCAGAACTTTCCTTGGTGCATTAGCAGGTAATTATAATCATCTATCTTCTTATATAGAATGTGATGTTTTATAAACTCATTAACGTACGCTCGATCCAAGGTATCTAAAACTTCTTTTGTACTATCAGACATTTTTCATCACCCACCAACTGCCTAAAATTATCCATATAGGAAACAAATACAAGAACCAATCGAAGTAGGTTAAAAACAGCAAGACTTCAACCAAGGTTAATCCTGCTACCACTTTATTAAAACTAAACTTTTTATTTTTTAATCGAGTCATAAACACTTACCAACTTATCTAAGGTTTTTCGCTGAATACGGCGTAGGGTATCACTATCCTTTTGCCAACGATAAACTAAAGTAGTAGATACACCTAACTTCTTTGACAATTCATAAGGCGTAAGTCCACTATCAAATACTAACCAATAAGCTTTTTCTAAATCATTCATCTAAATTATTCCTTTCTAACAAATCACAAACTAGTGCAACTCCTAAAATTAATGTAATTGTAATTGCACTAGCAATCGCTACTGAAAATAGTTTTAGAACTACTAAAAACGCAATCAACAAACCTATTCCAATATACTTATTCATTTACTCCCACTCCATATTAGCTAAAAATTATTATTATACTTCCAATAGTGATAAGAACAGACAGGCTTATATTCACTATCACCGATTAAAACATTACCATCTTGATCTACTTTATTAGTTAGCAGATTACGAGTAGCCTGTCTGGAACAATAAGCACAGCTAAATTTAATCTTATTAATTGAATCTGCTTCGTCTAGCCAAGCAATAGTTCCGTCAAATAAGCTAGAACGATAATCAGTTAGAAGACCATAAGCAATAATACTAAAATTAGTCTTTTGGCTTGTATTACTAAAATCTAAATCCCGACAATACTTACACATTGAATGAACCGTAAGTGGATCAACAAATTGGCATTCGTCAATAATAATCATTCCGTCTTCATTATAAACTTTGATAAGAAAGTCATGTAATTCTTTATCATACTTATCCAAGATAAAATCAGCCTTAGCTGAGATACCAATTCGAGTAGAAACTACACCCTCACCATTACGATTATCAATTTTAGGAGAAAGGATATAAACAGGTACGCCTTTCTCTCTATTATTATGTGCTGTAATTAATAAATCAGCGGTTTTACCAGATTTCATACAACCATAATTAAAATATACTTTAAACATTATAACAGTCCTTTAACTTCTAAATTCATTAAACAAAATTTACCAACAAATCACAAAAACGCTAGCACAATTTTTAGCCATTAGGGATAATCTTGTCGTAATCTACATACTCTAATTCATAACCAGTTGATTTAAGAACTTCCCATTCGTCTTTAAGACAGATACGATCTGTATAATGACGATGACCAATAGGACAAGTAACATCATAGTCAACAAACACATAATTGTTAGGGTTTAGTTTTAAACTTTCAAGTTCTTTAGCAATCTTTTCTGGTAAAGGACGTTCCTTTAATACCTTAACTAATTTAACCGTCTGTAAACTCAGCATACTTTCTTAACCCCGCCTTCATAAATAATTTCGGCAAGCCCTTTTATGTCATTATTGTCTGTATTCTGTAAGAGAAGCAGGGGGTCTGGAACATAGAAATATTGACTATCATGTTCAATCTTTAATTCTTCAACCCAATCATCAAGACCGAAGCAAAATTCTTCAGCATCAGATTTAGCCAAGTCATTATCGTAAGACTTACTAAAACATTTTACAAAGTTACCGACAAGATCAGTATCATTAGCAACTTTTTTACCTTTTTTCATATAAATTGCTTTTTCAACACTTGCAACTAGGTCATAAAAGATACTAGTAACATCATCATATAAATCATGTTCCCAAGTACTAAAAATAACTTCACCTAAAGAATAACCAGTTACCAGAGTTTTGATATTAGGATCATATAAATTATAGTCACTCATCATAAACTTAGCTTTATCTTCGTATTCTTCTTGTAGAGCTTTTTGCTTACCTTCTAGTTCTTGGAATTTACTATAAGTCATTTCGATGTTTTCTGGAACATAATTACCATATAAACTCATCTTATCCCTTCCTTTCCTTATTTCAATTATAAGTATAACACTTTTAGTTGAATTTTCAACTACTTTTGTACAAAAAATTAAAAATAAAAAGAGACCTAAAAGTCTCTTATTAATTAACTATTTGTTTTCATCTAACTCATCAATTAAATCAGTGAAAGTATCAACAGTTACATTGGCTGGCGATAAGTCCACTACCTTGTAACCTTGTTCTGTGTAGTGTGGTAATAAGTCTTTATCATCAACTAACTTACCACCGAGAATATTATTTAAGAGCGGAACATTTTCAGTATAATCATTGAGGTAGCTTAATAATTGCTTATTCTGATCTTGGTTTGGGACGTGTACTGCACCGAAATTAAAATTAGTAATTACAAAGCTAAATTTTCCGTCCCCACGAGGAATAATCACCCCTAGAGTCATGGTACTTTGATTCTTAAAGGATAACTTATTAATGTTAAAAGCATCTTTGGAGATACTTTTAACATAAACCTCAGGCGTTGAGTTTAAATCTGAACTAAGTTTTCCTTGATTAAAACGAGTTACAAATAAGTCAAAGTTGAAATCTTTGTAGCCCCCGTCAACATAGTATGGAGATACAGATAATAAGACTGGTTTATCTAAGTCCTTAGAAAGGGACATAATTTCACTAGCATTTCCACTATCATCTAAACGTGTCATATCACCAGAATAGACAACCTTACTATCATCGTCCAACCAATCAGTATTCCAACCAAAGGTATCACCATCTAAGGTAACAGCGTGTAAGTCGAGATCTGCTTGCTTGTCCCAGTGGATACCTACACCAAGTCGTTCGTCACCAGTCAATTGGAAGTCAAAGCTAGTGTAATCTGGAATATTACCAGTAAACTGCTTACCAGAGGTAGGAATGCTATAATATAGCCCACCCGGAATATAGTAAACAGTTTTATTATCGTTATCAGCAAAAGCATTTTGTCCCCGCTGGAGAAGCTCATCTACAATCTTAGAAACTAAATCCTTAATCACTTTATTATCAGCAACATTCTTAAAGGAGATAAATGAGTTAAAAATATCATCGAGGTCTTCCTTACCAGATACATAATAAGACTTACCGTTACGGATTCGATATAGCGATCCATTCTTATCTTTCTTATTTAGGTTAACTAGATAAGTATAAATACGAGCTAATTTATAGGTACTAGCATTAGATAAAGCACCTAAAATCTGCTTTTCAGTAAAAGATACTTCACCTTTAATGTATTCTGGCAACTGATCTAAAATACCTTTTTGACGGTAATTTTTCTTAGTATTCTTACCTTGACGCATGATACGATTGTAGAAACGTCTTTCTTCTCTTGAAGGAGCATTCTTACGTAGGATTAAGAACATCTTGTGGTAACGATTAACTAATGATCTTAGTGAAGGCGTTGAATGGTTACTGTCATATTCGTGCATTAATGAATAAACAAAGTCATTAGTAGAATTAGAATCAAGGAGCATATCATTAAATTTAAGGTAAGCTTGATCGTTCTTTACCAGCATTGTATCACCAGTAACTAAACTGTAAATGTAATTCATAAACATATCTGGATTTGCTGGATAAAGCTCTAACTCCTTGCTAAGCTTAATCATAGCTTCACGGTTCTTAACTTTACTAATTTCAATTTTTAGATTCAGTTTACTAATTAAGTAAATTAAATCCTCAACAGCTTTAGATTCTAAAGCCATACCACTGTAAAGTAAAGACTGAACCTTTTGATTTAATTCTTCGGTTGTAAAAGCAGAAATGACTGTAAAGTTTTGTTGTAAATCTAATTTAATACTATCGTCTAATTGCCGATTAGAGCCAAACTGAACAGTTTCGTGACTAGTTACATTAACTCCACCATATGTTTGCAAGTAGTTAAGAGCCTGCATATACATTCGCATATAAGTAGGAGTATTAATATTCTGATCTAAAGTCTGGAAGAAGGTTGAATTAACCATACTATTACTAATTCCGTAATATTTTTTTGCTGTATTGAAAATATCTTTTAATGCCATTACGGAAACAGACTTTAGGATTTCAGTATCAAACATAAGCCCGTAACTCATAGCGTTTCTAGCCATTTTTTGAACTTCTGTAGCAGAACGGGAAACCTTATCCCCCTGAATATCCATATCTACTCCCTTAAATAAGCGAATAGTTACGTCATTAATTGAATTTAACATAGCATATGAAAAGTTTTTCATTATTATACTTCCTTTCTTGTATGTAAAAAGTTCCCTACAACGGGCTGTGCACGCTATGTACCCGCTATAAGGAACTTTCATTAATCGCTAACAGTAAACTGTAGGTTGATTTCGAGTCAATTTTAAATAGGAACTGTTTTATGCGATTAGCTGTAATTTCTAGCTGGACGTAAGATAATCCCATATTAAACTTGTAATAAAATAGGAACGCCTTTATGCTAGGTACAACTTGTTAAAATCAGATTCGTTAACATATCTGTCAACAGTTATTATAGTGAACTACTCGGTCATGAATGACTAAGTTTCTGGGAACACAAGGTAGTATTTAGGATCTTACATCAGTATTCTGAATACCTAACTTACAGAACTTTGCTATCTTACCACGGCTAGTCCCTAACCATAAGTATAGTATATAACATACATTATTTATTGTCAACCTTTTTAAAATATTTATTTCTAATTTCCTCTAATTGCCGATCTCGTTGTTTAACAATCTCAGCTTTCTTATCATTATCATCTTCCTTACTTAAATCAGTATTAGCCTTATCCTCAATGTACTTACATTCCATACTAAATTGATAATACCTATCAATCCCCAGAGCTTTGTAATCATCAAAGTCGAAGTCAAGATCATCACCATAAGTCTTGCCAAAAGCAATTTCACCGAAAAGTGGGAAACGGAATTGAGTATCATTAATCTTATACTTATCAGCAATTTTTAAAGTAGGGAAATCATTTATGTTAAGAATAAAATCTTGAATAGGTAAATGTTCCATAATCTTCTTTGCCATTGCTGGGACAATATTAATTTCATCTGGGTGTACGTCTAATACGATCGAGTCATGCACCGTAATAGCAATACGAGACTTTAACCCATATTTACGTAACGTATTGCGAATGATAATTAGAGCAGTATTAGTACAATATGCTCCGCTACCTTGAACAACTGCGTTAAAAGACTGACGTATAGCACGAGATTTCTTACCATAATCTAAACTCTGAGTAGCTTCTGGTAATCGTCTTACGTGTCCTGCAATCGTCTCTACATATCCCCGTTGCTCTACAAAGTCTTCGGTAACCTCAATCGCCTTTTGCATTTGTGGCATAGCACTTAGCACTTTATCATAAACCTGTTGAGCTTCTTCTAAAGTTAATCCACGTGACTCTGAAAGTCCTTGTGGAGACTCTCCGTAAAGTAACAATTATATTAACTACTTATTTCTAAGTAGATTAGACTATATCTTTATCCTATTAGGATATTCCCTATATAGTCGTTAGACCTGTTTTAACTTGGTACGGGATTAGCCTGCCCTACTTAAATTATAAGGTTTAGCTTCTCTTACCACCTTATTACGGTAAGCCCGTTTAGGGGATATTTTTCAATTAACATTACTGTTAAAAGTGGCTTACTTTTAGTAATTAACCAAAACTTCATTTTTGTCTAATAACTTTCGTTATAGTTAAGACTATATCTTTATCCTATTAGGATATTCCCTATATAGTCGTTAGACCTGTTTTAACTTGGTACGGGATTAGCCTGCCCTACTTAAATTATAAGGTTTAGCTTCTCTTACCACCTTATTACGGTAAGCCCGTTTAGGGGATGTTTTTCAAATTATATTACTATAATATGGCCGCAAGTTTGTCTACGGCTTTCGCAAGGTATCTATGTTCGGAATCTACCTCATCAACAGGAATGTTAAAAGCTAAACTAGCGTTACGTTTATGTATATCAGCACCATCCATTAAAGCCTGCATCATACCAATATCTTTAGCAATTAAAGAAGAAATAAAGATTTCTAGTGACTTATAATCAATATTAAAAATATATCCACCCTTAAATCTTGACTTAAATAGTCCTTTAGCTGAATAATTATAATTAGGATCATAAACGTCACTTGTAGGCTTTTTAATATTCTGGGCATTAAAATTACTACTAGAGAGCCTAGAAGTAGACGTATTATGACTAATAATATTGTTACCTAAAAAACTATGAGTGTCACAAGTCTTTAAGTCATACATAGGTCTTTTTCCTAAATAATCAATAGACTTTATTTTTAACCATATAAAATTATTATATCTTATAACACCATAATGTTTAGGTTTTTTCGTATAAGAATAATTATTTATTTTAGCAATCAAAGGTTTAAGCTTTTCTTCTATTTCAACAAATCCTATACACTCTACAAAAACTTTTACGTCTTCGTGACTAATCATTATATCATATAAGGGATGTTCATGTTTATACCCTAGTCTAGGGTAAATCTTACGTTTAGCAAATCTAGCATAGATACCAATATTTAATAGCATCGAATAGACTGCCTTTGCCTGCTCCTCCGAGGTTGTACTTAAATAAATGGAAGGATACCCTTTCTTATAAATACTAGAGTCAAGCGTAAGTCCTTTTAAATAAGCTAATTGAACTTCTTTTGTGGAGTCTAATATTAACTGTGGGACGGTTTTTTCGTACCCTCGGGAACTAATATTAAACATTTTTTTAAGATACCTAAAAACTTGTGTAGAGCCTATATTAACAGTAATTTCCCTACCGTGTCTTGTATCTACTCGATAATAAGGATCTACATTGAATAAGTGTTTAATTAAATAATCCAACCTCTCCTGAACAACTTGATCATCATTAGTAATAAGAATCTGGCTACCCTTTTTGCTACTACTATAACTACCATCAGCAGTATACATTCCTAAGAATTCTGCTAGCTCTGGAGTCAACTCATGTGGGAGGGTAACTTTTTTCTTTTTACTTCTAGTATTGCTAGGAAATTCACTGTCGTTAAATTCAATAGTTGTCTTATTACCATAAATATTTCCCCCAATAGTACCTTTAATCCAATAACCTGCCTTAATATCTTTAGTAGGTAGCCATTCCTCATCATTAAACTTACTTAAATAGTTAGTCAAGTAAGGTTTTCCTTTATATTTGTACATTGGAATTTTATTATTAGTTTTTAAAAAATTATTAACAATCAGAGGATGGTTAGGAGTAGTAATAATACTACTACCATTCTCTAAATTGATCTGATAGGAGTCTCGAATACCAGAATAATAAAAAGCGTCTGTTAATTCTTTATTATTATCTTTATTAATAATATCAATTTTCAAATCCTTAAAAGTATCTTCTTCTCTATTGTCTGAAAGATCTTTTAATTTCTTAATACCTAAACTGGTAGGGATTAAAGTGTCCCCGTCTAAGCAACCAGATGGGTGGAAAGTAGGATGTGATTTTCCCGTAGCATCAGCCAGCTTACTATATCCCTCAACAGTAGAGCTAATCATTTTCTTATCGTTGGAATAAGCCAACAATAAATCAACTAATGGAGCATGATAAGTCTTTTTAATATAGGGTAGGGCTGAATTACGATCAGTCTTATAATCTTTCCACGTAAGTTTTTCTGGATGGCTTAACTTACGAGACTGGACAGCTTTTGGTTTTAAATACTCTTTATCAGCAGGTAGCTTGTAGCCTAACATATGGTATAAAACATAGCCAATCTTTTCACTAGATCCAGGGTTAAACTTGTATTTAGGAATACCATTAGTATCTTCACCACGTAGCTTACCATATTCCTTAAATTTCTCTTTCTGCTCTGGTGTCCGATCAGCAGGCTTGATAGCTTTAATCTGTTCCCGTTCTTGCAAAAGAGCTAGGTTATGATTTTCGTATTCTTGGATTTCGGGAGAAACCTCATACATCTTTTTAGTAACTTCTTCAATATCAGTAGTGAAGTGTTCTCTGTATTTCTCCATTTTATCCATATCCATTTGAAAACCAGTATGTTGCATATAAGCTAAAGTATCGCATAGTTGTGGGAAGAATTCATAGCAGAACTTAACCCACTTAGGACGAGACTTAACCTTTTTATCAAAAATGTGATAAAGTTGGAGGGTAACATCAGTATCAGCAGAAGCGTACTTATAAATAGTTTCCATAGGCAACCACTCGAAATCTACCTTACCACCGTCTACTTGGTTAGTAGGAGCTGTATACTGTGTCTTACTTGGCTTACGACTACGTTCGCCTTTTTCATACTTTTCCATTTCAGTAGAATACCAACGGTCATAATCATTCTTTAAGTATTGTTCAATAGCTTGATCACGTTCGTCTTCATAACCACCCATATCAGTATACTTATAAGCTAAGTGCTTTAGCCCACGTTGAGCGCCTTGGTTCTCATCCACTGTTTCATAATACATAAGCATAGTATCAACACAATTAGTAGCATACTCTAGCCCGTAAATATCCATCATCATATGAATATCATAGATACAGTTATGTAATACCTTACGTTGCTCTTTCATCATTAATTCTTTAATCATATTAATGATACTATCGAACTGTTCTTTAGTCCACAAATTAGGACTAAGACGATGATTAAGCGGAATCGAAACACCTTGATGTTCTTCCCAACTCATACTTACCATAATAGCCTTAGCACCTTTACGATAAGTCTCAAGGGTATTAGTTTCAAAGTCCAGTGCAATGATTGGGTACTTAGGTAAAACTTCATTGAAAATACGTTCTACCTCGTGATAATCAGTAACTAAACGATACTTACCAAACTGAGGTTTAGTGTTCTCAATTCCACCTTTTAAAAACCGATTAACCATTCGATTACTAATAATCATCTTATCTCGTTCATAACTACCCAAGAAGAATTGTTGTTTAAGTGATGGGTTAAATACTAAGTAAGTAGTAAAGTCACTTTGAGGTAGCTTAAACGGAATTAATTCAAACATATCTTTAGGAAGTTTATATAAAGAAGTTAATTCATTCTTAAACCAACTTCCATAAGAAACAACAATATCGGGTTTAGTATCTAAGATATACTGCACCATCTCATCACGTTTCTTATGCAAGATACTAGCAGATGGTTTAACAACTGCATTAGTATACTTATTACGAGGTGGTACTTTATCAGTATAAAGAAACTTCAAGTCTACTATTGTATCTTTCGTATCTAAACCTGTTTTTGGGTGACCAATAACTTTATTAGAAAGAATTGAACCTACGACACTATGTAAAAAGTTTCCTTCAGCTTTCTTATTAACCACTTTAAACATATCAGCGTCATAATGATCCAATACTACTAACATTCTTTTCATATAGCTTTATCCTTCCTTGATCTTGGACTCTGCTTCTTTCAATAAGGACTTACCACTCTCAACAATAGAAGTAATAGTTTCATAAGCCTTACAAAACTCATCCCAAGATTTATTTGTATAGCGATAATTAGAATAGGGGTTAATCATTCGTTGGTTAGCGTCATAAGCCTGCTGTATTGACTCTTGGAGCTTAACAGCTAATGATACCTTTTTCTTATTCATATAATCGTTTAGTGCTTCTTTAATTACAGTTTGTATTTCTGGGTTCGTTGGCGCAGACGAAATATCGATCTCATTTTCGTTCTGTGAATAAACAGTCACTACTGTATGCTGTTTTGGATCAATTACCACAATAATATCATTTAAACGATAGCGCATCCGCTTATTGTCTTGTGTCTCTAAATAAGTACACTGAGATAACAAACGGGCTAACCACTCATCAAATTCCTTATTAGTAATATTAAACCGGGTTAAAATCCGTTTCTTAGCATGTTCGGTAACTGTATATTGTTCATAATTTTTTACTGCCATTAACTAACCTAGAACCTTTCAATATTATTTAACTTCAAAACCTTCATCTTTATAGTATTTTACCCGATCTTGGGCGTGTTTAAACAGTGAATTTTGGGTTCTGTCAACAATATCAAAAATAAACACATCTCGTTTATCTGGCATCACCCGCAGTACACGACCAATCTTTTGGATAACAGATATATAAGACTTTAGAGCATCACAAAGAATTAATACCTTTAAGTTAGGAATATCAATCCCTGCTTCAAAAATTTTAGTAGCGATTACAATTTTAAGCTTACCACTAACAATATCATCAATTGCCTTTTCTCGGGTAGCACTATCATCTTTACCCTGCAAAAATTGGTACTCTGCACCTAATTTATCAAGCTGTTCCCCGATCAATTCTCCATGCTCAATAGACGTAACCATAATTAATACTGCTTGCTTATCCAGCTTAGAAGAAGCTTTATAAGCTAATTCAGCAACAACACGATTACGGTATTCATTATGGACTACTCCTAAATCATAGGCAATCTGATAGGACAACAAATCAGCAGTAGGTAGCTGAGAATACCCCTTAGCCATCATCGTAGCTTGAATACGAGGTTCAAGATCCGTAGGCTCATCAATAGGTACTAACCTAATATGCGGTCTAGCAGATACACCACGACTAATCATCTGGTCATTAGTAACGCTTACTAAATCTTTTCCAAACAACCCACGAATATGTGCCATACTAATTTTCTTAGTCTTATCTAAAGTACCAGTTAACCCTAACTTCATTCTAGCGTTATCAAGATAGTGGAAAACATTCCAGTAAGAAATAGCACCAGCACGATGAACCTCGTCACAAATAACAGCTCTAGTAGACTTTAATAAGTCTATAGCGTCATAATACTTCTCATAAGCACTTTCATTTAGACTATAAAGCAACTTCTTATAGCGCTTTTGTACACCCTTAAAATAGTCCTCTACGTCATCAGACGTTTGTAAATTCATACAAAGACTACGTAATTCTTCAATATCATCTTGTTCATACTTATAGTTAGGGTGAAAATTCCTAGCTAATAATTCAAGATTAGATCGAGGATCACCAGACTCTAAAATAGCAGGTGCGTAGCGTTCAGCAAAACGACCTAAGAGCTTATCTTTCTTTTTAGTAGGTTTAGTCTTTGGTTCTTTAATTGCAGAGGCTAAACTCTGAATGGTAGCACATACTATAGGCTTATTAATATCTTTTTTACCATCGCCCCAAACACCAGTAATGCCTTCACCTAGATAATGGCTAAACTTATCATATAACTGGTTCATAATACTAGAGTTAGGAGCAATAAAAAGCAAATGTTGCCTATCTTTTAATTTTGGTAACAAATACTTAAAGATTGTAATTGCAGTAATTGATTTACCTGAGTTCACAGCGTTTAAGATTATACCAGATTGTTCCTTTTCTGCTTGTACAACTGATTGATATTGGTAGTCACGTAGCGTAATAGTCTTTTCCTTACCATGACCATCAATAGTAATTTCGTCTGGAATATTAAAGTGTAAAGCAGGCCCTCGTTTATCTACTACCTTAACTACAATCCCAGAGGATTGTTCAATACTTCTCATAAGCACCATTAATCTGTCATAAAACCCTAATGGTACTAAATGATCTTTCTCCTCACATAGGTTTACCCTGCCGTCCCACACACGATCTCCGTTACTTTTTCTAAGGTTATAAGGACGTTTCCTAAACCTTTCGGGGTCTAACGGATCAAAAGTAGTATGAATTTGACTCCAAACCCATTCAATTGTTTTATCATTCACATTTTCAAAAACTATCTTAATGAAAACGTTTCCTAATTCTAAAGTTATCACTCTGCTTCTTTTGCCTTTCTTAAGTAGTCTAATGCTTTATCTTTAACTTCGGGATAATTCAAATCACAATATTTAGATACTAATTCAGTATCAGTAGCATTAGCGTCTACATCAATTGTAACACGTTGCTCTTGAGGTAAAAGGATTAATTGTATACGAGAAGCAATAGAATTATTTTCTAATTCTTTAGCTAACTTTTCATAAGTATCTTTTGACTTACAACTAATCTTATAATAAGAATGATCGTCTACTTGTGTAGCTAAATCAAAATTATCGTCTGTATCTAAATTAATTTGATTAAAAGTAGGAATATTATAGGGACTTTGTGTTAAATCAATAAACTTATGCTCCCCCGTATCTAAGTCAATCTCGTCAAATCCACGAGGTACACCTAAACCCTTACTACCAATATCATTAAAGTTAAGAGCAGTTAGATCACCAATATAATAAGCGTCTTTAATATTATCTTTTTTAAGGCTCTGCCTATTATGATAATGCGATAAGGAAATTGACTTTACATTAGGTGCGTTCCAACCTAGATCATCGAGATTAAACGCTCCACCTAAACGATGATTCCAACGTCCTTGGGTAGCTCCAGTTACGCCTAAATGAGCAAACACATTAACAGCCCCATTAAAAGGATGTTTGTATAAATAATCCTTAACCGCTTCTTTAGTTCCTTTAATATCCTCGTCATAGGGAATAAAAAATAATTCAGTATTGTTATCTACTTGAATAGGGGTGACTGCATTAATCACTCTAATCTTATGAGTATCCGTAGAATACAATTCAAAGTCTTCTAAACTATTCGGGGTAACACTACGGGTAAGTTGATCGTGATTACCCGAATTTAAGTATAACGTAACCTTATTAAAATTAGTTAAGTTTCTAAAACTAGTAATAAAATGCTTACGAATATGAGCTAACGTAGTAGGATTATCACTTTGACGAGAATCAAACAGATCTCCATTAATGATATATGTATTAATGTTATTTTCCTTACCATAAGCAAAGAAATCATCTAATGCTTTTAAGATATAGGATAAACGAGACCCTACTGCTGGATCATCTGTCGGCTCATTAAACATTCCATAATTAGTTAAATGAACATCTCCACATACTAGAGCTTTCATTAGTCTGGCAACTCCTTCATACTATTAAACTTGGTAAATCTTAACAACTTCTTTTCTAACCATAATTGACCAGCCCGAGAAAGCTTAGGTACTCTACCCTTAGGCGCACTACCATCAACAAAGTAATGACGATACTTTGCATTATTAATAGGCTGGTTATAAGTAATCCTTCTATTACTCAATTGCTTGCTATCCTTTAAGATCTTAATAACGTCTTCTTCTGTATAGAGTAGATTATAAATAGCATTAAAAGACTGTAAGAAGTCTCCAATAGTCATTGATTTATCGTCTTTTAGAGTTTTATCTGTTTCTTTACTGAGGTCAACCGTGACTCGCTTTGTAGGTTGAGTAGAAACAGGAGCATAATTATTAATAGACGATAAAGCTTGGTTTTCTTGGTAAAGTCGAATTAACTCTTGATCATTAGCAGATAGATGAGGAGTATTAGCCAAAGACTTATCTAGCTTCTCTTCAATAATTTGTTGACGTTCTTTTAATTCTTCAATACTTGCTAAAACTTTAGTTAGATCAACATTAACTTTTTCAGGTTGTTCTTTTTTAGGGTTACGCTTAACAAGTTTATCTGTTTTACAATCAATATGTACATGATCCGTCTTGTTAATTTTCGGAATAACCACATCAAAGATAAAGTCAATAAATTCCATTGGACCAGAATTAATACAATATTCAGTTAAAGCATTTAATTCTACTAAGTAACATGACTTACCTAAATATATTTTATATAAGCTTGGTAAATCGTCTTTATGAATAGATGTCTTTAATACTAATCGACAATCCAACGCAAAATTATTACTCATTGATTTTTGATAGTTAACCTCGTCAAATACTGGAGAAGCTAGTAGTTTCCAATCTACCCAATATTTACCATTATAGTTAACTACATATACGTATGTATCGTGATAATTAAATTCAAACATAAACTTCCATCCTTATTCTTTCGTATAAATTTCGTCTAACGTCAAATGTAACACCCTGCATAAAGTAGGCAACTCGTCAACCTTAAAAGAACGTTTACCCTGCTCCTTTAAAGCATATACACTTCGATGGCTTAGATTTAAGCTATCCGCTAAATCTTGCAGTGTAAGGTGTTGTTTAGTTCTTGCAGTTTTAATTTTTTTCAGATCTATCTTTTTAATAATTAACACCCTCCTTCAACAATATTAATGTTATCACAACGATTACTTTTAGTCAATAGTAAAAGGATAAGTTTTTTATACTTATCCTTTTATTTTAATTATTTAGTTGTTGGCTTCCAATTAAACTTTCCCATAATAGCGGTAACAAAGTACATAATTGTCATGGCAAACATTGCAATCGAAGCAGAACTAATTCCCTGACTAATCGTAGTAAACCATAATATTACGTTGACTACATCTGAACAAATCCATAAGGTGAAAGTTTGACTATATCTTCTAAAGCATAACCAACTAGCCGTACCACCAATAGCGAGGGTTAGTGCGTCCCATACGGGGTTAGTATCATGTAATTCAACCCCAACGAAGTATAATACAATCCACGCAATAATAATTGCTAAAATAACATATAACCAACCACGTTTAGTTAAGGTTTTAATTACATTATTCTTACCTTGTCCCCAAGTACGCCAATTAATCATTAGCCCAAGGTCAATCATAAAGAAGAAAACTAATTGGTCTAAACAACTCCACCAGTGACCGGCTTGAGCATTAACAATAATATAAGCTACTACTGAGATAGCGCCTAATAACCCATTGATACTATGTGTAGCAACCCGTTCGCCAGCATAGTTATAACCACCAGCCGCCATAGCTACCGTACACCAAAAGCCAAAGAAGATACCAATGAAGGATACGATAGTAACCCAATTAATAGGATTAAAAATTAAAATACCTAATTGTAATCCAATCCCTAAGCCAAAAATTAACCAAGGAACTCTATCCCACCCACTTAATTCTCGCTTTAACCATTGCCAATAAGTACCAATAAACTTATTGTCTTTTACTAAAGGATCTACCTTTTTAGTATTATCCACCCTATACACTTCCTTTATAGTTAATAGGTCTTACCCTAGTGGATAGTAGAGTAAGCCTTGTCCGTCTTTCGACATCTTTTTAATTATACCAAAAAAGAAACCTAATTAATAGACCTCCATAGCTAATATTTAATTTAATATTGCCAATGTAACTACTTGTTGAATCAGTACCCCATATAAGTAGCATAAGAATAAGCCGATTATAATTCCTAGATAACAACCTATATAATCTTTAGTACCATTTAAATAGTAATTAACTCGATAATAATTAGTATTCAGATCTGCAAGACAGCTAACTGCTAAGAACAATAACAGAGTATCTTTTAAATTCACTCCAATCCCTGCTACATGAGCTAGTCCCAATAAAAGAAAGAATGTTACAATCTCAAGCACCCAGCTAGTTAATAACAAATATACTCGACCTCTAAAAGTCGATAGATTATAAGTATCGTCTAAAATACCGAAATTATCATGATCTTCTTCATCAAGCTGTTTAAATGGATAAGCAATTCTTTTAAAAAGCGACTTTAAATCATATAAACCAAAACTAATCAGCCAAACTAGCAGTAAAATAATTGCAAAAACTTTGATTAATTAAAACTCCCCTAACTTTGATATGTATTAATTATACCATAGTTAGGGGAGAACTAAATACGTAATAAAGAAAATAGGGTAGGAAGGAATCGAACCCCCGTCCTTGCATGATCTACCATTGAACTACTACCCTTATACTGCTTAGAACATTCACAGTATATCCCAGCAATTGCATTTATACTCGTTATTATTTTAGATAGGGTGAGTAACAGTTAACTAACCCCTATCTCGTTCTTACTTCAAGAACTGAGAAGAAAAGGGCTTTTAATTCTCGTAATAAAAGCCTAAACACGGTTCTTGTTTACATATACCATAATGGTAGGACGGAAGATACACTCCTACCACCCCGTAGGGACTTGCACCCTAATACTTTACTTACAGATATAACACTCATACAGGTTGACTTCCTATTGTGTATATCTTTTACCTACTAGACCTGTAACTAGAAGGAGTCCGAAGACGAAAATAAAGCGCCCTAATGAACACGGGGTACGGTCCTAGAGAGACTCGAACTCTCAATCTCACGGGAGACCATCGTTCGAGACCTTAACTTCCCCTAGGTTTTGCATCGTACTTAGCATTTCCGCATTGCTCACTAGGTAATAGGTTGCCAAGCCTACTCTTACTGTCTTTTTAACGTCTGGATGAGGTATTCGTGCCAGACACTATGCAAAGTCGCACACTTTTACCCTCGATTAACTGGGCTACCTTTTCGCCGATCCCACACTTAGCCTCAACTAATTCATGTTCCCGGCGTGTTTACTGTACTGTTCGCATGAGCCTACAGTCATCAACTGCTTACTCTACGCCATTAATATCAGCAACTAGTTACTGATTTAGATTAACAAGGAGCTACCTTATCAAGCTAGTGGGTAAGAAAGGAATCGAACCTTCGTCTTGGGCTTAATTATTTAACATAGCTATCCCAATCATTCTGCCACTGAAGTATTACCCAATTAACACTTATTTCCAGCCAGTAATATTATAGTGCCCCACGAAAAGTGTCACTAAACTTCCAGCACTTCTAGCCCACATTGAACATACGTTTAGGTAATTTTGTAAATGGTATGTGGGCTATAAGCAGGAATATCAGAATTGAACTGATGTTGGTGGAACGAGAAAACGCTCCGAGGTTCTACCGATTGAACTAATTCCTGCAACTAAGGTGAACTACTCAGTCATGAATAGCTTAGCTTCTGTCAACTACCTAGTAGTATTTAGCAACTATTATTTTTAGTTGTTATTTAAATTATAACATACTTTAATTAAAATATATTACTTTAGTCACGTACTTTATACCAATTATGAATAAAATATAGACTCTTGACTCTTTTATATAACCTTTTATTTTTACTATCTATTAGAATACTTTACCACGATAAGGTTTGTAGATTAAATCATGATTGAAATCGAACGATTGTAATTCACTTAATTTAATAATTCGAGTGTTTTTAATCATCATTAGGTTAAGCGGAGTAGTTATTTCATCATCTGGAATAACTACTAAATTAGGTTTATGAGAAGCATATAGCCAACCAGATTCCCAAGCAATACCTTCATCTGGTTCACTAGGCATATAAAGAGCAACGCCAATCGGATTAGATTTCATTGCCTCTAAGTCCATATTAACTGTACATTCTTGCCATTCAAAGTCGTCCATGACCTCCGGATGGTCATTAACATTAATATCATTGTACTGGTGGCTTAATGGATGATGACTGTTAGCAAGATTAAAGGTTAAATTTCCTGCTAGGGCTTCTAACCCTTTCTCCATAAAGCGCATTTGATTATCACTAAACCATGAGCACTGAATATAAGCAGAAACCCCCGAATGATTAATACGATGCAAATCATAGTATTCCTTACCAGCCAACACTACTTTATACGGCTTGACCGTTGCTTTTTTAATAGTTGCCATTATTCTAATCCTTTCGATCCTTTTCAGAAACATCTTGATAAGCCAAATTTTAAATTTCTAAATCATTTAAATCAGAAGTTAATGTGAAGTCCCCTGCTTTCAAGATATTGCCTAAACGACCAATATTTGTCAGTTCTTTATTATAATAACATATCTTACCACCAGTAGCAAACATTTTATTGATTTCTGTAGTAGGAATAAAACCTTCGGGTAAATAACACTTAGTCTGGTCTACTGCTTTAAGTAAGTCTGGATGAGCTTGGTAGTCTTTAACACTAATCCCTTTTTGTACTGTTTCTAAGGACATCACAATCATTTGACTAACTAAGTCGTCAATCATTAAGTATTGATCGGTAATTCCAGCAAAGCGATAAGTATGCTCAGTAAAACCAAAGTCAAGCTCAGTTCGTCTGTCATTACGATAGATCTTATTTTGTTTTTCCAATCGTTCCAACTGCTTATCAGAAATATCCCGGCAGTTAATTACTAACATACCGGGATACTTAACTCCAATATCATAGAGAACTTGATAAACACGTTGACGATTGTTATTCAACCGTCTCTTCACCATCTTGTTCTTCTTCTCCTTCTGGTTCCTTTTCTACTTCCAAGTTAGGTAAATCTACATCCAAAGTTAATTGAATTGTATAGTTTTCGTCATCGCTATTATCATAAGGACTTTGAACCACAGATTCTTCTGCAACTAAGGTAACCCCTTCTTCTTGGTCAACAAGGGATTTAAGTTCTTCTAAGAACCACTTTTGGAAATCCTCTGGAGTAAGGTCAAGGACACTATTTTCTAAGTTAAAATCACCTAATAGACCTAACATCGTTTCCTTAATAGTGTAGTCAACATAACCGTTAACTGCATAATCACTATCTACTCTACAACTAGAAAATGTTAAACGAACATAACCAGTCTTAGTATCTTTATCAATAAAACGTTCAAATGTAGGCTTAACATTCTCCTTATCACTGTGTAAAACATTAAAATAAAAACATTGAGCCATTAATTGAACTAATTTCTTAGTAGAAAACTTGACTTCTTTATCTTGGTATTCGGCAAAATATGGACTAACTAAACTTTTCATAAAATCCCCCTAAGCTAATTTACTTGCTACTTTGATCAATTCAGAGGTCTTAGCTTGTTGAAGCTTAAGAACCTTACCCGTATCAGTTGTAATCGTTCTAATACCCTTAGAACGCAATTGATGCTTAACTTGTGCTTTCATTCCAGCCATATTAATTTCTCCCTTCAAATTCTTGATACACGCCCTTGAACTTCTCCCACTTAGCTAAACTTTTAGTTTAATACTTGAAGTGGGGATTCTGGGAACACTTAGTAGTATTTAGGATCTTACAAGTGTATTCACTAAACCTAACTTACAGAACTAAGCTCTTTTACCATGGCTAGTCCCTAGCCTTAATTTTCTTTAACTCTTTTAATCCCCTATTTAGAATGTTAATTGAAGCATTAATATCTCGATCATGGTGAGTACCACAATTAGGACAAGTCCACTCTCTAACATCTAGTGGTTTCTTACCAGAGTGGTAACCACAATTAGAGCATATCTGTGAAGTGTAATTGGGCTTAACAACTACTAATTGTTTACCATACCATTTGCACTTATACTCCAACATTTCTCTAAATAAGTACCAACTGTTATTAGTAATTGATTTAGCTAAATGATGATTCTTTAAAAGATTTTTGGTTTTCAAATCCTCTATTACAATCACATCATAACTTTTTACTAATTCAGTTGTTATCTTATGTAAGTAGTCTTTACGCTTATTAGCTATTTTAGCTTGGTATCTGGCTTTCTGTTTTTGTGCTTTCTGCCAATTAGAATAATCTTCTAACTCCATCTTAGTATCTTTATGATTATGATTCCATTGTCTTACTCTAACTAAAGCTCTTTGTTTACGTTTACTAAACTTAGATTGAGCTTCTACTACCTTATGATCTAAGTAAGGAGTATTGAACTTAGGGTATTTATAACCATCACTGGTAATAGCTAGATCAGCTACTCCCATATCTATCCCTACAACAGCTCCAGTAGGTTCTAAAGGTTGGATATTAGGATCATCAACCATTAAAGATAAATAATATCTACCAGTGGGATCTAAGGTAACTGTATATCTTTTAATCTTTAGTCCTTCTAATTGGCTAGTCTTACTAGTCTTGATAGAACCTAGTTTAGGTAGTCTTATATAACGTTTAGCTATAATATGACAACCACCACGACTACCATCACCAGTATAAGATTGTTTAGTAGCTTTACGACTTTTAAACCTAGGATAGCCACCTTGGTGTTTAAATAACATCTTAAAGGATTGGTTTAAGTAATGATTAGATATTTGTAAACTTCTAGCCTCACTTTCTTTCAAGAATGGATATTCTTGTTTTAATTGCTTTACCAAGTAATTCATTCCATATTCATTTACAAATTGACTACTAGGATTATTCTTATATCTAGCTTTAGCCATGTCTAGCATAATGTTCCAGATGAATCTAGCATTACCAAACATTTGAGTTAACTGATCCCGTTGCTTAGCATTAGGATATAAGCGTAATTTTACTCCCTTTAACATTCATTTCACCTCTTTTCTTCTATAAGCGAAGTATAACTTCAAAACTTAGAAGAAGTCAAGGCAAGATTTGCAAACTCTTTATTATAACAAAAAGGCGATTCATCTCCCACTTATCAAAGTGGGGGTATTCTCGCCAATTATCCTTGATAAAGCGTCTTTTCGATTATTTTACACCTTCTACATACATTGATTTTAGGAAATTATTGAAGTCTCTAATGCCACGTTCGGTTGCCTGCTGTTTCCAAGCACTAACAACGTTATTGATAACTTGATCCATATTGGATAGGTCTGATTTCATAGGAAAATAACCTGTTAACTTCTTACCAATTACTTTTTTGTGCATCGCATTAACTAAAATTTCACCTTGGTAACCATCTGTGAAATACAGACCATCAAAATTCGGGTCTTTAATAATTTCCTTTACTTGTTTCTCCATTCTTAACAATTCACCCTTTAGATTATCAACTAACGGGTGTGGAGAAATAATTTCAAATTCCATCTTACCACCTTACTTCAAAAGCAACAACATTCGATCCTCAGCTACATGAACATTTGTATCAAGCTGTAATTTTAACAGAGAGGTATCTACGTTGTGTTTTACCCCTGTTTCGGCTAATGGTACTAGAACTTCCTTAAAACGGCTCACAGCGCATTCTGGAGCTTTACAGACGGTATAAGCAACTGGACCCTCAGAAAGTTGTCTAAATTTAACTAATTCAAACTCGTCTAACTGATCTCGTAGCTTATAAACATCTGAATAAGGATTACTAATCAAATTTTCAATCATATTGACCATTTCATAATTAGAATAGCCGATGTATTTGAACAAGTAATACAGTTTTACATAATAAGTTTTGATTAACCAACTCTACCTTTCCACTGTTTAATTTTTGATACTTGAAAGTCATTCCATTCGTCCACTAACTTGTCTCCTTGATAAATTCTAACCAAAGGTGAGGAAGCCATTCCGTGACTTTCCATGTAATTGATAATATCCATTCGAGTCTCAGCCAGCCGATCAATCAAAACCATCTTTGTTGACATCAACTGGGACAATTGCTTTTCTGTTAACTTACACTTCATACAATTAGGTGTATGAAAGATAATTGCATGGTACATTCAATATTCTCTTTTCGTTGTTCAGATTTAATAGTTTAATTATACTCCTTAATCCAATCCTAAGTGATGATCTTATAGCAAGAAAATTTTTATTTTTTTTCACTATAAAATGGTTTTAATGGGAGAAAGTGTGATATACTAGTATTCGGGTAATTAACGTTACCTAATTGAATAGTGTAAACCGACAGCGACCTTGGTATGTATATAACTGCCTAAGCCTTGGTAGTCGGTAGGGTTTAGTCTCCCAATAGTCGTGGTATGACTCAGTAGACTCGCTACCAGTAGGTAACGTTAAAGGCTCTTGTACGTGCCTGTCATTAATTCCCTCCCTTTGTAGGGAAGACGAAACGTAACAGGGTGGTAACAATTAGTTCTGCTAATTGTTGCTTGGACCGCGTATTGGGGTTCCAATCCTAACTTATCAACTATGCTCAGGGAGGTCCCTGAGGGTAAACAATAAAAAGCTCTGATTCCCGGATGCTAAAACTAGGATGTGATAAGTAGGACCAAGGGTGCGCTGAGGTTAAAAATGGAACAGTACGAATAAGCCGTAAAACGTAAATAAGTACTGATGTCTTGCGGAGTAATTATTACTCTGTCTTTATTCTCGCTAATTAGTGATAGCCTTACTTGATCTAATTATATTAGAATTAAAACTTAACAAATCATATGACATACCTCTCTAATACTGTAATATCAATAACTAGAGTAGATTTATTACTAGAGAATTGACTGCATATTAGGGGGTGCTGTTTTGTTTTGTTGTTTCTTTTAAGTGTAATAAGCTAGGGTTAGATAGTCTGAGTTAAAGTTAGTTCTTATTAATCTTATCTTATTATCTAGTATTTAAACTTAGGAAGTAAGTAAGTAAGGTATAAGGTAATAAGATAGAGTAATAATAAGTAAGACATAAGATAGAGATAAAGACTAGATATAGAGTAAGGATAAAGAAGAGAAGAAAAAGATAGGGTAGTAAGAAAGTTTGAAATAAGGATTTACTTCTAAGCAAGATGAAGTTATAATTCATACATAGCGTTACTTAATACAAGTTAGCTAATACATATGAATAAAACTATGAAGAGATGAATAAAATGAGAACAAAATCTAATACAGTTAAATCACTTAATAATCTTAAGTTGTTAAAGCAAGGTGATTTCAGTTATAAAATTGTAGTCACAAGCTATCACAATCAAAACTGTGACTTGGGTCCAATTCAATTAGTGTCCTATGGCTATCTTATTATGGGAAATAGTAAGACTGATCGAGGTTATAAAGCTGTTAAAAATCTTAATCAGTTTATCCTTAATATGAGAGCTTTGATTATTGCTCTTCAAACGATGAAGAAAAGACAGGTTATTTGTATTGAAATCCAAGACCCTAAATTAAGAGACTTGATTACTGGTAAGGTTAACCCAGATGATATTAGATTAACTCCTAAGGAAAGAAAGATGTTAATTAGGGTTGGGGAATTACTTTCTCAATTTAAGAAAGGATTTCTTATTAAAGAAGTTGATCCTAGTCCTAGGGTGTATCAAGAATTAATGAAAATTCTTAAAACAATTAGACCTCATATTAGTGCAAGATTAAGAAAGAAATTTACTAGAAATAAGGTTGAACGTAAATCTGGTAATCCTATCATTATCCAAAAAGGTAAGAAACATATTGACTATGGATTTACTCCTTTATCACAGCTTGATTTTTTGCCTAAGAAAGCTATTAAAATTTACACTGATGGTGGTAAAAGAAATAAGACTAAGATTGGCGCTTATGCTTATTCGATTCAAATTCCAGACCGTCCCGCTATCAATTTTAATAAGGCGGTTCAAAACACTACTAACCAGCGAATGGAGTTAAAAGCGGTTTTGCAAGCTTTAAGAGATGCTCATTACTTACACGATAAACCAATTATTATTGTTACTGATTCTCAGTATGTAATTAAAGCTCTGACTAACGATAGCTGGTTATACACTTGGGCGAAGAATGATTTGAAGAAACCTAACGGTGAAAAAATTAAGAATGCTGATCTTTGGCTGAGTATGTTAAAGCATTTAAAGAAATTTAGTAACGTTTTCTTATATAAAGTCGAAAGTCATCAAGATAATAAAGGGAATAATTTTGTTGATAGTCTTGTTAATCAAGCTATGGACGAATACCAAGAAAAGAAAGGAATTAATTTATAATGCCAAGACAAAAGTTCACATTCTCAACATTACCCCTACTTACAGGTAATGTTCCTACATCAAAATACGATGTTTCAATCTTTAATAAGAATAACCGAGGTGTTTATTCTTATACTTGTAAGCATGGTAAGACTGTGGATCATTTTAGTAAGGCAGATGATAATTCTGACTTAGATCGTTTATCCCTAAAATCCTTCTTTCAGGTTCTCAAAGCTTATGATCATTCTAAAAATAAGTCGATACTAATTAGAACTGATAATCAGTATTTAATTAAAACTTTCACTACTAAGAAGTTATTAGCTAAGCGAGGACGTAACGGGTTTGTTGATAATGAAGGCAATAAACTTAAAAATGTTGACTTACTAAAGGTAATTGCAAGAAAATTAGAGGGATTTAGCAATATTTCTTTTATTGAAGAAAAGGTTGAAAACTGATTGACTTCTAAAAACATCGAAGTTAGAATTAAAACATATTAAAGGAAAGGAAGTTACAATAATGACTAAACTTAGTAATGAAGACCAAGCAAAATACGAACGCTCTATGGATATGGCACAAGAACTAATTGAAAAAATGGGTGATACTTGGGACGGAGCTGAACTTGAAGACATTATCTTCTCAATTGGTGTAGCGGTTGACGATCTTTGTACAACTACTGATTTCCCACAAGAATTAGCCAATGATATTATCAGCATCACGCTTACCGATGACGATAGTACGGAAAGTGAAGTAACTGATGAGGACGAAGACCATATGGAAGTTATCACCTTAGACGAAGACGATAGCCTTGAATTTCTCAAACATTTGCTTAGTAAAAAAGATAATAATTAATAATTAGGACTTGTCTAATTGACAGGTCTTTTTATTTTGTCTTAATTTTGTAATATTGTTGTAATATTTCTGTAGTTGTTCTGTAACTGGTGCGTGCTATAGTAAGAGTGTAATCAAATATGAATTTTATATGAACAAACAAAGAATTCGTATGTAAATGAAAGGATAGATGGTTTATTTTATTATCTAAGAACAAAAATGTTAAATTCGCTTTAGCTGGTGCTGTGATGGCAGGTGCTTTACTTGGTGCTACTACAGCTAATGCTGACACTAAGATTGATGATACTCATGTACGGGTAGAAGCTGGAGACACTGTTTCTAGTATTGCTAACAAGTACGGTACTGACGTATCAACAATTGCATCCGCTAGTAACCTTAGCGATGCTAACAAGATCTTCGTTGGTGATATTTTAGTGCTTACTCCAGAAGCACAACAATCAACTACTAACAATGTACAGGCTCCAGTAGTTAGCCAAGCTCAACCAGCTAGTCAAGCTACTGTTAATACTCAACCTGTACAGAACCAACCAGTGCAATCACAAGCACCTGTACAACAATCAACTACCCCAGTTCAAAGTCAACCAGCTAAGGATACTACTAACAGCTCACTTGCTGGTAATTCAATGGCCGCCCTTCGGCGTTCTATCGAATCTGGTGGTAACTACAATACTAATACTGGTAACGGTTACATTGGCGCATACCAATTTGCACCACAAACTATCGCTGGAATTGAAAGTGCAACTGGTATGAAGTGGTCAATGGATCCTGCTACCCAAGACGCATTCGCCAACTATTATGCTAATAGTCGCTATGGTGGCTGGCAAAATACGCCAAAAACTGGTGGTTGGTAAAACAGTAATAAACAGTTGACATCAATTAGTCTTATGTTATACTTAAGGTATACATAGGGCTTTTTATTTTATCTTAATTAGTCCAATTTTGGTTGAATGTGAGGATTACGTATTGTGGCAATTACTACTAAAGAGCTTATTGCTCATGCAGAAGAAAACATTGATGTAGACGCTAGTGTTAATAGTCATACCCGTTGGCTTGATTATGTTAATGCTACCATTCGAGATATAGATCCAAAATATTATGATAGTCAACAGGATCGTTTCAGCGATTTAGCTTTTAGCTTAATTGAGCTTCTTGGAGAAGCTACTACACAAATCACTAATCTTGATGACGAATTAGACCAAAAAGATGATGAATGGGATAACTATGTTGATGACATTCGTGCTCAATACGAAGATAGATTAGCTGATTTAGAAACACAATTAGCAGGAGCTAGGGAAGAGGAGGACGATTAACATGAATTATATTGATCTAGCTTATACTGTTGAAAAAGATAAGGTAGAAGAAAAAGTTAAAGAGATTACTGCTGGTAATGAATACCGAGTAGCTAACATTGTTCCATTTAACGAAGACAATATGCTTCTTTGCTTAACTAAAGCGCCAGCCACTAATCAGGGTTATCAGCCTAAACAATTAGGAGAAATGAAACCTCGTAACCGTGCAGGAGAACCTGCTACTACTCGCCAACTTAATTACATTCGACAATTAGCTAATAAAGCTGATAAGGATCCAGCAAGCTTAGACTTAGATAATCTAACGAAGAAAGACGCTGGTCGCTTAATTGGTCGGCTTAAAAAGGAACAAAAAGTCACTAAAGGTAAAGAAGACCTTGATTTCGGACAGGGTTTTGATATGGGCGAGTTAGATCAGATGAATTTTGGAAATTAATTCACAATTCCTCTTGCTTTTTTAATAAGACAGGTGTATTATATAATTGTTGGTTAAATACATTAATTAAATGTCAGTCAAATGACCAATCCTTTCTTATCGTGGAGTGGAGCAGTTGGTAGCTCGCCAGACTCATTATCTGGAGGTCACAGGTTCAAGTCCTGTCTCCGCAATTGGACTTAGCTACCTTTGGGTGATGATAGCTAGGTCCTGCCTTCTTAGAGTTAGACATTTGTTGAATGGTAGCTTCTTTTGGTTTGTAATTTTTGTTCGGACGTGTAAGTTTAGCTGTGTGCAATTAGCACACTTGTCTCGATAGCCTAATTGGATAAGGCACCGGACTTCTAATCCGGTTGATGGGAGTTCAAGTCTCTCTCGGGACATTGTAGCAATTTAATGGTATAGGTAGAATTTAATAAACACCTCCTTCCAATTAAAATTGGATTTCAAAATAATTTTGCTGTAATACATAGAAGACTAAGTTATATTCATAAAACGGCTTAAGTCCTTTCAATTCCTTTATTTTATTTGTTTTCTATCTAGGTAGGTTCGACTCCTGCAATTGCTATTGGCTAAGAAGTCTTTCTCATTTTATTCTTCTTAGCCTTGTATAATGGTGTTTAGTCATTATTATACTTCTTTTTCTTATTTTCTGTTAAACATCCTGTGGTATCTCCAGCGCAGGGTGTTTTTCTTTTATTTCCTTATATTAATATTGATACAAGATTGTACAATCTTATTTCTTGTATTTAATTCAATATAAGGAGGTTGGAATGTTAGACTAGGATAGTCTAGCCGTAACCTAGTTTCTCCTAGTGCTAACTCTAGCAATGGGAAAACATTATTTTAAGAAATTAGCTGTTGCAACAGTAGCCTTAGCAACTCTTGGAGCAACGATGTCTCTTTCCTCTGGAACTGTAATGGCGGCCAAGGGGGATCATGGTGTCGATTGGTCCAAGTATCAAGGATCTAATGGTATCTTTGGTTATCCAGATGATAAGTTCGCTGTTATTCAAATGGGTGGTACTACGACTGGTTGGAATCTTTATGACCAGTGGACTTATGGATCACAGGTAAGAAGTGCTATTGCTCAAGGCAAGCGGGCGCATAATTATATCTGGTGGCAAAATGTTACGACTACTCAACAGGCGGATCAAGTATTAAATTACTTTTTGCCTAAGGTACAAACACCTAAAGGTTCAATTATTGCTTTAGACGTAGAATCAGGTTACCAGAGTACTCAAGCTATTGACCATGCTTGTCAACGAATTAAAGATGCAGGTTATACTCCAATGGTTTATGGTTATAAGAATTACCTTGTAAACAATACTGATTTGCATTATTTAGCAAGTAAGTACCAACTCTGGTTGGCCGAGTATCCAAACTACGCCGTAACTAGAGAACCTAATTATAACTTCTTCCCTAGCTTTGAGAATATTGGTATGTTCCAATATACTTCAACAGCAATTGCTGGAGGGCTTGATCGGAATATTGATCTCACTGGTATTACTGATAATGGTTATACTAATGGTAATGCTCAGAAGCCTAAGACAGAAACTCCAGCAACGGAACAAGGTAAGCAACTTCATCAAGATACCCATAATTATGTGGTTAAGTCCGGTGATAGCTGGTGGAAGATTGCTAATGATCACGGAATGGATATGTACGCCTTAGCTAAGCTTAATGGAAGTACTATTAATTCTGTTATCTACCCCGGACAAGTTCTTCGGGTAGCTGATAAAGGCGCAGGTAATTCTGTTTCTAATAAGGTGCAAAAACCAGTACCAAGTACTAATACTCAACAAACTTCAACCTACACTGTTCGTTACGGGGATAGCTGGTGGAAGATTGCTAATGATCATGGTATGAGTATGTATACTCTTGCACAAATTAATGGTAAGAGTATTTACAATACTATTTACCCCGGTCAAGTATTAAAGATTAGTGGAAACGCCCAAGTACAACAACGTAAGTCATATACTGTTCGTTATGGCGATAACCTTTCAACAATTGCTTATCATTTAGGTACTTCTGTAAATCATTTAGTAGCTACTAATGGTTTAAGAAATGCTAACCTAATTTACCCCGGACAGGTATTGAGTTACTAAAAAAGAAGTCTAGCCTATTGACTAGGCTTTTTATATTATAATTAAAAGAGATGAGTGTAATTGAACTACTTAAATATTTTGGATTCTATTAGTGATCGTTCTAAGGTGTATTTTTTACCAGTAGACTCTACGGGTATAGTAAGCTATGAAAATGCCTTTTTAACGTTTCATCTTACTGATTTAGAGGGAAATAAAGTCACTACTATTACAGGTAATTATGATAGTAACGGAATCTACTTTGATCCTATTAATTTGGTTGGTTTATCCGCAGGTAAAGTTTACGGGCTTTATTTAGAGATTAGAACACGTACAGAACGTAATTATTTTCCGGGACAAGAAGTGCTTTATTTGATTTTGACTACAGACGCAAAATTGTCTATCTTAAAAGATATTCCGGCTGATTACTTTAAGAATTTAGATAATGGTAATAATAAGATGCTATTTAATTCTGTACAAGTGATTACTTTGGACGAAGACAAGCAAGCCTATTCAAGAATTATTAATAATACTTTGATTATAGGTATTCCTAAAGGTAAGACAGGTCCGGTTGGCCCTAAAGGAGATAAAGGTGAACAAGGGCCTATAGGTGCTAGAGGTTTAGATGGTATTAATGGTAGAAATGGGATTAGTTATATTCCTTACATTGGTTCAGATGGTAATTGGCACGTTAAAGAAATGGATCAAGGTGAGTTGAGTTAATGGAAAAGGATATTAATTTAAAAGTTAAAGCTCAAGGACCTGTAGGTCCAATGGGTCCTCAAGGTGAACGTGGTCCACAAGGACCAGTTGGCCCTAAAGGAGATAAAGGTGATACAGGAGCTACAGGTAATGTTGGCCCACAAGGACCTAAAGGAGACACGGGTAATACAGGTCCACAAGGTCCTATTGGTCCTAAAGGAGATAAAGGGGATAAGGGTGATGCCGGATATTCTGCTTATCAATCTTGGTTAAATGCTGGTAACAAAGGTACCGAAGCAGATTTCGTAAAAACTTTCCATGGTATACAAGGTCCTCGTGGTGAAACTGGTCCGGCTGGTCCACAAGGTCCAATTGGACCAAAGGGGGATAAAGGTGATCCAGGTAGTCAAGGACCACAAGGTATTCAAGGACCAATGGGTAAAACTGGTTTACAAGGTCCAACTGGTCCTAAAGGTGATACAGGTAAGTCAGCTTACCAGATATGGTTAGAGGATGGTCACAGCGGTTCTGAAAATGACTTCATCAACTTTTTAAAAGGAGCTAAAGGAGATAAAGGTAGTCAAGGTCCTGCTGGTCCAATGGGTCCTCAAGGTAAGATAGGTCCCCAAGGACCTGCTGGTCCTAAGGGTGATACTGGTAGTACTGGTCCTATGGGTCCACGTGGTTTGCAAGGCCCTAAGGGAGATCAAGGACCCAAAGGAGATAAGGGTGATAATGGATATTCAGTTTATCAATCTTGGCTAAATGTGGGGAATAAAGGAACAGAGGCTCAGTTTGTAGAAAGTTTTAAAGGTGTTCAGGGACCTAAAGGAGATACAGGACCTCAAGGACCCGCTGGTAAAACCGGTGCTACGGGTAGTCAAGGTCCAGTTGGTCCACAAGGACCTAAAGGAGATAAAGGTGAACAAGGTTCAGCAGGTAAATCAGCTTATCAATCTTGGTTAGACAATGGTAATAAAGGTTCTGAGCTTGATTTTGTTATTGCTATGAAAGGCCAACCCGGTATTCAAGGTCCTCAAGGTGAACGTGGCCCGCAGGGAATTGAAGGACCTACTGGACCAATGGGACCTGCTGGTCCTAAAGGTGATACTGGTGATACTGGTGCTAAAGGTAATACAGGAGATAGAGGGCCGCAAGGAATACAAGGACCCAAGGGAGATAAAGGAGACGTAGGTAGTCAAGGTCCTAAAGGAGATAGAGGTTCTGCTGGGCCTGTGTATGTTCCTTACGTTTCTAGTGATGGTCATTTACATATGAAATTAGTTACAGACTATCAAAATTAGTGGGGAGATGTTTATAGGTGAGTTTACAGACTGATATAGACTTGGGAGCTTTACCTCAAGGAACTGTAGGAAAGACTGGTGCTACTGGACCTCAAGGCCCTAAGGGGGATAGGGGTGACACTGGACCTAAAGGTAATGATGGGTTTACCCCACAGATTGACGACAATGGTCATTGGAAGATAGGTAGTATTACTACTCAGTATTCAGTAGGTATGAGGGACCAAGACGACTCAGCTACTTTGTTAGATCTTAATACAGATAAGGCTGTTTATTATCCGTCTGAAAAAGTAGTATTTCATGCTACTAGTGTTTCTGGTCATGGTCATTTAGTAGTTAAGTATTATCATTTGAATAATTTAGTTGCCACTAAAGAAATTTATTATGGAACTTCTGAGCTTAGTTGGTCTTGGTTTTTGCCTGCTGATGATAATATTGGTTATACTGTAGTAATTGAAAATCACGTTGGTAATAATGTATCAACAGAGACAATTGCAATTAATGTAAGTAATGATATTTATAATTTTCCTATTATGGGGTTTCTTTCTAAGTATGATAATGACTCTTCAGTAGAAAGGAAAAATAATTTAGACTATTTAAAGCGTCTGCATATTAATCTAATACAGTTTTATGACTGGTTTGACTTACATTCATTACCACTACCTGTTGCTTCTGTTGGTGATAGCTTACAAGTTTCAAATACTTGGACTGATATTGGTAATCGTTTGACTAGAAAGAAAGTTATTGATGAATATTGTAATTTAGCTAAAGACTATGGTATGAAGCCTTTAGCCTATATGGCAATGAATGGTTCAGATACTAACCAATTAGTACACGGTCTTTCTGCGGAAATGTTTTTGTTTGACGATAATTCTAGGAATTTAGATCATGTTTATAAGACACTAGATAAGAATAATGGCTGGGGTAAGTATAATCTTTATAATATGAATTGGATGAATGGTCCTTGGCAAGACTATATTGTTAATCAAATGAAGATAGTTAAGGATAATATGCCTTTTGATGGTTGGCATATTGATATGTTTGGTGACCCCGGTAATAAGTATGAGGCCAATGGTAATCTAATTAGTAGCGCTACTCTTGCTAATGGTATCCATTATTTCCTAAATAAAGTTGGTAAATTAGGTTGGGATACTGGTGTTAATTCTGTTGGTGAATACGGACTTGATGATATTAGAAATTCAACAGTTCCTAAATATCTTTATACCGAAGTATGGGATAATCGTAAGACTTATAATGACTTGTTTAATCTGGTTAAATTTCTTACTGAATCACGGGATAGTAACAAGCAAAAGAAAGGTGTAATTATAGCCGCTTATATGGACTATAACTACGCTAAAAATAATGCTGGTAAGTATTTTAATACGGACGGAATAATTCTAGCTGACTTAGTGATTATGGCTAGTGGTGGTACTCATTTGGAAATGGGTGAGCATATGCTCTGTAATGAGTATTTCCCTAATAGTAATCTTAATCTCCCCTCAACGCTTAAAGATAATTATTTACCTAAGATGTATGACTTTTTTGTTGCTTTTAAAGAAATTATTGGCCTAGGCTATCAAGTTGACGGTTTGGCTACTATTGATGGTGGTAGTGTAGATTATTTACAAAGTGGTAAAGTTTGTGGAATTAGCCGAGGAAATAAGAATGATTATTTAGGTTTAAGTTTAATTAATCTTAAGACTGATAATACTGATTGGCGGGATACAAACGCTAATTGTAGTATTTCTCCAGCACAAAATATTAAAGTAACGCTTAAGTTAGGCGTAACTAATCATGACTGGTACTATTTTGATCTAAGTAATTTAGGACCCCAAAAGTTAAATGTAGGGGCAGACGGAGTAGTTAATATTTCTTCGCTAAGATATTATGGATTTATTTTAGGTATTCCTAAAAAATAGTTATTGATATTTTAGTTAATTGTTACTATACTTATAATTTTGTTTACATCCTTTCTTGTTATAATGCAGGAAAGGTTTTTTATTTTGCTTATGTTTAATCCCCTATATTACAATTAGCGAAACCATGTGATAAGAAAGGGGAATGCAAGGGTCTAATGAATAAATTAAGTTTTATTTCAAGCATTCCTAGTGATAATGATACAACAATTTATTTAGTTCCTACTAATTCGCAAAAGAGCTTACAGTTCTTTAACGTGGAATTAAATATGCACTTTTATGATCTTAGTGGTAATAGTCGTTTAACTATTCCAGTAAATGCTAATGACGATGGTGTTTACTTTAAACTAAGCCAGTTATCTTCATTAGGACTAGGAACATATGCTTTTTATCTTAGTATGCGTTATTCAGACCATATGGAGTATTATCCTAGCAATACAGCGAAGTATATTACTTTGGCTTATAATAACAACAGATTAGTCTTTAAGAGTATCTTTACTCCCGAAGCTACTAATATTACTCCTCCCGATACGAGTAAGATTGTTGAACGCCAAGTTTTGCACGTTCATGATATTGATATTAAAGATATTAAAGTATCGACAATTGATTCTAATAAAAACGCTAATGTTTACCTAGATCAGTATGATGTTTTACATTTTGATATTCCTAAGGGTGAGACTGGTAAGTCCTTATATGAATTAGCACGAGATGCTGGTTTTACCGGTAGCTTTAAGGACTATGAAAAGACTCTAGTTGGTCCTACTGGTCCTAAGGGTGATCGTGGTTATAACATCTGGTTTGATATTCACGATTATGGAGAAAACTATCGTGGCTCATATTGGACTGATCTAAAAGGTTCTGCTCCAGATCGAGGACCACAGGTTAGTGATTTAGTTGTTTTGAGCAGTGGTCACTTAGTGCAAGTAACTGGTGTTAGCTATGGTGGAGTTCCCGAAGCCGGTGGGGGTACATTTAATTATGGCCCTTACTTAGCTAACTTAGCTGGTGTAGCTGGTCCAAAAGGTGATCGTGGTGCTACTGGTTTACAAGGTCCTCAAGGTATTCAGGGTAATACTGGGGCCACTGGTCCACAAGGTCCTATAGGTCCTGCTGGTAAGAACTTTAATATTAAAAAAACTTTTGACTCTGTATCTGCAATGAATGCAAGTAAAGGCGCTGGATTTACTGACGGTGACTTTACAATGATTGCAAGTAATGTTAGTGATCCAGATAATTCAAAGCTCTATGTTTGGGATGGTAGTAAGTTTGTTTATATCTCTGACCTATCTGGTGCGCAAGGTATTCAAGGACCACAAGGACCACAAGGTATTCAAGGTATTCAAGGTAAGCAAGGTTTAACTGGACCACAAGGACCAAAAGGGGATAAAGGAGATACCGGGGCTACTGGTAGTCAAGGCCCCAAGGGGGATAAGGGTGAAACCGGACCACAAGGTCCACAAGGTGTAAAAGGAGATACTGGATCTCAAGGACCAAAAGGTGATCCCGGGTTTTACCATTATACTGTAGACTTAACAGATGCTAAGTATGATCGTAATAAGTGGTACTATGTAGATGCTAATACTACTAGTAAAGGTTCTTTGTGGGGGCTTAGTTATTTTAGCTTAGAAGCTCCTTTGTATATTGGAATAGATGTTCCTTATGGTGGTCATTCTAGTGATACTAGTAAAGATGCTTGTGCCCGACAAGCTGTTTTATACGGTCAAGGTAATTGGGGTGCTTATGATCGTAAGCTGATTGTGCTTGACGATCAACCATCAAATTTTACAACAGATGGTAAGCGCTTATTAACCTTTGCCATTCCTAGCGATAATAATTTGAACTATGCTTTCTACGCTCGTGGCGGATTAAGGATCAACATAGCTTCTGATGTTTCTGGGTTAACTTGGATTCCTCATACAGATACATTTGTACAAAATAGTGCTATAATAACTGTACTTAATGATGCTCCAGATCCAAAGGTACTAGGGCTAGATGATGATCATGCTTTCTGGGCATTACCGATGTCACAGATTAGACAACAACTGAGGGGCAGTAGTGTTTGGTTTAATAAGAAGGCTTATGGGGGTAACCTGCAAGGCAAGTGGTGGTCTGATCTTTACAATACTAAAGTTGGTTTTGGCCCACAGGTTGGCGACTTAGTTATTCAAACTAATGGTATGATTACCCAAGTAACTGCTGTTAATGCTAATGGAGATGCTTCTGCTGGTGGTGGTACCTTTGACATCGGTGCTGTTATTGGTAATATGCAAGGTCATACCCCTGTTCGTGGTACTGATTATTGGACTGACGCAGATAAAAATGAAATTAAGTCCTATGTAGATGACGCAATTTTAAATGGAAAGTGGTGAGTAGATGAGTTTGAATGAAAAAATGACTGAATTAGCAGATGGTTTCCGTAGCTTATATGGCACAACTGATAAGTATAGTCTTGCTGATATGAAGACTGCTTTATCCAGATTACAGATCCACAATTTCTTTGATGAAGGCCAATCCCTTGATACCACAAAAGGAGAGAATACTAAGAATCTTCAAGGGCTAACAGTCGACATTTGGAATCAACACCTTTGTGGAAAGACGGTAACGTTTAGTTGTGACATTGAATGGTCTGGATATGTTAAAGGTGAAAATATTGGAAACCGAATCGGCTTTGAACTTCAAACAACAGACATCGATAATGGTAACCATTGGAATGGTCCTTGGTATTATCCACAAAGTGAAGCTGGAAGTACCCACTTATTCACTACTCAATATCTTTCAGAGAAAGCAATTAAGTTAATTCCATATTGCGCTGCCTATGATCAGATTAATTCAACTGCTACTGTAAAGATTACCAACTTTAAAATCGTAGTAAATCCAATAGGAAAATAGATAGCGTCCTTTTTCTACTATTGCTTCCAAGTTTGGATGCGATAGCATGAACTTAAAGAAGTAAAATACTAGACGCACAATTTAAGAAATAAAATTAGCCTTAGTGGTAGTTGCAGAAATGAAATTGCTACTAGGGCTTTTCTTATACTCTTTTGTATTATTTTCTTCATATAGGCTTAATTCCCTATATTACATAACAGGTGATAAGAATGACTTATGATGATGTTCTTATTAAACGTAAGAAGTTATTTAAGCATATGGATCGTAAGAGAGTGTTTAAACGTAAATCACATAATACAGAAACTCGTTATTGTGCTGTTTGTGGTCGTCCTCTTACGTCCTATGTATTTAAGACGGGGGAGTTTGTTACCTCGGTTAAGCATATTCATTATTATGTAAATGGAACTTTTCTTTCTGGTTCTGTTTGCTATAGCCCACACAGTTGTTATTCTCATTTAAGAAAGGAAGTGAAATAACTTGTCTGGTTTAACAGATTCAATTCGTCAAATGATTTCAGCGGGAGAAACTGCTGATAAGGAACAAGCAACAGATAATATTAAACAAACAATTGAATTAGTTTCTAAGAAGCTTTTAGATCAGGCAATGAGTGGAACTTCTGAACTTGACGTTAAAGACTTAAAGGACTTAGCTTCTGTTTATACTTTATTACAGCAGACCTCTGCTGGCGATGATACTCAAACAGGTGCCCCACAAGCTCCTGCTGGTATGAGTGATATTTTTAATGACTCTATCCCTGTTTATAAAGATCCACAGGACGAGAATAAGAAACGGGTAGATCAAGACGATTTAATTAATTTATCATCTAAGGATATTGATAAGATGGTTTCAGACCAGTTTAAGGGACAAAATGATTTAAACTATAAAGCTAATGAAGCTTAATTATTGACTTATTAAATAATTATGTTATTATAATTACAAGTCGGTCAAACTTATGTATGGTGTTTTTTGTTTTGAGGTAGCTACTGCAATAGCTATCTTTTGCTATATAAGCAGTATATAAAGGATTAAAATTAGAATTAGGAGATTTAGCTACTCCTCTATAAAATTTTTAATTAATCAGAAAAACCACTTAAACTAGGAATAAATCTTAGATTAGGTGGTTATTTTAGTTGATTAAGTTGTATAATAATGATTGTTTAAAAATTTTACCGACTTTATCGGATCACAGTGTAGATATGGTTTTATCTGACCTTACCTTTTGGGACGACTAAAAATCAGTGGGATCATATTATCCCAATGGATCAGCTTTGGGAACAGTATAAACGGTTATTAAAAGTTGGTGGGGTAGTTGCTTTGCTTGGTGACGAACCTTTTTCGTCTAAGTTAAGATTATCTAATCCTAAATGGTATCGTTATGATTGGTATTGGACTAAGAATAACGCAACAGGATTTTTAAATGCTAATCGGATGCCTTTGAAGAGAGTTGAAACAATTTCGATTTTCTATCCTAAGCTTCCTCTCTATAATCCACAAAAAGAAATAGGGTATAAACCTTATACTAGCATGACAGGTTATAAGACAAAAAATTATGGAAAATTTAAGAGTATTAAGACTGTTAATGATGGTAAGCGGGGTCTTAATTGGACTGAGGAAGATGATGTTAAGTTAGTAAATTACTTTAATGATTTAACACAAGCAGGGGTTAAGACTGCGATGTCTAATGTATTATCACATCGTGGAAAAGAGAATAAAGTTTTAGCGGAGTTTATTAAAGCTAACCCCGATCTCAAAGTTATTCATTTTAATATGGACTATTCTAATTCAACCTATCATACTAAGTCTGGTAAAAGTGATGAAATTTTAATTAAAAACTATTGACATTAACCATTAAACATATTAATATAATAAGTATAGATTTCAACATTGAAGTCTCCTTTATTTTTTTTTTAGAATCTCATAGATTAGAAAGCTTACAGTATTTCCATCTCCAATGGACTGTGGGCTTTTCTTTTTGCCTTTTTTAGATTATAATTGTATTAAATTATTGTGAAAAGAGTTTGGCTAATGCAAACAAAAGAAAGTCCTAAAAAAGAAGAATTAGCTAAGGTAGCTGTTTCTACTGGCTGTCCTTATTGTCATTATCCCCATAAGGTAAATTATTTACCCGATAGTGGAATGGGAGTATCTATTGAGTGTGACGATTCTGGTATAATTCAGCCTTATCTATCTGTAGAGCATACAGGTAATTTTGACGAAGAAGTGTTTGCTGATATTGTAGAGCAGATTGAGATTAAGTTTTGTCCTTTTTGTGGTAGGGAGTTGTAATTGACGTATTAAGTTAGGTAGAAGATTAATAGTTAGAAAAAGTCTAGGATTAAGTTCTTAGGCTTTTTTATTATGTTATAATAATGAATGTGCAAAGGTGGTGATTAACTGTTAATTAAAGGATATTAAAATACGATCACCTATGATATAATATCTACAGAAAGATAAAATGTGAGGTAGATATTATGTCAATGCAAGGTGGTGAAAATAATGATTCGAGTTCAAAAGGTAAGACTCTATCCCAACCAAACAATGAAGAAAGTTCTTGATGATCTATGCGATTATCGTAGATATTGTTGGAATCAAGGGTTAGAGCTGTGGAATGATATGTATGAAGCTCATAACTTGAACAAGAAAGACAATCCTATCCCTAATGAAAGCAGAGTCCGTAAGGAGTTATCCTCTAATAAAGCTGACTGGCAATATAGTTTATCGTCACGGTGTTTATACTTAGCAATTTCTGATTTAGGTAATGCTTGGAAGAAGTTCTTTAATAAAGCATTACCTGATTGGGGAAAGCCTAGATTTAAATCTAAGAAAGCTCCTAGACAAGGATTTAAAACTGATAGAGCTAAGATTGTTAATGGTAAGTTAAGACTTGATAAACCACACAGAGTTAAAACTTGGTATGATATTAGTTTTAAAGGTGCTAAGGCTTTAGATGGTGATTTAAAAGTTGTTTCAATTTATCGTGAAAATGGTAAATACTGGGCTAGCCTACCTTTTGAAGTTGAAATAGCTAAGAAACCTAAAACTGGTAATAAGACGGCAGTAGATCTAAATGTAGGTCACTTTAACTATACTGATGGGAAGCTTAACGTCTTACCTGCTAAATTGCAAAAGCTTTATAAGCGGATCAGGCATTATCAAAAAATGCTAGCTCGTAAGAGAAAGGTTAATGGTAAGTTAGCTACACAAAGTAATAATTACGTTAAAACGAGAGCCAAGTTGCAACGTGATTATCGTAAAGTAGTTAATATCCAACATGATCTTTTGCAGAAGTTTACGACTAAGCTGGTTGATAGTTATGACCAGACTGTCATTGAAGATTTAGCAGTCAAACAGATGCAGATGACTCATGTAGCTTCTAAAGGTATGCAGAGATCACTGTTTGGTTATTTTAGACAAATATTAACCTATAAGTGTGAATGGTATGGTAAAGAATTAATCTTAGCTGATCAATTCTATCCATCAACACAACGCTGTTCTGCATGTGGTCACATCAAGCAAGGCAAAGATAAAATTGGTCTCGATGGTAATCAAAAACATGGTACTAAACACAATGAATATATTTGTTATGAATGCGGTGTGGTAATGGATCGAGACCAAAATGCAGTCTTAAATCTTTTGGCTTTAGCGTAAAGAAGAAAAAAATATAATTGGGGCTGGCTAAGCCCTTAAGCTGTAATAGTTGGTCAATGCCATTACCCTCTAGTTAGGATATGAGAATACCAGCGTTGACGACAGTAAATAAAATAAAGAAAGGAAAAGCTATATTTCTTTCTCAAACATAATTACTTAGCATATAGGATTATGTTTGTTCACATTTTATATAGCAGGTGATAGCTGATTAGTTTAAAAACAATTTATAAAAAGTCATTGCAAAAGGTAGTTGATAATGCTAGTGCTGAGACGTTTTTGCCCGATATTGATCGGATTTTGCTCAAATATAAGCATTTAGGTTTGACTAAAGAGCAACAAATGAAGATCTTAGAACAGCTTAGTATTGCTATTGACGTAAAGATTAGTAGATTAGCACAAGAAATTAGAGAGGAAGAAAAATAACTTATTGATACTTTTTCTTTTATTTGATATACTCTATATAAGATAGTCTTATATAAGGAGTGTATTGAATTGAGTAGAAAATTAACAAATGATGAATTTAAGCGACGTATTTATAATTTAGTAGGTAATGAATATACATTTTTAGATCCTTACCAAGGAGTTGATACTAAGATTAAATGTCAACATAATTTATGTGGAAATGTATGGTTAATAAGACCTGCTAATTTTTATCATGGGCATAGATGTCCTAAATGTTCTCATCAACGTGGAGCTAATACTAAGCTGAAAACTACTAAATGGTTTAAGGATCAAGTTAAGTCTTTGGTGGGAGACGAATATTCAGTTATCGGTGAATATGTTAAAGCTTCAGTTAAGGTAAAGATGAAGCATAATAAGTGTGGTCATGTATGGGAGATTACACCTAATAATTTTTTAAAAGGTAGGCGTTGTCCTAATTGTAAGTCAAAAGTATTAAGCAAAAATTGGTATAAGAATCATAAAAGTAATGTTTTAACTAAAGACGAAGCTGAGAAGAGAATTAAAAATTCAAGAAATCCCTATCTTAGGATATTAGGTGATTTTAAAGGGACACATAAGAAGATTTTAGTTCAGTGTAAAACTTGTGGTAATAAATGGTATGCTCGTTTTGATGATGTTATTCGTTATAATAACGGATGTCCTTTTTGCAATATTGAGCCTAAGGGAGAGTCTTTTATTCGTTTGTATTTAGATAAAATTGGTATTGGCTATGAGCGTCAAAAAACTTTTTCTGATTTATTAGATAAACAATCCTTATCCTATGATTTTTATATTCCAAGTCTAAAATATTTAATTGAATATCAAGGGGGTCAACATTATTTTCCTGTTCGTTGGCTGGGCGGTGAAAAAAGATTTAAGAGGCAAAAATATCATGATATGTTGAAATATAATTATGCAGTAGATAACAATTATACTCTTGTTTGTGTACCTTATTTGTGCCGTAGTTATGAACAAATTGTTAATTTTCTAAAAGAGTGGGATATTAAATAGAGGAGAATAAAGTATGGATGGTAAACAATTAACAAAATTAGCTAGGTCGATGTTTAACTTAGGTCCTAAAGATTCTATTACAGTTGACCAATTAAATTATGTGTTGGGTATGAGTAAGCCTAGTAACTATTTACTTCAACACCATACGATAAATGGTAAGCCATTAACTTTTAATGTACCAGATTACGATACAACCCACGCTTTAGGTCATCGTCCTTGGCAGGTAGGTATAGTCAACAGTGCTAATGATCAAGATATTTGTGTGATAAAAAGTCGACAACTGGGACTAAGCGAAGTCGGTATAGAGATGATGATTTATTGGCTAGACACACATTCATATGATCGTGCTTCTGGTTTATATGCCTTTCCTACGTATCGTCAGTTGGACACGTTTTATAAACAACGTATTAGACCAGAATTTGAAAATGGTTATTATAGATCTTTAATAAAAGACCCTAAAACGATGACTATGAAGGGTATGAAAATTAGGGATAGTGAATTAACATTCAGAACTGCTTCTAATGGGGCTTCCCTAGAGGGTCTACACATTGATGTGACGGCTCTTGATGAGTACGATCGCATATCACCTTTAGCAGAACAATCAGCTATTCAGTCTATGGAGTCTTCAAAGTATAAACTCTTAAGACGTTGGTCTACCCCAACAACTGAAGGGTATGGGATTCACAAATTGTTTATGGAGTCTGATCAACGGTATTGGGTACATAAGTGTCAACATTGTGGTTACGAACAAGTTATGGATTATAATAAAAATATTAAGCAGGTCCATAAAGATGGTATTGATACTATAGGTAAAGTTGTTCAACCGGGTACTTTTCAGTTCGTATGCCAAAAATGCAAACGTCCAATTGATAGATGGTATAATGGTAGATGGGTAGCTATGAAGCCGGGTAAGGGAAGACGTACTGGCTTTAGTATTTCACAAATGAATGCTACGTGGATTACGGCAGACCATTTAAAGCAAGAGGAACTACGAAGCCCTTCGAAACAGTATTTTTATAATTACAATCTTGGAATGCCTTATCAAGACTCTGGTACAACTTTTAGAGAAGAAGATGTACTTTACCATATAGATAATAATTATAAACATCCAGATAATCGTGATAATTATAAGTATGTGGTTTCTGGTATTGACTGGGGACAACATTATCATCATATTGTTACTTTAGGTATGCGTCCTAATGGTAGGATTGATTTAATGGATATATACCGTGTACCTAAGTCTACAGGTGTTGAACATATTGAAGAAGATCTTAATTTAGTTGTTAGACACTTAAATCTTTATCAACCAGACTTAATTCTTCCAGACTCGGGGTTAACAGATAGCTCCACTAAATAGTAATATTTAGAAAAATAAACTACTTAAACGGGTAAAGCTAAATAATAATTACAATAAAGAATAAGCTAGTAAGAAAGACTAAATCCTAGTAATTAGGGATAGAGTTGACCAACCGTTCTAAATTAAATGACTAACGATTAAGCTTTAATTATTTACTATTATATTTGCCTCAGAATACTTATACTTTGCTATACTATAAGTGAGGTGAAAGTAAACTTTGGCAAAACGTACTAATAAGCAATATATTTCAGAATTAAAACAAAAGAAACCTAGTATTATTCCTCTGGAGAGCTATAAAGGTATCTTAGTAAAAATAAAACATCAGTGTTTAGTTTGTAACTATGGTTCTAAAGGGGAGTGGGAGGTTACTCCTAACCAGTTATTAAACTCTTCCTGTGGTTGTCCCAGATGTGGTCATAGAAGACAGGGGCAGGGACGTATGAAGGGTTCTCAATACTATAGACAGAAGGTTCAAAAGTTAGTTGGTGATGAATATACAATAGATTCTGAACAAATAGACACTAAGCATAAAATTGTAATTACTCATAATCATTGTATAGATGGAGGAAAATTTACTTATAGAGTAAATATTACAAAATTTATACAAGGTAGAAGATGTCCTAAGTGTGCTAGGTATCTAAGAAAGATACATAAAACATATGATAATAAAAAGGTAGATCAACTAATACTTGATATTCTTGGAAATACGTATATAAGAATAGATAATTATAAAGATGATCATACTAAAATGAGAATAAAGCATAAAAAGTGTAATCATATTATATATTTATCTCTTAGACAGATAGTTGATAAGCATATAGGTTGTTACTTTTGTCATAACAGTTCAAGAGGTGAAGTTCTAATATTAGAGATATTAGAATCCTTAGGAATTAAGTATGATTATCAAAAAACTTTTAGTGGCTGTATAGATAAACGGATGCTACCTTTTGACTTTTATTTACCTGATTACAATTTATGTATTGAGTATGATGGTGTTCAACACTATAAAAATAAAAGTTTATTTTATAGTAAAACTGGTATAATACATGATAAAATTAAGGACTCTTTTTGTGAGAAAGCAGGTATAAAACTTATTAGAATACCTTATAGAATTAATACTTATAAGGATATTAAGACATATATAGTTAAGATAATTAACAATAGTAGTGATGATACTATTTTGTATCATTAAGATATAATCTAGCTTAGGTTGTGTACAGAAATGTATTTCTAAGTTGATTCTGGTTCCTATAATCAAAAATTAATGGCTTATTATGGAATTCAACGTGTTTATGGGGTACGAGTAAATTCTGCTCTTTCTAAGGGGGATTTTGTAGCTCATTTTAATGACTCTGATAATTCTGTTTTAATTGATAAGTTAGCACAAAATGAAATTATGATGGGTAATTTGAGACGGGGTGATATTCATTTCTACCAAGGATCTCAAAATGACCCAATGATTAAGTTATTTATTACTCATTGGAAGAATATTATTATCCGTACTGATGATAGAGAAGATAAGCAAACCCACACTATACAACAAGTTCAAATTATTACTCGTAAAGATGGTGATCATTCAGCACAAGCAAGTGTTTATGCAATGGTGGGGCTTGATAAGTTAATGAAAGAGGACGCTATGAAGCGTAGAAAGTCTACACAGATTGATTATCTTGATAATGACATCTTTACCCCAGAACAGACTGATATACAACGTGAATATGAGATTAAGAACGAAACGGAGTTCTAATTAAGTAGAAGACCTCTACTAGTGTAAAAAGCTAGTAGGGGTCTTTTTCAGCTATATTATAAAGAGAATTGTAGGTGCTTTAATGTATATTTTAAATAAAGGGGTGAAGATTATATGAGTTTTTTAGATCGCTGGTTTGGCTCTGAGAATGCTGATGATTACATTGATCTTGAACAGTTGAATAAGCAAGAAATTGCTAAAAGCTTTAGAGCTGGTAGATCAGACCAGCGGGTTGATAATGCTTATATTCAAATTGGTGCAGATAGTCACAATCGCCAAAACCCCCAGCGAGAAAAGATTAACCAAGATTATTATTTAAGAAAGAAAGACCAACTAAGAGCTTATGCAGATGATCTATTAGTTCAAGCAATTATTAGAACTAGAACTAATCAGATCTTAAACTTTGCTACTCCTGCCCGTTTATCTAATGACGGTAATGGGTTTAGAGTTGTTAAAAAAGGCAAGCAACTTAGTGATATGACAACACATGAAAAAAATGTTGCTAAAAAGCTAGAGGACTTTATCTTTTATACTGGTAAGGACCAATTAGACTGGCGTGATGATTTCCCAACTTTCTTAGCTAAGATTATTTATGATTTTTATGTGTTTGACCAAGTTAATATTGAACGGGTTTATGAAAGTAAAAGATCTAATAAATTAAATCATTTTAACCATGTAGACGCTTCTACGGTTTTAATTGATAAATACCCTACTAGTATTGATAAACCTAAATCCTTTGTGCAGGTAGTTAACAGTAATGCTAGTGATAAAGATAGAATTTATTTTAATAGTAAGGAGCTAGTATTTTCTACTTATTGGAGTCAAGATAAGCCTTATTCTGGTGGGTATGGTTTTTCACCTGTTGAAGCAGGTATGGAACATATTCAGTACCATATTAATGTTGAGCAATTTAATGCTCGTTTCTTTAGTCAAGGTGGTATGACTCGTGGTCTGTTGCTTTTAGATCCGGGTGACGGTTCTGGTACTTCTCAGTCTAACTTAGACGCATTAAGACGTAATTTAACTCCAGCACAAGGAATCAATGGTTCGTGGAAAATTCCAATTATTCAAGCACATGATGCAAAGTATGTCAATATGACACAATCCTCTAAGGATATGGAATTTGTTAATTTTCTTAATTATCTTAATAATATTATTTGTGCTGATTTTAATATCCAACCAGACGAGATTAACTTTCCTAATCGTGGGGGAGCTAATGGTAAGACTGGTGGTAGTACCTTAAATGAGGGTAATACTACTAGAACCAAAATGGACGCTTCACGTAATAATGGGTTAGAACCTGTTATGAAGTACATTGAACGTCTAATGACTGATAAGATCTTACGCTATGTTGAATCCGATTATATGTTTGTCTTTAGTCCAAGCGATCAAGGTAAAGAGAAACAACTACAAGATGAGTTAGCATTAAAACTTAAGAATGGATTAACCATAAATGAGTCGAGAGCATTGATGCATTTACCTAAGCTTGATATACCAGATATTCCGGGTAACTCTGATAACCTTATTCAATGGTTAGCTATTCAAGATAAGATGAATCCAGAAGCTAATGCAGAACAACAACATCAAAATGATTATAAGCCGGGACATGAGCAGTCATTAGATAAGAAACCAGACGCTAAGGAAGATCCTAATAAACAAGATCTTAAGAGTCCAGAGGAGACTAATGTAGGTAATACAGATTAGCTAGTTTCCTATATTATTAAACAGAAAAGTTTATGTATTCTAAGTAGACGGGTGGTGAGATCTAAAGTTGAAAAAGAATTTTGATGTATTCTTACCAATTGATAAAGTAGAAAAGTCTGGTGAAGGTGACGAAGCTACTTATACAATTTCTGGGATGGCTTCCACATCAGATAGAGACCTACAGCAGGAGCAGATAGATCCCCAAGGAATAGACGCAAGTTATCTACTAAGTGACGGCTGGATCGATTATGAACACGATCGTGATCAAGTAATTGGTGTACCAACAGAAAATACATACGTAGACTCTAAAGGTTTGTTCCTTGAAGCTAAACTTTTCAAGAATATGCCACAGGTACAAGATATTATTAAGCTTTACCATAATATTAAAGATAACCATATTGATCGACAACTTGGCTTTTCGATTGAGGGTAATGTTTTAGAACGGGACGCTAGTGATGATTCTATTATTAGACAGGTTCAAATCACTGGTGTAGCTGTAACTAAGAATCCAGCTAATACTCATGCTACTTGGGAATTGGTTTCAAAGTCTATTTTTGGTTTAGGCGAAGATAAGCCTGTTGAAGAGGCAGATACTACAGATTCTAAGCCAATGTTAAGTATGACTGTAAAATTAGATAAGACAAATAAAGCTCTAACCGCCGGTCATGGAATTACTCCTAGTACCCAGAATGATGGTGGAGCCTTTAGAACAGAAGCTCTTTCTGGTCAATTGGTTAGTTTAGCTGAAAACATGAAGCAGGCTCGTAAGATTGGGTTAAGACCAGTTGCTAATTCAGTAGCTGATATTTTAGCTCATAAGGATTCTGGGGACGATGTAATGATTTTATTCTTACAATTGTTCGAAGGTCTTTCTTATAATGATTCACAAGCTGTGGTTCATGCAATTAATACTAATAACCTAACTACTAGTCGATTGGAAAGAATTTTAAGTGGTGCAGATGGTATCACTGATGATTAAGGAGGATTAATTTTGCCTGATAAATTAAAGAATGCTATGGACGCTATTGATAAAGCTCGTAAGTCATTAGCGTCTACAGAAGACACAGTAGAAAAGTCTGCTGAAGTTGAAAAGACTGATCCAGATGTAAAAGCACAGGAAGAAGCAACTAAGTCTACTGAGGAAGCTGAAAAGAACGTTAACCAAGCTACTATTTCAGATGATAATGAAAAAGTAACTAAGGACGTTGACGATGACGATGATGTAGAAGAATCTGCTGATAAAAAGGATAAGGCAACTAAGTCTGTTGATGAAGCTGAAAAATCAGAAGACGAACCTGCTGTAGAAAAGAATACAGACGCTAAGACTGAAGAAGCTAAGGCTAAGCAACATAAAGAATTAACTAATGTTGATGATCCTAAGGGTCATGAAGAAGCTTCTAAGTCATTTGATACTAAAGCTGTTATTGACGCTTTAACTAAGTCTGTTGATACTATGGCTGAAATGCAAAAGTCTTACAAGGAATTGGCAGAAGCTTCTATGGAAATTGCTAAGTCATTCTTGGCTAAGCAAGCACCTATTGAAGATCAAGCTGAAAAGTCAGTAGAAAAGTCTCAAACTGAAAAGTGTGGAGACGGTGCTGATGTTGAAGAATCTGCTGATAAAAAGGATAAGACAGCTAAGTCTGCTGATGATGACCAAGAACCAGATACAGATGATGAAGCTAAAGATGATAAGGAAGACAAGGCTAAGAAGTCTGTAGAAGAACCTGCTGATAATGCTGATGAAGCTGAAAAGTCAGTAGAGGAACCAGCAGAAGAAGATAAGGCTGAAAAGTCAATCCCTACTGGTAAGGCAGTTGCTACGGGTGCAGAAGAAGCTAAGGACGATACAGTTGCTAAGTCTGTAGAAGCACCTCAAGAAGACGGTGTTACTAAGGAAGCCCTTGAAAATGTAATTGCTAAGTCTTTACTTGGCTTTGACGGTGTACAAAGTGGTATTAACTTGGAACGTAAGCAAGCCTTAAAGAGTCTTTTAGCTGATACTCGAGGACTTAAAGGTACTACAGTTCCCGATAGTTTTATTGAAAGATATAACGAAATTTAGTTTTTAATTAAAAAACCATACTTATGTCTATATTAGATATAGACAACGAATGGTAAAATGGAAAGGATGAAAATTTTGCCAGAATTACTAAAAGAAAAGACTGTAGTAAAGTCTGTTTTTAAACAAGATCAAGAAGACAAGTTAAATAAGTCTTTAAACAATGATAAGGCAGACCGGGTTGTTAAAGCCTTTACTGCTGGTACTGGTATTACGCCAGAAACACAACCAGATGGTGCCGCTTACCGTATGGAAGCATTAGATCCTACTCTTAACATCTCTACTTATGGAGACGAAGATTATACAATCTATAAGGATCTCGCTAAGGTACCTGTTAACCAAACTGTTCAAAAGTATACTGTTTACTACTCACATGGTCGTACAGGACACCAAATGTTCCAACCAGAAATTGCTAAGCTTCGTTCTAACGAACCTCATGCACGGCAAAAGACTGTTAACGTTAAGTTCCTTGTAGATACTAAGGGTAGTTCATTTGCAATGCAATGGGCTAATACAACTGTTGATACCAACATCTTGTTGGAAATCTCAGCTATTAACAACATTGCTAAGGCTATTGAATATGCTACTTTCTATGGTGACTCAGACTTGGCTCAACAAGACGGTGAAGGTCTTGAATTTGATGGTCTTGAAAAGCTTATGGACGAACACAACAAGATTGATATGCGTGGTTCTTCCCTTACACCACAAGCACTTAACTTAGCCGCTGTTAAGATTGCTCAAGGTTATGGTACACCAACTGATGCTTATATGCCGGTAGGTATTAAGGCTGATTTCGTTAACGAACACCTTGGTGCACAACGTATCTTACAACCTAACTCAGCTGGTGCTGGTATGCAAGTTGGTCTTGATATTCAACGGTTCATTTCAGCTCGTGGTAATATTGCTCTTCATGGTTCAACTATTATGGACCTTGATAAGAAGCTTGATATGGACGGTGCTGTAGACCAAGACGCTCCAGTAGCTCCAACTGTTAAGGCAGAAGTTGTTACTGGTGACAATGGTATGTTTATGGCAGACGACAAGAAGGACAAAGACGGTAAGGTTGTTCTTAATAAGTCTGTTGGTGTTAACTTAACATACCGTGTAGTTGCTGTAGGTCAACAAGATTCATTACCATCAGATGAAGTTAAGGTTAAAGTTACGAACCCTACTGATACTGTTAAGATTACTGCAACTCTTAACCGTATGGTTGCTAACGTTCCCGATTATGTTGCAATCTATCGTAAGTCAGATGTTCCTGGTGATGACCAATTCTGGCTTGTAGGTCGTGTAGCTATTTCTAAGATGGCTGGTGATGGTACTATCGTATTCGAAGATAACAACGAAACTATTCCTGGTACTGGTGACGTATTCATTATTGAAAATCGTCCTACTACATTACGTTATCTCGAATTTGCGCCAATCACTAAGTTCCCATTAGCAATTACTACAACGGCAACCAACGTGGCATATTTGTGGTTTGGGAGTTTAGCTTTGATCTTCCCTAAGCGGGTAGCTTTGCTCCATAACACATTATACAACTCAACAGCTAAGTCAATTCCTTCCAGTGTAATTGACTAGTCTATAAAATAATTTATGTAAGAGTAAGATTAATTTCTTGCTCTTATTTTTTTTTTATAATTTTGTTATGACTACTTCTACTAATTGTGCTATAATCATAAATGAAGGAGTTGATATTAATGACTAGAAGAAAAACTAATGAAGAATTTGTTAAACAGGTTAAAGAATTAGTAGGTGATGATTATACTTTTCTTGAGCCTTATAAGAATAATAGAACTAAGTTATTAGTACGTCATAATGTTTGTGGTAATGTGTATAGAGTTGTTCCCGATAGCTTTTTAAATGGTCGTAGATGCCCTAAGTGTCGTAGGAAAGAAGTAGCAAATAAGAGGTGTATGTCTAATGATGAGTTTATAAAACGTGTTAAATATTTAGTTGGTGACGAATACTCTGTATTAGAACCTTATGTTAATTCTCAAACACCTATTTTGATTAAACATAAGGTTTGTGGTCATGTATTACAAATGAAACCAAACTCCTTTCTAAATGGTAGTCGTTGTAAATATTGTGCACATAATGTAAGATTAACTACAGACGAGTTTAAGGATAGGATTAGTAAAATATATGGAAATGACTATACTGTTTTAGGGGAGTATGTTAATTCTCATACACCTATATTAGTTAGACACAATATTTGTCATCATACTTATACAGTTAGACCTATGAATATAATGAGAGGGCAGAGATGTCCTTATTGCTTTAAGACCCCTAAAAAGACTACTAAGGAATTTCAAAGAGAATTGAATGAAATATATGGAAGAGGAGTTTATACAGTAGTCAGTCCTTATCGTGGAGCAAAAAAGAAAATAATGCTCAAACATAGGTGTGGATATGTTTGGGGAACAAAGCCTAATTGGATGCTATCTAAAAAAGGTGGTTGCCCTATGTGCAATACCCCGCATGGAGAACTTATAATTAATAATATTTTAAATGATAGTACTATATCTTATGAGCATCCTAAGAAGTTTAGTGACTTATTAGGCGTTGGTGGTTTTCCTTTGCATTATGACTTTTGTGTAGATGATCAGAGGGTACTAATTGAATACCAAGGATTGCAACACTATGAGCCTATTGATCATTTTGGTGGAAAAGAACAATTTAAGAAACAGCAGTATCATGATAAATTAAAGCGTGACTATGCAAAAGCTAACGGGTATAACTTAATTGAGATCCCTTATACTTGTGATAATTATAAGGATATAAAGGAAAGTTTAACAAAAGGTGGTTTAAAACTATGACAAAGATAAATAAAGAACAAATTGAATTCAAGAAAGTTAATCCTTTAGACCTGCATGGATTAATGATTAAGTATCATTATTTACACCGAGTAGTAGCTTGTAAGTATGCTTATGGAATGTACTACCAAAATCAATTAGTAGGAATGGTTACTTATACTCATGTACGTAAGTCCCTAGCTTCTTCAATCTCACCTCTAGCTAATAAAGATAACACCCTAGAACTATCCCGATTGTACATAAAAGACGAGGTTTCTCAAAACTTAAAGAACATTACTTCTAAGTTTGTCTCATGGACTTTAAGACAGTTAAAGCAAGAACAAGATGGTAATTGGTTTATTATCTCTTTTGCTGATCAAGGAATGCACCATACAGGATCAATTTATCAAGCTACTAACTTTTTATACTGTGGAACGACAGATTCTGGTATTTTTTGTTATAACGGACCAGATAAGAAAGGTGGTAAATGGGTTAAGGGACATCATTACCGTTTCTTTATCTTACGTTCAATTAAGTATCGTTACATTATGTTCTTAGGTTCAAAGACTTTTAAGAAGCAAGCTCGAAAGACCCTTAAATTTGAGATAGAACCTTATCCTAAACAAGATAACGTTCACTATTCAGTAGGTGATACAGAAGAAAGATTAATCCGTGATCGCCAAGAGAATAAGGTTTATACAGAGACTGAATTACTTAAAGCTTTTCCCAACTATGATTGGAATGGTGATAATGATTTTAAAGAAGTTTGGAAAGAATTTCATGATTATAAAGTTTCAAACTATGGTAGGATTTATTCTACAATTAGTGATCGTATTTTGATTCCATTTACAGACGGTAAGAATGCTTATTCATATGTATCATTAAGTGTAGATGGAGTGATAGGTAGATTTTCTATCCATAGACTAGTAGCCCAATTATTTTTGCCTAATCCTCATAACTTACCGTATGTTAATCATAAGGATGAAAATAAGAAGAATAATAAAGTTACTAATTTAGAATGGTGTACAGCTAAATATAATACACACTATGGCTCTAATATTAGCAAGTCAGTCATGACTAAATATAAAAATGGTAATACCGCTCCCGTTTATGCAATCAGCACTAAAACTAATCAAGTATTTTCTTTTTTATCTATTCGCTCCTGTGCAGAAACTTTAGGTGTAGGTGAACGTAATATTAAGCATTGCTTAGAGGATAAGAAAGGCTCTCTTGGTGGTTTTGTCTTTTGTAGACCAGATGATTACACCTCAGAACTTGCTAAGGAATTGGTAGAAAAAGCTAGGAAGAGTCCTAAGTATAATCATGACTTTATTGTTGATGGTAACTGGGTAGAGGGAATGACTAAAGTTCGAGAAATTGTAGGGGCTAGTCGTTCTTCTATTCATAAGGCAATTGACGTTAACCGTAGAGAAGTTAAAGGTCATACAATTGATATTCCTAGTCCTAAGGATATAGTTGAGCATTATAAATCTGCTTATCAACCTCTAGTTACTTATTTAATTAGTTAATATAAATGACTATTATCTAGGCTCTTTTATTTTTAATTTTTCATACAAAAGTAGTTGAAAATTCAACTAAAAGTGTTATACTTAAAACATAAGTTAAGGAAAGGAAGTTATTAAAATGAGAATGATTAAAACTTCAACGGCTGGTTATATTTCGGTAATTCAATTTGTAATGGGTGCTTTGTTCGGGTCTTCGATGCTAATGGCAACTATCTCTGGAGTGCTTACGTTTTTTGTACTTAATTGCTTTGGTACTGATATTGAGTTTGATAATTCATCAAATGAACAGGATAATGAAGATGCTGAAAATGATAAAGAAACTGCTAAAACACGAGAAGAATTGAAAAACAAGTAGAATGTTGCTGGATCAGGAGTTGACTGATTATGTTAATGAAATGGCTGAACAGCATAACAAGTACGTTGAAAAGTTGAGGAATAAACTATTATGAAAATTTTTCGTTTAGGTATACAAAAGAAATGGCACATTGTTGATCCAGAAGACCATAACCACTCTCTTTGTCGTGAGAATTATAATGCCAATCCAGAAGTAGAAGATGTACGTGAGTATAAAGATGAGAAGCTTTGTAATATTTGTATGTCACGGGCTTATAAACGTGGGTTTATTGGAGTTTATCCAAAGGTTTACTTAGATCGAGTTAATGTTCATAAGTACCATACTTATGACTCTGAAACCGTTACCCGTCTTTATAACCCAGAAAAGAACTACAAGGAAACACTATATCCAGATCGTAATTCTAAGATTGCTGATCCAGAGGGTTATTTAACAGACCAATTCTTTGGATTTCTTATTGAAGAGTTAAAGGGTCGTGACACTGGCTTGTGGACTTTTAGGGAATTGCAGGAAGACTTACTTTCTAAAGATAAACATACTAAAAAGCAAAAGAATTTCTGGGTTGATAATTTTCTAACACAAAATAAAGTTAGAACAGACTTACTTTATCGGATTTATCCTATTAGTAATTATGTAAAACATCAGTTAGTAGAAAGTGATAAACCTCGTCATGTTGAATTATTAGCTTTACGTCCAGATTATAAAGAAGACGTTGAGCCTGTTAAAGATTTTGTTGGCTATTATATTGGTGAGGGTGTAACTAATGATTTACCAACTTCTTTAATTGATCCTTTTGCTATTGTAGATGGTAAATTATAATGAATATAATTTCAGTATTTGTCTTAGACTTCTCTAATGAGCATATCATGCTGTTTCATAACTCTAGTTCTATTCAAGAGTTTCAAGATTTTGAACAGCGGGTGGTTAATAGTTTAACAGATAAAGAACTAGGTCTTGGTGGTTCTCATGTTATTGGTAATAATCATATTAAAACTCCAGATGAGTTAAAGGCTTATGACCCGTTCTTTGTTCCTTACAAGCCCGTATACACAATTAAAGATTATAAAAGCTATGTTGAATTAGCTATTAAACAACAAAGACTGCTTAGATAAGTGGTCTTTTTATATTACAATTAGGTAAACCTTTAACAGAAAGGAAGGTTAAAATTTTGTCTAAGGAAGATATAAGAAATTACTTTCAAATACAAAAGCAACCCGGGGCAATCCAGACCTATAATGGTAATCCAGATTATGCTCTAGGTAGCGATTATGAAGACGTAACCCTAGATTCTTTAGGTATTAATATTGACTTAATTAAAAATGAGCTTATGGGTATGGAAAGAGACTTAGTAGATCCTGTTACTAATGAACCTTATCCAGACAGTTTTTATAAGATGATTTTAAATCGGGTGGTTGCACAAGCTGAAAAGATTTTTGACGTGGCAATTGTCCCTCGTTTACAAGTAGATCGTTTAGATTACCACCGTTCAGATTTTAATGCTTTTTCCTATCTACATACAACAATGAGACCTATTTTAAGTGTGAAGGACTTATTGCTTTATTATAATAATCAAGATATTATGCACATTCCAGACGAGTGGATTAAGGTAACTAATCGTACAGGTCAATTACAGGTATCTCCTTCTGTATTAATGCAGGGACTTAATACTACTATTAACCCTACTGTTTATCCTTTAATTAATTCTCCATATGGAATGACTCCTAGTCCTTTTACTCAAATGGAGTTCGCTCCTCAAATGTTAGGAGTAACTTACGTTGCTGGTATGATGCCACATACTGGTAAAGACGGAGTTAATTATGACTGGATGATTCAACCAGATATGTTAGGGTATATTGCTAAGCTAGGGGCAATTGAGGTCCTTGAGCGCTATGGACGGGTAATACTATCACCGGGTATAGCTTCTTATAATGTTTCGGTAGATGGTATAAGCACTGGTGTTAATACAACCTCGTCAGCGGAAAATTCAGCAACCGCAGGTGAAATACGTAATCTTCAAGTCGATATGAAAGATATTGAAAGTAGACTCCATAGATTTTATGGTGATCCAGAAGTTTCGTTTCTCGGATGATACTATGTTGTAATTATGGTGATTATATCCGTTGAACGTGTTGACAGTTACGACTATTATGCTATTATAATGTATGTAGGTTCATTAATTCATTTCGATTTTGGCTTAATACATTTACACCTATATACTACTTTTGTGTTTTTAAGGCACCTATTAATTTAGGTGTCTTTTTTGTGTTTTAAATTCAACCTATATTAAAGAGGATAAATAGAAAGTAGGTGAAATTATAATGGCTGATAATCCTTTGCATGAAAAAGTAGAGTCTGCTAATCCGTTTTACCCAGCTAAGAATAATATGAATCCTCTTGATATTGATAGGGTAGTTCAATTAATTCAGCAACACGCAGTTAACGTTGTTTGGGAGCAGGCTTATCATTGTCCTTGTTTAGATGAGCAGACAGGTCAGCCTCAGCCTAATTGTCCTGTTTGTCATGGTCAAGGTTGGATTTATTTACATCCAAGAACAATTGATATGGCAATTCAAGGTGATGAAAAGAATTTTAGCTTAAATCCTACTGGTATGGATAATTTAGGTACTAGTAAAGCAACGCCACAAGTTACTGTAAATGGAATTGAACAGGGGATTAAACCGGGCGACAGAATTACAGTTACTGGGTGGACGACTAATGATTCTTATACATTTAATGTGACTAATGAACGTTTACAAGATGGTCTATTTTTACCTTTTGATGTAGCGTCTATTAATGAAGCTTATTATATTGAAAATGGAGAATTGAAATCTATTGATGACGTTGATAGTTCCTTACTAATTAATGAAGGTAATCAATTAGAGATTAAGGACGAAGATTTATTGGGTAAAGTTATTACTTTATCCTTAGAGGTTATTAAGCGTTTTTATGTTGTCTCCATGATTAAGGAATTACGTTATCAACAATATTACAAGCTTAATCAAAAACTATGGGCTTTAGGTAATGGTACTCGTGCAGTTAATGAAGACGAGACTGTTATTAATGAAGATGACCAATTAGGTAATGAATATGTTAATCCTAATGATATGAGTAGTATTGTTCCTAAGAATATTAAACAGGCTCAGTTACGTTCTTATCCTCAAGTAGTAAATCGTGACGGGGCACAGATTGTAATTGGTAAGCACCAGATTTTTAGGATGCCTCCTACATTACTAATTAGAAGGGAAAATCTTTACTTCTCTAATGTTAACTTGGCAACCTCAGACGGTAAGAATCAGTCTGTAATTAAGAACCCAACATTGAATGAGTTTGACGACTTCCTAGGGGGCTAAGTAATGGCTCAAATATCAGATTTAATTAGTAATGAGTCTATTAGAGGTCTCCATGAGTTCTTTAACAGACAGGTAGATGAGAAACAGATCACTGAATCGTATACTAAGGGTTTAGCTAATGAATTAAAAAAGACCTTTGGTAATCTTGCAGTTAGGGATAATGGATCTAGTGTATCTGTTGCCTATCGAATTTTGAATGACGCTAATAATGAGAATGTTGGCTTTTATGACTTAAAGCAGGCGTTTGCTCGTTCGTCTAAGGCTAAGCCTACTAAAGATGGGGGTTGGTATATTAGAATACCAATTTCAAATCGTGCAACAGAATATCGTCAAGCTTTTGGGCGTAAGTTATGGGACACAATTAGTCATACTGAGTTTGGTACTACTTCTAGTGCGGATGAGAATATAGCAAGATTTCAAAAGATATTATCTAATGCTGGAGGAGTTAATAGTAGTCCAATTGCTTATCAGTGGAAGTCTACTAGCGTTACTCGTGAACGGTTTGGTAGTTCAGCTACAAGAGGACAGTATATATCATTCCGTACTGTTTCTAATAAGTCAGATCCTAGTTCTTGGATTATCAATAAATCGGGTATGAATGCAAAAATTAATCAAGAAACAGAAAATGAACAACAAGCACAAGAGGTCGCTAAAGTTGTACAGCAGGCAATTAGACAAATCATAGATAGATATAATAAGGCAGGTGAAAATAGTTAATGAGTATTGAATTAGTAGATCAGCATATAGTTGATGAGGTTAATTCCCTCTTAAAAGGTATACTTGCCAATCCCTATATTATAAAACAGGAAATACTTAGCCAACTTCCCGACAAAATTGTAGATAACTTTATTAATACATACGGAATTGGAAAGGGTAATCATGGGGTTGAAATTCCTCTTTACTTTGCTTTTCCTCAAACTCCCCCTAAAACAGCTTTCTTATTAGCACAGTTTAAGGGGTCACAGGAAGATGAGGATAATGCAGTATTAGGTAACTATCAAGGGGACTTAACTTCTAATGATAGTGGTAAGCTAACTCATGAGAAACTACCTATAATAGTTGAGGGTAAGCAGGCTTATTTACAGCCTAGTCAACCCATTAAAGATGTTTATTCTCTTCCACAAACTAATGTGTATGAGGTAAAGGATAATAAGGTCTATATTCCTTATTTACCTATCTATAATAAAGATTCTAAGTTCGATTTGTTCTATATAATTAAGGAAGAAAATACAGGTCAGTCTTATCCAATAGGTATAAATACCATAGAAGCTGTAACAATAGATTTTATCTCCAATAATACAAATACTATTCGTTGTCTTTCTGGAATATTTGTTTATATTGAAACCTATTTGCGAAAGTCATTAGAGGATAACGGCGCTGTCTTTTTACCTAGTATTGAGTTAAATGGTATGGATATGGTTCAAGACGTAAGTACAGCAGAGAATAGTCTTGGTGGTCAACAATTGTACTATCGCCGATTAACTGTAAACTATCATGTAACCCAAACGATTAAACAGAACATGAATCAAACATTAGATAAGATTATTTTAGGTGGTGAATAGATTGGCGAAAAAAGATCAGAAGTTAACCCTTTATTCTTTAAACGAGTTTCTTACTACGGTTAAAGGAATGGCTAAGTATCGAAAATTAACTGATATACAGCTTGCTGGATTTAGTAACTTAATGCGTTCAAAAGATATGCTTTTTGTATACGATCCGCACGTATATCTTGAAGAATTAGACCATTATATTAATGGTTAATATTGTTAAGTAGAAAGGAACGGGATAAAATGGCACTAATTCCTTCATCTGATACTATGAAGCGAATCTACCCAAAGTTTTATAATTCACGTCCTCATGTAGAAACGAGCTATGACGACTCAGCCTTAACTAATCAATCTTCCGATTCAGAAAAGAATATCTTTTTGCTAGGTTCAGCAACAGAAGGTAATCCTAATAATGTTTATGAAATTAAGTCATCTGCCAGCGCTCGTAAGATCTTTGGTTCTGGTGACTTAGTAAAGGCAATGGAATTGATTTGGAATCCAACTGGTGACTACTACCAAAATGGTGGTAAGGTTTATGCTATGCGGGTTGAAAATGCTACGCAAGCTTCACTAGAAGAAGGTCCTATCACTATTACTTCTAAAGTTTTTGGTGCTAGTGCTAATAAGATTGGGGTTTCATTTACTCGGGACGCTTTATCACAGGGTTATACTTTACGGGTAGAATACGAACCACAAATGTATGCTAAGAATTACACTAACATCGGTAATATCTTTGCTATTTATCACGGTGGTCGTCAAGCTACAGCTAAGTACTATGGTTACAAGGTTGTAGGTAATGTTGCTCGTGCTAATAAGTTTATCTTAGCTATGGGTGATAATCCTAAGAGTATGCAAGTAGTTCGTGAATTAGACCTTACTAAGGACTCATTTAGCGAAGTACAAAAGCTTCTGTCTGCTATTAATGCAACACCGGGCTTTCAATCAACAGTTTTGAAGACTTGCGCTCGCATCAGCACTGCGGACTTGGACTTAACTCCGGGTGACGACTATGTAATGATTGGTACAGAAGATGAACCAACTACTGTTACTAGTGTTTACGGTGACTTGAAGTTATCCACTCGAATGGACCCTTACATTTCAGTAAACATTAATTCATTAGGTGCGCCTACAGGAGTTCAGGCTACTCCTACTGCTGATGGTGCTACTATTACTGCTACACCAGTTAAGAAAGATATTCAAATTTTTGCTAACGAATACCTTTCTGGTGGCGATGACGGTCAAGTACCTATTTCATGGGCTGATAAGTTTAAGAGCGTACATGGCAAGAATGTTTACTACATTGTTCCATTAACAGCAGAAGAAAACGTTCATGCTGAATTGGCTGAATTCCTTAGTGAAGAAAATATCTTAGGTTATAACTATATGTCCTTTGTTGGTGGGGGTTATAACGAAGACTTTAACTATGCAATTAACCGTCAATTAGGCTTGCAATCAAACCGTGTAGCTTTAGTTGCTAACTCTGGTATCTATACTAACTTGTCCGGTAAGGAAGTTCATATTCCTGCTTACTTAATGGCCGCTTATGTTGCTGGTATTGCTTCTAGTCTACCTATTGGTACTCCAGTTACCCATAAGCACCTTAACTTAGTAAGTTTGGATCAAAACTTCGATGGGGACGAACTTGATCAATTAGACGCTAATGGTATTATTGCAATTGAAAACCAAGTACGTAGAAATGCGTCTGGTGGATTTACTATTGTAGAAGATGTAACTACTTACAACTCTACTAATGAACCTACTAAGAATGTTGTTTCATTACAGGAAATTACAGACTTCTTATTTGATGACTTGCGTTACTACCTTGAAGACAACTTCATTGGTATGCCGGTACATCAAATTACAAGTGGTTTGATTAATACCTTTATTGAAGCATTCTTGAAGCAACGGGTTTCTGATGGTATGTTAGCTAGTTATGACTCTTCATCAATTCAAACTGTAATTAATGGTAACCAAGCCTATGTATCATTCTCCTGCGCCCCATCACGTGGGTTACGAACTATCTATGTTGCTGGTACTTATACTAACTTTGTATCAAGTGCTGGTGGTAACGGTGGTTCTAACTCTGATTATGATGGAATTGAAGGTAATGGAATTAATCCAGACACGGAGACCGTGGCTGGGATAGAAAATCAAAATCGTGTCCATACCAATTATACGGATATGTAGACTACAATAAAACAATTAATTAAATTAGAACCCTGTATCATTAACTTGATATAGGGTTTTTCATATATTAAGAATAGTTGAAAGCGAGGATATAAAATGGCTAAAACAAAAGAGGAAATCTTAGCTGAAATGAAGAAAGCACAAGCACAACAACGTGAAGTGCGAGAACATACAGGGAGAGCACCACGTGGCGGAGAGGCTCAACCTGTAGAAGAAAAACAGGCTAAAGAAGAAAAGAAACAACAATCAGTCTCTGATGACGTAAGAATTAAACAACTAGAAGAGAAGGTTCAAGCCTTAAAACGAGATAAGGCAGATTTAAGAGACCAAGTAGAAAATAAAGAACAGGTAAGTAATTATCAAAAAGAACAGGAAGCTTTGTCTTCTGTTATTCAAAATAATGATGATTACCATTTTGTTAAGAAGTATACAGTTTCTACTGCTAAAGGACAAAAACGTGAATTTGTAGTTAAAATGCACGCTCCTAGTGTAATGGAACAAGCTGAAATTCAACAGGAGTTTGTTGACCTCACTTCTGGTCGAGGTGCTGGTTTCTTAGCTGGTTTACAAGATTTGTATTTGGCGATTGGTTACTTCCGTGTGGTTGGGGATAATGTACCTAATTGGTTTACTGATGTAGATAAGACTTATCGGGTAGATATTTTACTAGACGTATTCCGTGACTATGAGGAATGGTTAGACTTTTTTCTGCAAGACCAGCTCCAGTAGAAAAGATATAAAAGAACATCCAGATTGGAATATTAATCTATCCCCTGCTTTAAATCGTCTTGGGGGTATTCAAACTTTAGTTCGTTCTACCTCTGGTCGTAATATGTGGGCTATTATGAAGTTTTTTAAAGTGCTTCCTAATGATCCATTATTAAAGTCACTTACTTTTGCTCAACGGGAGTTTATTATTGCGTCTATGAATGAGGACGTAAAAGAGGCAGAGCGTCAAGCTAAAGGTGAGAAAGAAGTTTCTCATGTTGAGGATAAGAGCTTTGAAAAGAAGTTCTACTCTAATGAAAATGTTGATCTTCTCGAACAAGGGGATAACTTGGACGATATTTATAAGCAAACACTTAAACTTAAGGCTAAAGAGGACGCTCGACAGGGTGTTAGCGAGAACTATGATGAAGTTCTTGACTTTAAGATTAAGCAAGCTATTGAAGAACACGAATTGAAGCAACGGAATGCAGAAGCACAAGTTGACGAAAACTGGAAGAAATTAATTGAAAAGTCTAATAATTATGAATTTGATGATGAGTAGGTGAAGTAATGTCAGTGTCACGATATACAGTAAAACTTGATATTGGCGATGGTCGTTTTAAATCTCTTGCTAGTCAGTTAAACAGATTAAATAAAGAAATTGATCGGGTCTATCAACGAGGTCAAGATAATAACAATACTGTAAGTGACAAAGACTTAACTAACTTACAAAGTCATTTATCTGGTCTTGTACAGGCAATTGATGATAGAAAGCAACGGACTAATGAACAATTAGACCAAGCAAGAATTGTTAATGATACAGACCAGATTGCTAAATTTTTAGACGAATTAAAAGAGTTGACAGACGCTGGTAAGGAGTCTAATCAACTCTTTTCTTCTTATAAATTTAATCAAGTAAATAATTATCGAGTTACTTCTTCAAGAGCATTTAGAACTAATGACTTCGATAAACTTAATTCTGATTTTCAACATGATTTAACTGATTTAAAAGATAATATTGGTAAGTTAAGTAACCGTAGTAAGATTTTGGAAAGGCGCTGGGATCGTGGTGTTTTTAATGGTGCAGTTACTTATGAACGATGGCAAAAGTATCAAGACCAAAATCAAACCCAAGCCAATGAATATGATATTTATAGCAACCAATACCAAGAGTTAAAAAAGCAATATGATGATCAGTTACAACAATTAACTAAGGAACGAAATGTTTTAAATAGTCGGATTGAGTCTGGTAAAGGTAGTCAAAATGATGTTACTAAACGATCTGCATTAGACGAACAGATCATAAAAATGCGAAAGGTAGATCAGACTTTAAGTGATTTAGCTAATACACTCAATAATACTGGAAGTCGGATTAATCTCTCTAATGATAAGCTACATGATAAACAGACTGTGGATACTGTTGTTTTACCCGCTAAGGACTCACTAAAAGGGTTTCTTAGTACCCATAAGCGAATTCTTACTCGTTCTGCTATTGTAGGTGCAGTTGGTAATACTATACGTGCTTATAATACAGGAAATAGTCTTATTTTAAATAATTTTGACAATATTAAGTCAACTGTTTATGCTTCTGGTTTAGGAGAAAACAAGGTAGAGAATACTTTAGCAGACGCTGGATTTAGTATGGGTTATGGTTTAGACGAGATGAGTACTTATCTTAATAACTATACGTCTGCTACCGGTAATGCTAATTTAAGTCAAAATCAAATTAAAGACGTAACAAGGTCTTGGGCTGGATTGTCTCGATATTCTGGTGCTAATGATTCTACCACTCAAAATTTAGAATACGTAAGTGCTATGACCTCATTAGCTGGTACTAAAGAATTTAGTAGCTTAGCGAATGCAATTCAAAATGAGATTACTAATTCTGGTATGAATGCAAAGGCTAATGAGCAACAACAAGCCCTAGCTAATATGTATCAAACAGCTTTTAATGTTTCTGGTAGTACTTTATCAACTAGAGATCAAAAAGAAATTGCTGGTTTTCAAGGGGTTATGGCTCAAACTGGTAAGTCTGAATTACAGGGGCAACAGGGGGCGCAAGCCTATGCTGGTTTAGTCTCAGCTTTTCAGCCTAGTAACATAGCTTCTCTTAGGTTATTTACTGGCAATAATCCAGCCTATCAAACAAGAGAAGGTCATGCTCAAGCTATTTTTGATATGCAGGACGCTTCTAAACATCCATATAAATACAAAACTGCTATTGATAACCTTTTAAGAAATGCTAAGACACAAGCCCGTACTAAAAATGGTGATGTTACAATTGCGTCCGGTAACCTTTATCAATTATCAAAAGAGAACGGTGGTAATCTTTCACCTCAACAAGCTAAAGATTTAGTAGAGCTTTATAAGCATAAGAAGTTTACTAAGAAGAATGTTGATAAGATTGTTAAGGGTAGTGGCAAAGGGAATAAAGATAAGTATGATAAAACTGGTGCTAAGACCATTCAGCAACAGCAAAAGGCTATTCAAGAAAGTGAAGTTAAAGCTTCCCACGCTTTAAATCATTTCACCCATAAGCTTAATTGGATAAATAAGACTTTTTGGATTAGTAATATTATGTCTGGAGTAGGAACGTCTATGGGTGTTTCTATGCTAGGTGATCTAGGAGTAGGTCTTATTTATGGGGGTTATGCTAAGAGTGGTTATCAAAAGATAGCAGGTAGTCTTAAGAATCGAGGACTTAAAGGTACTCTATCTGCTATTAAAGGTAAGGGTAGTAGCTTAAAAGATACCGTAATTTCGATTGTAAGCAACGCTAAGAGCAATAAATCTAGTTCTAGTGTATCTGGTACTAAAACGATTAAAAGGGCTAAATCGGGGGTTAAAATCAATCCTACGACACTTGTAAAATCTGGATCTAAAGTTCCTGTTAGAAAGATAGGTAAAGCTGGTGCTTTAATTGGTGTTGGTATGGGTGCTTATGCTTTATATGATAGTTATAAGAATGATAATAAAGCCCATGCTTCTACAGTTAACCCTAAAGAAGATAATTCTCGTTCTAAGAATAATAAACAGTCTAATAAGAAAGCTTCTAGTATGACTGTTAGTAAGTTAGCTAAGCAGGTTCAGAACAAATATAAGCGACTTCATAAGTCAGAGTGGCGTTTAATTGATTATCTTAATACTTATTGGGATATTTTCCTGCGTAAAGCTAAAGAATCTGGTAGTAGCTCTAGTGATGATGTTGGTAGTGGTGGAAGTGCAGATTCTCCTCAAGGTAAGATGTCTAAAGAAGACTTTGCTAAAGTTGCTAAACAGGCCGCTAAGATTGTTCATCAAAAGCTATCTGATGCTGATATTGATCAACTGTACTCACAAGCATTCTTTGAGTCTGGTGTAGATCCATCTCAAGGTGGGGGATATGATGACCATGATGGTACGGGCTTACCTATAGGGTTATTTCAATTTAAGGTTTCTACTTGGAATTCGGCTCAAAAATATATGCCCAGTGGTCATAATAATATTCATAGCGCTCTTGACCAATTAGTAGCTGTTTTATCGGATAAGAATTGGCGTTCTGATTTAGCTCCTACAGGAGTTAAGAGGGGTTGGACTCCTCATTATCAGGCTACTGGTGGTATTCGTTATCATGCTACAGGTAACATATATAGTACACGGGTAGCTCAAGCTCCTACTAGTCAATTCAATATGAATTTACAGCATCCATTAGAATTGCAAACACTTTTTAAGCAGAATATTAGGAAGTCTCAAAACTATATTAAAGTTCAGAGAAATCGTGGAAAAGTTAATGTTAATGTAAACATTAATCGTAATAATATTCTTAAGTTCCAGCAGGTTGTAGACCAAACAATTAATGAGGAATTTAACCTTTGGTTGCAGTCTAAGAAGGCTGAACAGTATGCAAGTTTCTATAGTAATGAAGTTGGGTAGGTGATTAAGTGAGCAAGCAAGAAGATACAAATATTAAGGTTACGGCTGATGTTGACCCCGCCAAAGCGAGTCTTCGAGAAATTGAGGATCTAGTTAATTCTACCCAACAGAAGATTAATCGGGTATTTAGTACTGTACAAGATAATAACGGTCAGATTAGTAATAAGCAGTTAGCTGGGGTTCAAAATGGCTTTGGTCGTTTAGACGAAGTTAAATCTGCTTTAGATAATGCTCTTAATCAAGCTAAGGCAACTCAGAATGGTTCTAAGCTAGAAGAAAGCATTAATACTTTAGCTCCTAAGTTAGATCTAGTTGTTAGTAGCTTAAGAGAGTTAAGATCTGGTAATAATAGTACTAAGCTTGATTCTATCTTTAATGCTCGTACAACTACTTCTCGTGCTTTTATAGACGGGAGTGCTACTATTCGTGGTGAACAGGGAGACTTTAGTCAACAAAACTTACATTATGAAAGTTTAGCTAGAGAAAGCCGATCTGATATTCATAATTTAGCTAGTTCGCTTAAACGTGAAATGGGTAACTTAGAAGTTGGTAGGAAGTCTGGTTATATTTCATATAATCGTTATCACCAGTACAAAGCCTCGTCTCAGTCTATTCAAAGCCGTTTGCAAGAACAACGAGATCGGTTTAATTCTCCTACTGGTGATATTGCTCGTTTTGCTAGTTATTATCAAAATTTACAAACTCAAGCAAAAGAAGCTAATAATGTTGCTTCTGCACCGGGCGCAACTACTGAGCAGGTTCGTTATGCTAGAGCTTTAGACGAACAAGTTAAGCACCTAGAAAAGGTTAATGAGCAATTTAAGAAGCAGGAAGAAGAATTACGAACTGCCGAAAAGAATTCAGAGTCGTTTAATGATCGCCTTGATGATACTCAAGGGGTAACTATTGGTGATGACCCTAATTCTTTTATGGGTCAGCTTAATAAGCGTAAATATACTATTTTACGTGGTGCTATCGCTGCTGGGGGCGCTTCTATTGCTAGTGCTTATGCTCAAGGAAATAGTTTAAGACTTTCTAGTTTTGACGATATTAAGTCTACTGCATATGCTAATGGTGGTAGAGATGGTGAAGTTCTTAATACTCTAGGCGACTACGGTTATAAATATGGTTATAATGGCGCAGAAATGGGTCAGTTTGCCAATGCTTATACTTCTACTACTGGTAATGTGGGAAGTATTAGAGATGTTGCTGGTGTTGCTCAGACGTGGGCTAGACAGTCTCGTATCACAGGAGCTAATGCACAGAGTACTTTAGGGCTAGAACAGACTGTCGGTAATAGTGCTAATTTAAATTCTAGTCAGATGAGTAGTGTCGGTAATGCAATTACTAACTCTATCATCAATTCTGGTATGAGTGCTAAGGCAACAGAACAGCAACAAGGATTATCTATGTTAATCCAGAATGCAAGTAATCAGGGTCTTACTGCTCGTGATGAGAAGAACTTAGCGGGCTTCCAAGGTGCAATTGCTAGTGGTGGGGCACAATTCCAAGGTACACAAGGCGCTCAAAATACTATGCAGTTAGCTCAAGGATTAGGTAATGTTAATAACCCAATGATGCGACAGCTTTTTGCTCAGTCTAATCCTAGTCGCTATACAGGGGTAGAGGGTTCTGCTAATATGGTTTTTGATATGCAAGAGTTCCAGAAGAAACCATGGAAGATGAAAGGAATTCTCCAAAATGCTGAAAAAGATTTTGGTAGTCGCAGGGTTGCTTCCGCTAATCTATATCAGGCGACGGGTGTTCCGGCAGAGACTATTGAAAAGTGGATTCAATTAGCAGATTCCGGTAAGTTAGATAAGAAGCATATAGATAAGTTAGAAAAATCATCTAGTGCAAGTAAAGAAGGCGGGACAGCAGATCAGGACTATGATAAGACAGGAGCTTCACAACTTCAAAAGTATAATTCTGCATTAGCTGATTCTGCTATGAAAGCTAGTCAAGCTTTAGACGGTTTACGTGGTATTATTGCTAAGGCTTATAAAGCTGGTGGTGGGTTATCTCCATTTGTTTCTGGTGTCGCTAGTGCATTTGGTGCTGGTGCTGGAAATCTTATGAGTATCTATGCTCTTGATAAGCTAAGAGGTAAAGGTGGTTCTGGAGGTGCTGGAGGGTCTGGTATCTTAGGACGTATCTTTAAAGGTGGTAAATCACCTGTAGAAAAGGGAGCTGAAAAAGCAACTGCTAAAGCTGGAGAAGAAGCTGTTAAGACAGGTGCTAAGTCAGTTTCTCGCTCTGGTATTAGAGCTACCGCTTCCAGTGTCTTAAAGTCTAGTAAGTTAAGAGGTTTAGTTCGTGGTGCTAAAGCCGGGTTGCCGGGTATTGGTGATTTAGTCTTTGGTGGTTTAGATCTAGCTACCTCTGTTGCAACTACTAAGAAAGGTACTAAAGCTCGTAGAAAAGCTGTCGGTTCTAGCTTAGGGTCGTCTGCTGGTAGTGTTGCTGGTGGGGTTGTTGGTGGACTGATAGGTTCAATTTTCCCCGGTGCTGGTACTGCGGTTGGTGCGGTTGCTGGTAGTGTAGCTGGTGGCTGGTTAGGTGATAAGTTTGGTGGTTTCCTTGGTGGTAAGATAGGTAAGTCTAAGGATAAAGCTATTAATAAAGCTAAAGGACAATCACTTAGAGACGCTCGTAAGACTGCAAGTAAGTATAATAAGTCTGGTGGCGTACTAAGAGGTATTCTAAAGAATGGTAAGCGATTCTTACCGGGGGTTGCTCTTGGCGTTGCTGGCTTAGGCTTAATGGACGATTTCTTTGGGGGTAAAGCTAAAGCTTCCTCAAAGAAGGATAGTGAGAAATCAGAAGCATGGCGTATTTTACGTGGCTATGATAAAATGCTTGATCATGCTATGCGAGTAGTTCAATCTGCTAAGTCTATTAAGAACGGTGGAGATTCTAGTTCTAATAAAGATGGTGACGACTCGGGTATATCTGGTACTTCTGGTGAGGGAGAAAAGGCTATTCGGAGCGTTGCAAAAGCTATTGGTAAGAAGCTTGGTGTTGATCCTAAACTAGTTTATGCACAATTGATGCATGAAACTGGTGGTGGGACTCATATGGCTGGTAAAAACAACTATGGTGGTATTGTTTATGCTGGTCAGAAAGGTGCTAAAGCTGGGTCTCATCAGCCAGACGGTAGTGGTAATTATGCAGACTTTGATAGCTTAGACGACTTTGCTAATGCTTATGCTTCTACCCTTCAGAAGATGGGTATTAATAGTAGTATTAAGTCTGTTAATGACTGGGCTAACCAGCTTCATAGTAAAGGTTACTTTACTGCTTCTCCTGCTGAATATGCTGGAGGAATGGAAAGATTTGCTAAGCAATATGCTGTAGGTGGTATTCGTCAATATGCTTCCGGCAGTCCTTTAATCACAGACCACCCAACTACTAATAATGGTAGTGATGTTTATGGTGAAGCGGGAACAGAAGCTTATGTACCATTAAATGCTGGTCATTACTTTAGTGGGCTTTCTATTTTAGACGACTTAGCTGGTATCTTTGGTAAAAAGGTAGTTAATCCGGGAGTTTCTGAGTCTGGTGGAAAATCAACTACTATTAATCCAAGTTATAATATTAACCTTACAATTAATGGTGGTACTGATGATCCAGATACATTAGCTCAAACAGTAGCTAATAAAGTAAGAGAAATGCTAAGTCAATATGATAACCAACAAGCAATGAGTAATCAGCAAACATTCTTTGCTAACGAAACTTCTGGACTTCTAGTCTAAATGAAGTTATAATATAAACAGCAACTGAAAACCAAAGTTGCTAAATGTATTTAAGGTTAGGGACTAGCCATGGTAAGATAGCTTAGTTCTGTAAGTTAGGTATAGTGAATACACTTGTAAAATCCTAAATACTACTAAGTGTTCCCAGAAACCACTAATTTTTAATTGGTGTGTAGTCCATAATTTAGTTGAACATTTGTTAATACACACCCTAAAATCCTCTATGTTTCAGACGCGCATAGAGGATTTTGATTTATATTAAAGGAAAATAAAGAGGTGAAAATATTGCCAAAAATAGATATTGGTGCTTATCGACAAGTAGCAAGTAAAAAGAAGAAACCTTTCCATGTAGACTCTAAGTCTGCTGGGCAAGCATTAGATCATAAACAAATTAAATCACATATAGATGTAGGTGCTTATGGTGGAGTATCAGACGCTTATAAGAATAAAGGTCATAAGTCTGGTTCTTCTAAAGGCGGGGACGATAGAGATATTTCAAAGGCTGATGAAAACTATAAACAAATAATGCAGGAGTCCTTGAATTTAATACAAAAGCCTACTCCTCGTTATCCTACGCATATAGACCATAAGCCGGGTGATATAGCTAAATATGGTTCTATTTCAACGTCTGGTTATTTACAGGTAACGGTAGCAACTATTTCACGTACTTATCCTTTAGTTCCCCGTTCTGTATCTCATCAAATTCCAGATGACACACAAGATAAATTAATTGCTGATTTAATTTCAGTTCAAGTACAAAACGATATGCAAAATGATATTCCAACCTTGACTATGATTTTAGGTAATAGTCATGACTGGTCTTCACTGTTTGCTGTTAATGACTTAATTCGGGTAGATTATATCTTACCAGACAAACAGTATCGTCAATTTGATAAGTGTATTTATACTGGTTTAGTTTCTAATTTAACTCGTAATGCTAATTACAATGGAGCGCAAGAAACTTATACGGTTGTAGGTCAAGGTATGGCTAAGATTATGAGTAATATTCAGTTGTCTACTTTTTCTGATTTACAGTCTAACCTTAATGGTTATCAACTGCTCCCAGATGATGAAAAGACAGGGATTGGTTTTAAGCAACATACGTCTGCTAATATTATTAAGCAGATTATCAATCGGTTTGTCTTACAAAATCAAGGTGGAGTAAATACCTATGATTACTTAAATGGTCAAGGTGGTCGAGATATTACTGAGCGGGCTACTCCGGTTAAAGCAGGCGTAGTTAATGACTTTATGGGACAACCAATGACACAAGCTGACTATCAAGCTTATCTTGATTCTTTACCTGATAAGGACGGCAATACTGCTGATGGTTCAGACCAGAATTCAGATACAGACCAGAATGGGAAGAATAATGATCCGGAAACTAATAATCAAGTTAGTTGGTTAAATATTCCTATGCAGGTATCAGAAGATGGGGAATTACCTATCCAGAATTTAATGGAGTTCTATATTTATGAAAACTTAGATGAGTCCTACCCAGACGCAGGCCCAAGCAATCCATTCTTAAATTACAATGGTTCTATTCTCCAGTTTATTAAAGACGTTTCTGCTAAACCTTTTAATGAAATGTATTGGACGCACGATCGGGGATTGGCTACTTTTAATTATCGTCCTACACCGTTCGATCCCGAAAACTGGATGGGCTTACCTGTTAATGAGATTGCTCCCGGTGATATTATGAGTGTTAATATCCAAAACAATGATCAAGAACAAGCTTCGATTTTTAAGCTTACGCCTACACAAGGTATGGGGATAGATCAGTATGACGGTGGATTTACAGGGAATATGGCACCCTTAACTAATTTAGATCTTATTCACCGTTATGGTTATAAGTTAATGAATGTACAAGTTGATTACTTTAATGGTAATAAACAAGAGGATCCGTTGTCACAGTTACAAGCAGGAACTACCAATGCAGATAGTGAAGCTATGAAAGGCTGGACTCAAGAAGAAGCAATGCTCCACGCCCCTTATTACACATCTGTAGTTGACGCTTTTTATTACACAAGTGGACGTAAGGCTAATGGTGAAGATATTTCTATTCCTAAAGAAGCTGGTGGGTCTGCTCAGTATAATGCTGTAAATGAAGCGATTAAAGCTTCTGGGAATGCTTATGATTTTGCCCGTTCGGTTGCTGGCTTGGGAATTAGTCAAGAAGACGCTAATACATTATGGACGATGCGTAATCATTTTAATCGTACTAGCTACCTTAGTGTTATGATGCCCAATTACACCCCTACTAATACAGCTATCTCTAAGAATTCTAAATACTTAAAGAGTTATGACCGGATGGCTAAAAACCCTGAAAAAGCGGCTGGTGAGTTGATTGACGAAATGGGTTATACAATTGGACCAGAACAAGCTTGGGAGATTGTGCAGTCCGCTTTAGCTAATGGCGGTAAGCCTAGTGAGGCTGATTATGACCGGATTATGAATTCAGTTCCTTTTGACCAAGGACATGATGGTATTAATGGATCACCAGATAGTGGTCAACAATCTGTACCTTTCTTATTCCTTAGGTATACACAGAAGTTATTTGATTGGTACGCAGATAATGCTAAGTTCTATTCTGGCACGATTACTTTAGGATCGCTTTCTACACCAATGGTAGATTGGATTGGTGAGCGGGTAATGTTTTATGATGACCCTTCTGGTGTCTGGTGGGAATTTTACTGTGAGGGTGTAACTACTAGCTGGAGTTATGCTAATGGTTTACAGGTTACATTGAATGTTACTCGTGGTGTTCCTTTAAGATCTGAAACAGGCGACTTTTACCGTAGATTTACTGAACCTTGGAGTTTTAAGGGCAAGTTTACCCGTTTTCTTGGGGGTTACTTTGGTGAGCAAAATCTTGCTACTGCTATTTCCAATGCAAGTAAAGATAGTGGAGGAGATAGTGGAGGAACATCTAATAACGATATAGTTAAGTTTGCTCAACAGGTTAAAACAAAGGGTTGGACTTATTCGCAACCTAATAGGTCAGACTTTGGGTCTATCGGTAGTCCGAAGGAAAATGGTCATGCAGATTGTAGTTCTTTTAGTTGGTATTGTGCTAAATCATGCGGTTATTCGGTTGGTGATACACCATTTACTACGTTTTCATGTAAATCTATTTTGGAGCCTATTGACTCAAAAGACGCAAAAGCTGGGGATATGGTAGTTAATGATGCTAACCCTCACATGGGTATTCTTGAAGAAGATTGGCACGGTGGAGATACTAAAGTTATTGATATGAATGCTGGAGAAAATATTGCAGAAGAACCTTACTCACAAGGTTTCGGTACTGATACTGCTACTTGGTGGGGTAGGCCTAAGAAATAGTAAGTGATATAATCATTATGAGGTGATTATATTGCGTAGAAAGACTACGGCTGAATTTAAACAAGAGGTTTATGATCTTGTTGGTGATGAGTATACTGTTCTAGGTGAATATAAGAATGAGCGCACTCCTATTACACTTCGTCATAATGTATGTAACTATGAATGGGATACAACTACCCCACACGATTTTCTGCGTAAGAGTAAGAAGCATTCTAGGTGTCCTCAGTGTTCTCATCATATTCGTTATAATCAAGATTCATTTATAGAGGCTGTTAATAAGGTTTTTGGTATTGGTAGATATAAAGTTTTAAGCCAATTTACAACTGTAGCAGGCTTAGTTCATGTTCAATGTTTAGTATGTAATCATGAGTTTTGGGTAAGGGGATATAGTTTACTAGCAGGGCATGGGTGTAATAAATGTGCTCGAAAAGTCGTTGCTGACAAGGAAAGGAAAGATAAGGAACAATTCCAAAAAGAGCTAGATGATACATATCCCGGACAATTTAAAGTTATGGGAATCTATAAGGATCGGTCTACTCCTGTTGATGTACTGCATATTCCTTGCAATCATATTATAACTAAACAACCTCGTAAGTTACTACATTCCCCTTATTGTAAATACTGTAATATGAGCAATGGTGAATTTATGATTAATGCTTACTTGAGTAAACTTGGTTTTAAGTATGAATATGGATATATTTTACCAAATAAACTACACTTAGATTTTTGGCTACCGGAACAAAAAATAGCTATTGAATACGATGGTAGACAACACTATGAGGAGATTGATTTCTTCGATCAGTATGAAGCCTTAGAAGTAAGAAAAGAACGGGATAAGCGTAAAAATTTATATTGTAAGAAGCATGGTATTAAGCTAATTAGGATACCTTATACTTATAATACTTATAAAAAGGTGAAATTATTTTTAGACGATCAATTGAAGTTATTAAAGTAGATGTTAATGAAGATACCTATGGAATGGCTTTTGCTAAAGGTGGGTCAATAAAATTTTATAAGCCAAAAAAGAAGTAAAGTTGGATTGATTTTTACTAAGAAATAGAGGAATTAGATTCTCTATTTCTTTTTTATTTTTGTACTTTTTGTACAAAAGTAGTTGAAAATTCAACTAAAAGTGTTATACTTAAAACATGAATTAAGGAAAGGAAGCATAACAATGAAGAAAGGTAGTACATCTGATTTAGTAGAAGATATTAATAAGAAGTATGATCCAGAAACGATTAAGAAAACGTTGATTAAGTTTCAGCAATTGCAAGAATTGGGTTGGGAGATTATCATTGATTCTGTAGAGAATGAGGCTTATAGTATTAAATCTGATGATGAAACAAAAATTGTTTATCGTCCTTATGTATATCCGCCTGAGCGACACGGTGAAGATTATATCTTGAACTTAGATACTTCTTTTGACTCATACTATAGTTATTTACAATGTTTAGTTGATACTGTTAAGGCTGTTTCTAAGTTAGATAATCATTATAATTGTCCTTATTGCTCTATGATTAATGGAGAAGGTAAAAAGATAGAAATTGACGAAGGTTCTTATATGAGGTATAAGGCTGATGGTGGTCTTATAAGGTTGATCGTTTATCGGGGTGATACTATTGAACCCGAAGAGGTACAGGATATTGACTCTAGTTATTGTATGTTTTGTGGGAGGAAACTGTCATGAGTAATCAAAAACCAAAAGGTGTTGGGGACGTAAAGATTACCCAACAAGCCTGCATTTGATATTCTTAAATTCGGACAAATTTGTGTGTTTAATAATTATTTAGAAGCTTGTGCAGTTGCTAATGAATGTGGTGGAAAAGTATATGAATTGGGATTAATTAAAGTGAGGTAGACTAAAATGATTAAATATAACAGGAAAGATCATATCTTAGAGGTTGATACTCCTACTAATAAGTTTGAATTAGACCAAGCCGATTTATCTTCTTTACGACAAGCTTTATCTGATTTACCTGCTCATAATTCAAGTGAATTGGTTAGTTTAGATTATTTAAAAGATGTATACGCTAATCATCAAAAGTATCTTACGTATTTAGCTTATAATATGGTTTATAATTTAATCTTAAAATACATCTATGAGGATTTTAATATATCTGAATGGTACATTCCCTATAATTACGAGGGTGTGGCATCTTTTTCAGGTAGTGGATTGATTCCCGGGTATAAAGATACCATTTTATGGGGAGGTATTCCTGATAAGCTTATTTTGGAACAAGCTGAATTAGTTTTAAAAGATTTAGAATCTCATGGAATTAAGATTAAAAACTCTTATACCGAAGATGGTGAATTGATAGTATATGTAGACGAAAGTATTTTTAAGGATGGTAAATAATTATGTATGCACTTTATAATACAAAGACTGGTAATTATGTAAAATCAATTGGTACTTCTGCTTTTGATAATGCGAAGATTTATTCTGAAACGGCTATGCTGGCTGAAGTTCCTTTTCTTAGTAAAGATCTTTATACAGCAGACCAGTTAAAGAATTTTAACACCCTAGCTAATATGGCTGATGGTACTTTAGGGAATAAGGCTGTATCAATTGAAGATTCACTTAATTGGGGGTTAAATAAGGTTAGTTCTCTGCTTTATTATACTACCCGTGATATTTATAATAAGGATCTTATTAAGGGTGAAGACTTAGGCTCATTAACAGATACTTTTATTTCAATGATGTCTAGCTATCTTGATTTTGACGTTAATGCTTATCTAAAGGATAAAGCTACTTATTTAGCTACTTTTAATGGACCAATTAATGATGAATTGGCTAAGAAAGCACAAGAAGCTCAGAATGCTAAGAAACAAGCACAGGCTGAGAATGATCAGAAGCAAGCTGAGATTGACGCAAAGAATAAAGTAAAGGATTAAGAATATCTTAAAATAAAGGAGAAGATTAATGGTTATTAATGGATATAGCTTGGTTATTGGTATTCTTATTGGCATTTCTATTACTGTTATTATAGGCTTGATTGCTATAAATCGAGAACCTAAGGTTGAGTTGGAACCTCAAAAGGTTAAATTACCTGAGAAACAATCTTCTGATGATATAGCTTCAATAAAAAATGAGATAAGTAAGCTGTGGAACGCTTTTTCAAGTATTGATCGAAAAAGTGAAAAATTTTTTGATCAGTACAAGGAGAAGGTGATGAGTTTACAACAGCGCATAGGTACTGATTTAGATAAAGATGATCCTCGTAGACATCTGCGGGTAAATTGTTTTAATCGTCCGGTTGTTTTCATTGTTGAGTACACCTATAACGATGACTATGGTTCCTATACTAGTTCTGATGTTTTTGCTTATAGAGAAGATGCTGAGGATTTTGTTAGAAAGTTGAAAGACTTACCATCTGGGGTATCTGATATATCAATTAGCCCTAGGATTGTTTATCTTGATAAAGACAGAACTTTAGATAATGTAGATAATCTTTAATAAAGGTTGACAACTAGGGGTCTATGTTCTATACTAAGAATGTTCCTTAATTCAGTAAGGAAACTGTTTCAAACTTTTATCTGAATTCTTTGTTTGTTTTTCCTTGGCAGGGTTTACCCTGTTTTTTTTTTTATCTTAGCTATTGTATTTTAATTATTGTGTGCTATACTAGAGTCATGGTTATGTTAATGAATTATTTAGTTTGACTGGCAGAGACTCGATAATTGTTCTACATTACCTCCTTTATATTAGATTAGTCGATTAAAAGAGTACTTATCTTACGGGTAGGTACTCTTTTTGTTATGGCTATCTATATTAATTAATGACCACTAAGATATATCTTAATATTATTTGTTTCTAATTAGAAAGGAGTTGTCATTAATTGGCGACTGTCGCAAATCAAACGGTTAGGTATTAGCTGTTTTAAAACCTCTCTTAAACGGGTAAAGCTGAATAAATAGTAGTAATAAAAGAGAATAAGCTAGTAAGAAAGACTAAGCCCTGTAATCTACTAGGGGTAGAGTTGACCAACCGTTCTAAGATAAATGACTAACGACTAAACTTATAATGTTTTCATTATATAAAAGCCTTAGGGTGTAATAGAGAGGACTCCAGATCTGGAGTAAGATATAGTCTAAAATTATATAAAAATATAAATATAAATTTTGTAATACCTCTAACCGAATTTATATTATGGCAAAGAACCATTTAATTGCACGTGCGCAAAGCTTGACAGCTAATAGAAGTTACGGCACCGAAGGGGTATATGAAATCGGGTCCATTAACTAGCATAGTGGAGGTTAACAGTAATGTTAATTGAAAAATTCTACTAAACGGGTAAAGCTGAATAACTGAATTAAATAAGCTAGTAAGAAAGACTAAATCCAGAAGTGGATAGAGTTGACCAACCGTTCTAAAATAAAAGACTAACGATTAAGTCCTTATTAAGTTAGGGTAATGTAGAACCTCTTATAAAGAGGAAGATATAGTCTAATCTATTTAGAAATAAGTAGTTAATATAATGTATGCCACGTGAACATGTATACCTCAAATATACGGGTTCTCTTACACTAGAAAGATTTCGTATGGTACGAGATAACCTTGCTTCTCAGCAAATGGATATAGCCCATCTGGGAGAGGATATTCTACAAGCTGACGTTTTAACTATTTCTGTAATGGATAGTGTTACTAAAATGGTAGCCGAGGCTTTCTATGGATGCAGTGCATCGTCATATAACACAAGTTATAGAGCAAATCAGATAGTTAGTGAGTCTATCGAGTTTTTGTACCTTAGCTCTTCGACTGGCTCACAGTCATAATTATTATATAGTATATCGAGTTTTTGTACCTTAGTTCTGGAACATCAAGCCAAGCGTAGTATGGTGTTTTAATAATCAAATAGTTAAAAATGATAACGTATACTTTAACCTACTTTGGAGAATGGTATACGTTATTTTAATACACTTTATTTCTTTTTATAAAATATACTCTTGAACAATAAATTGATTGAAATTATAATCATATAAGAAAGAAGGAATAATATTGAAGAAACTAACTTTTGATGAATTTAGCTATAGGGCACAACGTATTCTAGGATCTAAATATGTTTTTTATCCTCCCTATAAGGATATGAAAACACCTGTTAAATATAAACACCTAGTCTGTGGTACTACCGGTACTTTAATCCCTGATAATATTTTTAGGGGTAAGGCAAAATGTAAGTACTGTAGTATGAGGGGAAGATCTAATAGTCGTATGTTAACAGACGAGGAGTTTAAGAAAAGACTACATAAAATTCGCCCAAGTGATGATATTATTTTGCTCGAACCTATACATGGTATTTTTAAGAAAACAAAAGCGAAGTGTCTTGTCTGTGGATATGGTTCAAAAGGTGAATGGACTCCCTTGCCAGTTAATTTATTAAAAGGTAAAGGATGCCCCAATTGCGCAGGAAATGCCCCTAAAACATCCAATAAAGTAATTAAAGAGGTTAAAGATTTAGGAAAAGGCAAGTATGAATTATTAGGAACTAAAAGGACTAAAAAAGAAGGCTTGTGGCTACATTTACTACATAAAGAGTGCGAAAATGATTATTGGGTTCGTGACTATAGTTTCATACATGGTTATCGTTGTAAATTTTGTGCTAATAAAGCAACAGGTGACAGATGTAGGCTATCCTTAGACGAAGTTAAGCAACGAATTACAAGGGTTGCTGATGGTCGTTATACATATGTAAGTGGTAATTATAAGAACAATCAAAGCCCTATCTATGTAAGGCACAACGTATGTGGTACTGTGTTTAAAACCACGTGGGGGCAACTTAGTGCTAATAGGGGATTGTGTCCTAATTGTGGTTCTTCTAATGGTGAGCAGGCGATTATGAATTATTTAGTATCACACAGGATTAGTTACTCTTATGGTTATTTAATTCCAGATTTAATAGATAAGAAAAACCTTCACTTTGACTTCTGGTTGTCTCAATTCAATACTGCTATTGAATATGATGGCCAACAACATTTTAATCCTGTCGATTTGTTTGGGGGTAAAGAGCGTTATGAATTGCAAAAGAAACATGATAGAATGAAAGATAATTATTGTAAGGAAAAAGGTATTAATTTAATTAGAATTAGATATGACGAAAGTATTAAGGACACATTAGACTATTATCTTTTACCTTTAGTAGATAAGCTTAGTGACATTGAGTTTAGAAAGGTAGAGAGTACAGATCTTAACGAGTTAATGGTTAGGTATCATTATTTACACCGTAAAGTTACTACTTCTTATTGTTATGGTTTATATTATCGAGGAAGTCTGGCAGGAATGGTAACATATACAAGACCTAGAATTAGCCTTGCTCAGTCAATCTCACCTTTAGCTAATAAAGATAACACCTTAGAACTATCTCGACTATATATTAAAGACGAAGTAAGTCAAAATTTAAAGAATATTACGTCTAAGTTTGTCTCATGGACTTTAAGACAATTAAAGCAAGAACAAGATGGTAATTGGTTTATTATCTCCTTTGCCGATCAAGGTATGCACCATACTGGAGCAATTTACCAAGCTACTAATTTCTTATACTGCGGAACTACTAAACATCGTGAATATTCTTGGAATGGATATGGTAAGCATGGTGGTGTATGGGAAAAAGGTCATTACTATAGGTATATGATAATTAGTCCTATCAAATATCGTTATATTATGTTCTTAGGGTCAAAAACATTTAAGAAACAAGCCCGTAAGACCCTTAAATTTGATGTTGAACCTTATCCTAAACAAGATAGCATTCACTATTCAGTAGGTGATACAGAAGAAAGATTAATTCGAGACCGGGAAACTGGTAAGATTTGGAAAGAGTCTGAGTTAACTAAACATCTAAATAAAGATTAAGAGGGATTAAGAAAGGGGAATAACAACGGAACTGTTGGAGAATATTCTTCTTTTTTGTAATTAAGTATTGACAACCTGTCTATTCTATTGTATTATAATAGTTGTAAAGGAGTTGTGAAGTATGCGAAGAAAAACTGATAAAGAATTTAAACAAGAATTGCATGATTTAGTAGGTGACGAGTATACAGCTTTAGATCATTATGAGAAAGGAACAGTAAAGATTCATATTAAGCATAATAAATGTGGTCATGTGCTATATGTTTATCCTTTGGCTTTTTTACAAAGACCTGCTTGTCCTTACTGTAGTGGTCGTCCCCGCTACACCCCAGCAGAGTATAGGGAGTATGTAAAAGGAATGACTAATGATGGGTATGAGGTTTTAGATGACTTTGTAAATAATCGGACACCAATTCGTTATAAGCACAAGAAATGTGGTACTGTATTTAAGACTCTTCCTAATACCTTTAGTGTTGGATCTGTTCGTTGTCCTGTATGTGCTAATAAGGTTCGTTCTAAGAAGCAATCTTTAACCACTGAGGAATTTAAGGAGCGAGTTCATAACTTACCACATGGAGACGAATTCGAAGTTCTATCTGAATATAAAGGATACCACCAACGTGTTACTTTTAAGCATAAGAAGTGTGATACTGTATGGATGACTACCCCAGCCAGTTTCTTTCTTAGTAAACACAAATGTCCGGTATGTGCAATTAACGCTACTAGAAAGGTTAAGTAATTATGGAGAAAGTAATTAAGAACTATTTAGACAATGTAGATAAAGTAGAAGAGGAATTATCCCGAAAGAAAAAGTTATTGAATAAGTTTGATAATATCTCAGACCTTTTTAATTTCTTATATGTAGGTAATTTGACTAAGGACTTATCTTTTTATGACCCTAACCATGACTCTCTAGCTTTAGATGGTGGTTTGTTTAATGATAATGAAAGGGCAATGAGAGAGGCTCTAGGTGCTGAATTTAAAAAGCGTTTAGAAAGTATTGGAATTAATAATGTAGGAGTAGACACGGATGGCTGGAGATTAGGATTTAATATTCCGTCTCCTTACCCTAATGATATTGTAATTGAGTCTTTAATCCCCAACCATAATGTTAAGTTAAATTATTATGCAGACGTTAACTCTTTAAACCAGTTATCCAGAGTAGACGAAATTAATATTGACTTAGTTCTAAAGTACTTTAATCCAATGGCTAACTATGGACGTTTTAAATGGGATCTAAAAGGTATCATTGCTCAATCAGCGAATGGGCATGATAATGAGTTTTGGTATGATGATTTATTAACTGCTTTATCGACAGATCGTGACTATTTAATTCAATGCTTGACCTTATTTAGGGGTATGCAATATGATGATGACTCTATAGAATATCCTAATTACTTGTCTGAACGATTAAAGAGTACTGTTGAAAGATTAGAGTCTATCCATGCTCATACCCAAAAGGGTTTAGCTAAGAAGATTAAAAAGGAACTTAAAAAGTCATACTTAGAACATCAAATTGATATTATGATTAAGCCTAAGTATTTCTACTACAATCGGAAATTTAACCAGTTTAAGCAAGATATTGACCACGCAGAAATATGGAGTAACACTATTGAGATTCGTAAGTCTACAGAAGATTATTACCGTGGTATCTTTACTGGGCTATTTAATAAGAAAGTTAATATTAACTGGTTTGTTAAAAATTATAATGACGATTATGTAAAACTTAAATAATATAATTCCCTCTTTCAGAACTACATTAAACGGTAGAAGATAGTAATTCTGTTATACAATGTAGGATAATGAAAGGGGGATTTTTTGTGGGTCAAAAGATCAATATACCCTCACAAAATCAACCGTTTAGAAAGCAATCTTCCCTAGGTGGAGACGTTAGCTTTCGGAATTTAAACGGGACAAATGATAATTCATTTATTACTTTAGCTAAGGTAACAAAAGTTTATTATAAACAAGGTAAATTAGATTTTAAATTAACTAATACTGTTTCGATTGTGCAAGAACAGGGTGGAGACGGTTCTGGGTCTGCTCCAATTCCTGTTGACTTCTTTGGGCGTAAGCCAGATGGTCAAGTTTTTGGTCATTATCGTCCAGTTAAAGTTGGAGACTTGATTGCAATCGCTTATATCAATGGTCACCGTTCTAATCCAATTGTAATTGGTGTTTATCCTGACTCTGCACCAGATTATGAATTGATTTCACCATCAATGTTTGAAACTGGTGATGATAATGATTCTGGAATTGCTGAGACTGGTTTAGCTGAGCAAAAGGTTTATCCGTCTATGCAGACTAGCTATCGTTCTGGTTCTGGTACGATAGCAGAAGCATTAAATGGTCATTCTTTTTTAATTTTAGATGATGAAACTGCTAATCAGTATGACCAGCTTTGGACTGATTATGAGTCTGTTGGTTTCTTTAATCATAATGGAGAAACAACTAATCCGTTAAAAGAGGAAGCTGGTAGTTGGTTATTAGTTCATGAGGATAATCCAGATGGTGACGGCGATGGTCATCGTACTCGTTTCTACGTTAATCCTAAAGGTGAAATTCAAATTGTCCTTATGGGTTCTGACTCAGAGGGTGACGTTTCTGTATTAGAGGGTTCTCGTAAAGACGGGTTTACTCTTAAGCACTATAATGATCTTTCATCAATTAAAGCTGGTGACAAAGGACAGGATGTTTATAGTCCAGACTTTGACGTTGCTAAGAAATATGTAGAGCTTAATATTGGTAAAGATCAGTCTATTCTTATGCAGGCTGTAGACCAAGGATTTTCTGGTGGTAATACTAGCCTTACAGTTAAGCCAGATGGTGTTTACTTAAATGACAAGCCTTTAAATGCAAATATTACAGACTCAATAAAAGAACATAGTAAAGAATTGGCAGACGCTATCTCTAAGGACTTAACCACTACTAAAGAGTGGCAGGACTTTGATCAGCGGGTTACTCAAGCTGGTAAGGACGCTAAAGACGCTGGTGATAAAGCTAAACAAGCTGGTGAAGATGCCAAGCAAGCAGGTATTAGTGCTGAGAAAGCTGGAGAAAACGCTAAGGCTATTGGTGATGATATTAAGCGTCACATTATTTACTATGCTTCTGCTTTTCCCCAAGGAGATCATTACATTCCGGGTAAGTATTTAGCGATTAATACCGAAACCTATATTGCTAATGGTATTATTAAGTCTGCTATGATTGAAGACGGGGCTATTGATAATGCTAAAATTGCTAATGAAGCTGTCGGTAGTTCACAGATTGAAGATCTTGCTGTTACTCGTGGTAAATTAGCTTATATGGCTGTTGGAACTGCTCAAATTGAAGATCTTGCTGTATCTGATGAAAAAGTAGATCATCTTTCCTTTAATCATATGGAGGGGGAATTATTAGATGCTAGTAAGATTAGGGTTCGTAACCTTTCTGGTGATAGTATCTCTGCTAAGACTCTTACAGCGGATAAATTGATTATCAATAATTTAGGGGATATTACAGATAAACTAGGGACGATCGTAGAAGGTAATATTATTGTTAAAGGGAATGGTAAAGATTCTGGAGTTACCTTAGACGGGTTAGACGCAGATAATCCCGATGTTTATACCCCAAGTAAGAAAGCCATTTTAGCTAATATTGTCAAGGCTATTAAGTCTAGTGCTGAGGCTAGTTTAGACTACGCTAAGCAAGTAGGTTTAAGTAATGATCCCGTAGCAATAGATTTACAGAATAAATATAACGCAATGGTTGACGGTTTAGCTCCTATCTTTAATGATATGACTGCTACTACTAACTTTGACCATAATACAGTTGAGCAATTAACATCTGATTGTAATAATGCAATTGATAAATTCCAAAACCTTGCCAATAGTCAATTAAATCGTAAGATTGGGCAAACCGCTGATAATAAGAATTCTGTTTATCAAGGCTATGAACAGCCTGCTAATCCACATATTAATGATATATGGTTCCAAGAGAATTCAGACGGAACTTATCAGATTAGAGTTTATGATGGCGGATCTTGGATTAGTCCCGGTATGCAGGATATTAAAGAAGTACGAGAATCAGTGTCTACTTTGCCAAGGTCATACTATAGTTCTACACAGCCGGCTGGAACAGATTATAAAGATGGCGACATCTGGTATAAAACTAGTACCGATACAACTAACAATACCGTAGTATATACTGCGTACAAGTGGAATCGTAATACTAATACATGGGATCCTCTGTTAGACGCAACTAGCTCACATAACTATATAGGATCCGCACCAGCTAACCCAATCGATGGGGACTTTTGGATGGACAATACCACCCTTAAACAGTATCAAAATGGGGTTTGGAAAACAATTCCAACTCAAGGGCCTCAAGGTGTTCCCGGTGTTAGTGCAAAACAACAATATACTCATATTGCGTATGCAACTAGTGCTGATGGTAATAATAATTTTAGTGTGGATAGCTTTAGCGGGGCTACTTATATTGGTTTGCTAGTTGATTTTAATGAAGAAGATTCTTCTGATCCTACTAAGTATGCTTGGTCATTAATGAAGGGTGCAGATGGTACAGATGGTAAAGATGGGGTACCGGGTAAGCCGGGTGTAGACGGTAAGACAAGTTATGTACACTTTGCCTATGCTAATAGTAGTGATGGCAATACTGATTTTAACCTAGAATACTTTGCTAATGCTCTATATGTTGGGACTTATACTGATTTTACGGAATCAGATTCCTCTGACCATACAAAGTACACATGGAGTAGATTAAAGGGTGACCCCGGTGCTAATGGTAAAGATGGTGTAGCTGGAAAAGATGGGGTAGGATTAAAGAGGACAGAAGTTACTTATGGTTTAAGTGAATCTGATTCTACTCAACCTTCTCGCTGGTCTAGCCAAGTTCCCGATTTAGTAAAAGGCCAATACTTGTGGTCTAAGACGGTTTGGACTTATACTGATGATACTTCTGAAACAGGCTATCAAAAAACATATATTGCTAAAGATGGTAATGATGGTACTGATGGTGTAGCTGGTAAAGATGGGGTTGGAATTAGTAGCACCACAATTACTTATGCAGTTGGAACATCAGGAACAACTGCCCCAACAAGCGGTTGGGATAGCCAAGTACCTAATGTGCCAACAGGACAATACCTATGGACTAAAACCATTTGGAGTTATACTGATAACACGAATGAAACGGGATATAGTGTAGCTAAGATGGGTGACACTGGTCCTAAAGGGGATCCGGGTAAAGACGGGGTACCCGGTACTAATGGTAAAGATGGTAAAACTTACTACACATGGATCAAGTATGCTACTGATAGTAGTGGTAGCAATATTAGTGATTCTCCGACTGGAATGAGCTATATAGGGATAGCTTATAACAAAGGAAGTCAAACTGAATCAAGTACGCCTACTGATTACAAGTGGACTAAAATTAAGGGTGATGACGGTATTCCCGGTGCTAAGGGTGCAGATGGTAAGACAAGTTATTTCCATGTTGCTTATGCTAATAGTAGTGATGGTAGTACCGGATTCACAACTAGTCCAAATATAAGTAGTAGCTATCGTTATCTAGGAACTTATACAGATTATACAAGTACCAGTAGTAGAAACCCTTCTTCTTACACATGGGCACCAATGTTTGACTCAACTAAGAAACGAAACTTTACTTCCCAACCAACCACACCTTACGCTATGGGTGATACGTGGACACAATCAGGGGCTACTTATTTCTGTACAACCGCACGTGATAGTGGTGCATTCTCAGCTAGTGATTGGACAATGCAACAATTAACTATTCATTCGTTGGCTCCCAGTGTTACTAATAGTTTGTACAATGATAATCTAGTTTCTGGTACTAGTCAAGATATTGTCGTTGATGATACAGCAAATACTGGTACTCAAGGTTGGTGCTTTAATACAATCCCAATTAATGCTGATTTGAAAGTTGGAGATAAAATTACTGTTTCTGTTGAAAATGTGACTATGACAGGAAAAGGTGATTTATCAAAATGGGGTGCAACTTTATATAGCGATGATATTGGTGAAATGCGTGCTAATAATTATGAAGTTAATGCAGGTAGGAACGCCCAAGTAACAATTACAGTAAATTCAATGAAAGATCCCAATAAGCAAACCGCATTGCTCATTTATTCTGGTCGTGTGAGTGATACTGAAGGAAAGAAAGCAGTATTCCACCACCTTAAAGTTGAACGAGGCAGTGTGGCTACCCCTTGGTGCTTATCACAATCTGAACTCACAACGACTACTAGAGACTATAGAGGTGTTACCTTAAATGATAGGGGGCTAACCGCTACCGCAGGAAGTACAACGGTTGCTATGAACTCTAATGATGGCTTTCTTATTAATAATGCTAGTGGACAGGTATTTCATGTAGATACTAGTGGTAATCTTAATATGAAAGGTAATATTACTGCTGGTAACATTTCGGGGGTAAACTTTACTGGACAAAGCCTTAACCTAGCTGGTTCATTGAAAGTATCTGGATCTATTTTATCTAGTAATGGTAATGTAGCTATTAGCTCTAATGGTCTTGCCATTAAAGATGGTGGATTAAAAATTGTTAATAGTCAAGATGAAACTACTACCATGATTAGAGATGATGGTACTTTTGCTACTAATAAGGGTTACTTTAGTGGTGAGGTTCATACTACTAAGCTAATATTAAGTGGTAAAGATTCAGATATTAACATGGGTGGGTTATTCCATGTTGATTCCGATGGTAATGTAACCGCTAAATCTATTACAATTACTGGCGGTACTGTTGATGCAAAAAGTACTAAATTCAAGAATTTTAGTGCTGATATTATCACTACTGGAACACTGAATGCGGCTAATGTGAGTGTCATCAACCTGAATGCAAATAACATTACTGCCGGAACATTACGTTCTATTACTATTAACAACGGAAATAATACTTTTCGCGTTGACCCAGATGGTAATGTTTACGCTAATAGCATGCACGTTAATAATGGTTCGATATATCAAGGAACGGTTTTAGGGGCTGACGTGTATTCGATTAGTAATCTGACTTCTAATTCTTTATATGAAGTTAACGACGCTACACAAGATTGGGTAAAATTAAAAGATGGGACTATTGAATTGCATGGTGCCAATGGTAATCACTATTCTTCAATCGTACCAATCGATGTGACAACAACATATAGTGGTGAAGGAGCCTCTACGAACATTCATCATGGATTAGGAATATTAGACTCTCGTGAAGTAATAATTGGCTCAGCTTCTTTAGATTCCGAGAATAGTAACCGAATTACTCATAGCAGAAATTTTAGTGTGGTATCCAGAACACAATTGGGAATTACAAATAGCTACATTCAAGCACAATTAGACCCTGACGTGGAATATGGTAAAGGTGCTAGATTTGTCATCCAAAAAGATAATAAGGTGGGATTCTACGCCGGAGATGGTGATAATGGGAATGAATTAAGGGTAACTACAGCTGGTAACAATAACCGTATTGCATTTAATACTAATAACTTTGATATTGATGGCGAAGTTAATATAAGAAATAATCATGGATTAACTGCTAAAAACGTCCATGTTACTGGATGGCTAGGAGTTGATGGTTCTAAAAATTCAATTGTTAGGACTAGTCAAGGTACAGTTGCTATTAATGCTTATGAGACGGCTGAATATTATTTCGGCGACATTGGTGAAGGACAAACTAATTCTAATGGAGTTGCCTATGTCGGAATTGAAAAACTTTTTAACGAGACTGTTAATACTTCAATCCCATACCAAGTATTCCTGACTGCTTATGGTCCAGGATATATTTGGGTTGCTCAACGTGAGCATAACCGGTTTATTGTTAAGTCTAACCAACCGAATATTAAGTTTGGCTGGGAAATTAAAGCCAAGCGCAAAGGATATGAACATAATCGTCTACAAAATGTTGACAATATGATAGAAAAGCCAGCAGGCATTAAGTAATACCATTAGCTTTACTAATTATTTCAAGCAGAAACGGAGGATTAACTATGGATATTTACATGAATAAGCTTACTTACAATTATGATGATGACGGTAATCCGGTTGATGCCCTAATCGGCTTCTCGTCTGGCATGGATAAAGAATCACAGTATATCTATGCCAACATCAAGTTGACTAAGGACGATCTTGGCGAAGGCAAGACATTTGATAGTCTCTCACCAAAAGATCTAGTTGCAATCGCTCGGACGAAGCTTTACAACTTCACTAAACCAACTACGGAATAATGTGGTCCAGCTTGCTTATTTGACTATGGTTTTTTAACTCTATGTTGAAAAGCTGATAAACTTATAGTAAAATTAAATATTTAGAGGGAGATAAATAGTTTATGAGTAATCAAGAAGAAAGCAATCCAATGAATGTAGATGCTAATGCACTTTTAGACGATTATAAGAAACAAGTGGGAGAACTTGATTTAAACGTTAAGATTAAAGATATTCAAATTAAAAACTATCAAAAAGAAAATCAACGTTTGCGGGAACAGATTAAGTCTTTACAAGAGCAAATTAATACTTTATCTGGAAAAGATGAAAAGTCTAGTAAGGGTAAAAAATAATGTTAAAAGATAAATTAGAGGCTGAACAAGAACAGTTAGACGCTAAGGTTAAGAAACTTGAAGCGTTCCTAACTAATAAAGATAAGCTAAAAGATCTTAAGTTCAAACAAATTCAGTTATTGCATAAGCAACTTTCGGGAATGAAAACTTACTTAGAAGCCTTAACGGAACGAATTAAGAACTTATAATATTAAGGGCAGGTTAAACACCTGTCCTTTTTATTAGCTATAATTGGCGAGAATACTCCCACTTCGATAAATGGGTGATGAATCGTCTTTGTTTAAATTAAAATTTTGCCTTGCCCTCTAAAATTATTGAAGTTAGAATAAAGACATAAATTAAAGAAAAGAGGTGAAATAAATGCTAAAAGGAATTAAATTACGCTTGTATCCTAATGTTAAACAACGGGATCAGCTATGGCAAATGTTTGGTAATAATCGTTTTATCTGGAACACTATGCTAGACATGGCTAAAGCTAGATATAAGAATAATCCTAGTTCTAAGTTTGTAAATGAATATGGTATGAATTACTTAGTAAAGCAACTAAAAGTAGAATATCCGTTTTTAAAAGAAAGTGACTCATCAAGCTTACAGGTATCAAACCATTATTTAGACCAATCTTTTAAAATGTTATTTAAACATCAAGGTGGTTATCCTAGATTTAAATCTCGTAAAGCTACTAAACAGTCTTATACGGGAAAATCTACTTGTAAAGTAATTGCTAAGAGAAGAATGAAGCTACCTAAGCTTGGTTATATTAAAACTAGCAAAACTACTAGATTAGAAGGACTAAAGATTAAAAGATATACTGTTTCTTTAGAACCTACAGGTAGATATTATTTATCTTTAATTGTTGATGACCCTAATATTCAATCTTTGGAAAAGACTGGTGCTATTGTTGGGATAGATATGGGAGTAGCTGATTTAGCTATTACTAGTGATGGTTATAAATACTCTAAGTTTGAAGCTGGTTGGTATGAACAACAAGCTAATAAAGCTCAATCTAAATTTAGTAAACGTAGACACAGAGCTTTGGTTAGAGTAAGGCAATGGAATCATAATCATAAAGACACAAAAATGGAGTTAGATGATTATTCTAATTGGCAGAGAGCTAGACAGCAGAAAGCTAGATACCAAGCTAAGATAGCTAATCAGCGGAAGGATTACTTACAAAAAGTTACTACTGAATTAGTTAAGGATTATGATGTGATTGTAATAGAGGATTTGAAAACCAAGAACCTTCTTAAAAATCATCATTTAGCTAAGAGTATTACTAATAACAGTTGGTATTTATTTAGAGAAATGTTGGAGTATAAATGTAAATGGTATGGTAAACAATTAGTAGTTGTTTCACCAAACTATACTTCACAAATATGTTCTAATTGTGGTTACCACTCTGGCAAGAAACCACTAGAAATTAGAGAATGGACTTGCCCTAAATGTAATACTCACCATGACAGAGATATTAATGCTTCAATTAATATTCTAAATAGAGGATTAAAAGAATTAAAGAAAATTAAGGCTAGGGACTAGCCATGGTAAAAGAGCTTAGTTCTGTAAGTTAGGTTTAGTGAATACACTTGTAAGATCCTAAATACTACTAAGTGTTCCCAGAATCCCCCACTTCAAGTGTTAAACCAAAGGGTTAGCTAAGTGGGGGAAGTTCAAATTAAAAGCAGTAAATATTAAGTAGGTGATATAATGGCAATGGCTGATGGTCGTTATTACCTAGATCGGTGTGCTTTTAGAGTATTAAATAGTGACGGTTCACAACAAAATCGTTTTGATTTTTCAATTAACCCACAATCAATTCAAGAGCAGACTCAAGCCCGTACTGCTTATATGAATACTAAAGACTGGGGAACAGTTCAGAATTTCGGTATGGGTCAAAAGTCAATTACTATTTCTGGTACTACTGGTTGGCAACATGGTTTAGGTATAGATCAAGCATGGCAATTAAAATCTTTTTTAGATACATATTTAAATAATTACCCAACTGGAACAGAGGATAATCACCCTGTTTTAGTTTTTGACAATTATACTGATAACTATTCTTATAAAGTAGCAATTTCACCCTCTGGTTATCAATTTAGTCAAGATGTATCGCAAGCAATTCTTGTTAAGTACACAATTAATATGATTGTAATTGGTAACACAGACCAAGCGTCTGCTAGTGATCGTACTAATACATTAATTGGTAGACCCGGTGAGGGTGGAATGACAGATGGTAACATGAGTAATGCTACTAGTTCCGCAATTGCTAGTTTAAGGAGGGATATAAGATAGTGGCAGATAAGAATAATTATTTTGACCCAATTACATTAGATGAGTATTTTTTGTATTCCCTACCTGATATTACGTCTGATAACCGTTTAATCATTCCCGAATTACAATTAAAAACATTTAATGGATTAGCTAATCAACCACATCTACAGGTATCTGAATTAACTAAGATGTTCCAGTATTATACCTTATCTTATTTACCAATCTTCTTTGGTAAGACACCAGCAGATAGATCTTTTACTAATAAGTTAGCTCATACTAAGATGTTTTCTTATAAACCGGGAGCCTATAAGTTATTAAATGCAGTTTATCTTGAAATTAGGTCATTAACTTGGCACTTAGATAATGCACCAGATTTAATTCAGTACATTAGTAAAAAGGATATTGTTCGTATTCGTTATAACTTAAGAGTAATGGCTGACTGGTGTGGAGACTATACAGAGTACTTGGATTTTATTCCAAAGCTAAGACAGTTGGAGGTTGACTTAGGTTTTATTGAAAATAAGCTTAATTATATTGTTAATCATTATGGTTACACTAAGTAAGGTGGTGGGATTTTGAGTGCTTATAAACATTACGTAATTCAAGAGGGAGACACAATTCAGACAATTGCCTTTAAGCTTTATCAAGATATGGAGCAATGGCACACGCTAGTTAATCTTAATCATTTAGAATATCCATACATTGTTGACACTCCACAAGAAAAGATGGGAAATCCAGAACATCTTTTAACTCGTGGAGATCGAATGCTATTACCTAATGATCAAGATACTTGGCAAAGAGCAAGCGAAAATAAGATTATTGAGTCTAATACCGCTCACTACCAGCCAGCTTATTATGATACTGTTTTAGGTATGGATCTTGCTTTAAATGTTAATACTGATGGTCATATGGACGAAGCTTTTGGTATTTTAGACTCAGACGGACACCAACCTAATACTGTGGTAGGAATACAGAACTTAAAACAGAGTTTAATCTTACGGATTTTAACACGTAAGGGAACACTTTTATTTCACCCCGAATATGGGTCTCTCTTGCCTGATATGCTCGGTAAGCAAATGAATAGGCAGTTGCTCATGGATGCTAAAAATGAGCTTAGACGTACGCTCACGTCCGATCCACGAGTAAAGAATGCAACAGTAACGTCTGCTAAGATGTCTTATACTTCGATGTTTTTAACAGCAGATATTACACCAATTGGTTCAGACAAGATTTTTAATCTTTACCTTTACCAATCCGAAAATGGAGAAATTTCAATTAGATAGGAAGTGAATAGGTTTGGCAATTGATACTTCAGCAGATACTACACAAATAGATAAAAATGGTTTTGCTTTTCGGAAAGCTAGTCAAATTATTCAATCAGAAATTGATCAAGTTAGAACTCATACTGATTTAATTAATGACTTTAGCACTGGTTCGATTACTCGTACTTTAATCGAAGCCGAAGCAATTGAAATTGAAAAACTTTATTATTACACATTAGAAAACCTACAGAAGTCGATTGATGATGCAGTAACTTCGGCTTTTGGCTTTACACATAAGAGTGCTACCTATGCTTTTGGTGACGTTTTTGTTCGACTTAATGGAACTTTACAACAGGATTTAGTAGTAGACCGAGGTACTCGTTTTTATTCCACTAACCCTAATTATGAACAGGTATATAGGACAATGGTTCCTTATCGTGTTCCTAAAGGAGCTAAGTCATTTACTATTCCAGTTTATTGTACTGTAATTGGTTCTTATGGTAACATTCCAGATCGGATAATTGATCGTACAACTGATATTGGTGGAATTGCAGAAGTCTACAATCCCGAGGCTTTTAATACAGGTGAAGACGAGGAAAACCCACAACAGGCTAAAGTTCGGTTTAGACAAATGATTCAATCTTTAGCTCGGGGTACTAGTCAATCCTTAGAGTATATTGCAGAAAGTGTTCCGGGAGTCGCTGGTGCTAATGTTTATGAATCTACCTATGGAGCAGTAGTTGTTTATGCACATGACGCTAATGGTAACTTGGGTGATGATCTTAAACAACAGATTGCTGATCGGTTAGTTGATTATAAGCCAGCCGGAATTAAGGTCATGGTTTATCCAACTCATAAATCAGTAGTTGCTCTTGACGTTACAGTAAGAGTAGATAATACAGATTTGTTAACTAATGACTTTTTGGCTTTAATTAAACAAAATCTTGCTAATTACATTAACTCGCTTACTGTAGGTGAACCTCTTTACAAAGCAAACATTATTCAAAAGATAATGGATACTGACGATTTAGGCTTACTTGATACGACAGTGGACGTTAAAGTCTATCCAGATAGAAAGATGCTAAATAATCCCGGAATTAGTGATGATACAATTATTAATATCAAGGGTGCAGAAGTAAAACAACCCTACCTTAGACCTACTGATATTACCCAAGATGGGACTTATGGTATTTTAGGTCGTAAGTCTAATAAGCTTACTGAACAAGACGGGGTGAGCTGGAAAGATTCTATTGTAAAGGATAAACAACCAGAGCAAGATGAGATTACAGAGGGCTTAGATATAGATGATGTCTATAGAACTAATTCAAATGAAATCTTACGTCTGGCTATCTGTAATATTAAGTTCAAACAAGAGGCTAATGAAGCAGACCCAACAGTTTTAATCAATGATAAAGCACCACAAAATGATTCCTTGCCAAGTGTATTAGCTAATGGAATTGGTAAATAGGGGGTGTAGGTTATGAGTATTGCTAATAACTTACATCCATTATGGAAAGGTGCTTTAAGGGGTTATAATAAGCCTACAGGGGAAGTTAATGATGCTCTGATTAATGCGCTCCAGTATGAAGTAGATCGGGCAGAAGCTAGTATGTATTCGACTAAGATTGACTCTTACTTAGATACTGCTAGGGGTGTTTGGCTTGACTATTGGGGTAGCTGGTTGGGGTTGCAACGTCTAAGTGGTGAAAATGATTATACTTATCGTGAAAAGCTAAAACACCATGTTTTGCATAGTCGAAGTACGAATAACAGTATTAGACAAGCACTTGCTGATTACTTGCATACTAACGTAGGTAATATTTATATCTATGAGCCTTATCGTGATATGTTTATCTGGAATTCTAGCAAGTGGAACACTTACAAATTTTACCCTTCTACTTATTACCGCTATGCAGTAATTGACGTTCAGATTGATTCTCCGATTAATACAATTGCTGGTGAAATTATTAATCTATTTAGACCTGCTGGGGTTATCTGGGTTATTACTTCCCTAGTTAATGTATTAAATACTAAAGCACCAATTATTGACTTTACTGCTTATGATAAATACAACTTTGTAACCGAAGATGTTGATTATATTGGGTTTACTGAAAGAGACGCTAATTATATTCTCCCTAATTTTGATCGAACTATCCATGTAACTGATCCATTTATTTATAACGATAGCTTGTTAAACGGAGGAAAGAAATATTATACTCCCGGCGGTTTTCATAATATGATTTGGCTTGGTAAGGTTTTAAGTGAGTACCAACCAACCCAAACACTAGATACAGGACAATCAAAGTCATTTGTAGAAATGCTACCATTACAAGATTATAATGCAATGTCAAGAATAGATAACTTATCAAAAGATTTTGACTATAATTCTTTAGGGATTGGTGGGGGGATTGACTTCTATACTTTCTTAGGAGGTAATTTAACTGGTAATACTCCTAAGCAAGCAGTACTTAATAAATTAGATAAATTCCCAATTAAGACTCTTGCTACCTATATGAAAGTTAAGGGTATAGGCAATAAACAAACAATTCACCCCTATGTATATGATTTTATTAATAATATGTGGGTAAAGTTTTCTGACTATGAATTAAGTTCAAAATATAAGTTATATCGGATTAGCTTTAATACATTGAAACCTTACCTTAATAACAATGGAATTATGTATGTTAAGTTTATGTTTGATACTCAGTCTTCCATTTCTGTAGATTACTTTGGCTTTGATTATGAAGACGACAGTGTTGGAGTAATGAGAATGGGATCGATTGATGGTCAATTTAAGATGGGTGCTTATACACAAGATCGATATGATGATTAAGAGACAGGTTAACCCCTGTCTTTTTAGATTCAACTATATTAATTAAAGACAAAAGAGACTTTCTAGTATACTAAGAAAGAATAAATTAAAGGAGCAATATAAATGGTTGTTAAATTTACTCAAGCCTATATGACAACAGATTATCCAGATGAAAATGGTAACTACTACTATCCTGTATTTGTACCAGAAAATGCTCATGTACAGTTACCAATCGTTACTTCGATGCCAGACGCTAGTTTAGGAAATCGTGGTATTCGTTATGATTGGAACACTAATAGCTGGACTGTATCAAGTGATGATCCACTAATTAAAAAGATTAATACTCTTGAGACACAATTAAATGGTTTAGTTTCAGCTTCTAAAGGTGGTAACAGTACCTCAGGAGATCCTAGCTCAGTTCAACCAACTACCCCAACTAGTTCTGCTGATAGCTCGTCTACTGCACCTGCAAGTCCTGATGGTAGTACATTATCTAATATGATGAATATGTTTAATGGAATGAACCCGGGTCCAGCTAACGCAACTAGTCAAGCTCAACCAGCTAGTTCTGACTCTAGCTCAGCAGACGTTAATTCAGCAAACCCAGACACTCCAGACCCAACAAAGGACAGTGATAAGTAATGAGAGCTGAATTTTACGATAATTATTGGTATAACCAGATGTGTGCGGGTTATGAAAAAGGAGTATTTAAGGAAGAATGGTACATCGATAAGGCTGTAGATTTCGGCTGGATTGATGAAAAAGAGGCACAAGTCTTGCATAAGAAATACTTTACAAAACCAGATGATATTATCATTCCTAATCCTCCTGCTTCTATTCAGCTCTACGTATCTACTACGAGTGTAGAAGTAAGGGGTGAATAGAATTGGCGATTGAAACTAACACGGGACACGTTCTCCAAGCTATTGATTTTAGCCAAAAACGTGATCTTTATTTTGTATTAGGTCGGGATAAAGACTGGCCGGATCCTTCTAGTCCTAGCCCTGAAAGTGCAACTACTACAAGGATTGAAAACCCATTAGCTGTAGTTAAGGTTGATCGGTTGGTGTTATGCTATAAGACAGATGAACACGTTCCAGACAGTGCTTCGGATGGTGATGATTTTGTTATCTATAAGGGTAGCAAGTGGAAGACTATTAGATCAGACCAAGTATTAAGTAATAACCAACTGCTTCAACCTGCTAACTATGTTTGTTTAATTGGTACTTTAGACGTAGCTAAGTTACCAATGTTTAGCTTTACTCAAATCGGTGTAGCAGAAGACGTAGCAATTGCAGATAATGCCCCGTCAAAACATGAAGCACAAAAGCAAAATGTTACTAATTGGGGTAATATGTATTTCTATGAAAATAGACCAATGGAAACCTATGGTAATACACAACGTAAGATTATGAAGTACATGATTCAGTTTTAGATTAAAACCTAAGTAGAAAGGAATGATAAAAGTATATGGCAGGAACAATTGATGATAGCCAACAACCTTATGGAAACCACTTTAACCTCTCTAAGAGATTTTCTAAGGTTTTATTCCGCCCCGGAAGACCCGCACTAAGTTCAGAGTTGCTTGAATTACAAAGTATTCAAAATAATCAACTAGAAATGCTAGGTGATTCCCTCTTTCAAGAAGGGGCTATTATTTCTGGTATGGAAATTATTCCAAAGCCAGACCGAAAAACAGCAGATACCAAGATGCCAAACTCGTTCTCAGTAGCTAGTTTGTTTGCTAATAATTCTAAATATTCAACAGGTGGCTATGTTCGAGATGGTAGAATTACAGTAACAACAGAGGGTAACTTACCTACTGATGTTCCTTCTATTGACTTTACTGGTAACGTTACTCAGGGGTTAGGCGTAGTAGTAAGCTTTACTATTAGTAAGAACTCGGGTAATTTAAATAAGATTAACTTAGTAGGTGACGACAGTAAGCTAGAATTAATTAGCTGGACTGTAGATGGTAACACTATTAGCTCTAGTATTACTGATTTAACTAATGCTTCTGCTTTAGTTTTGACTAATGGGAACCAAGTTAATCTTAATGATGGCTCACATAAGTTTGTTGTTAAGTATCGTACTAAGGCTTCTGGTTCTGTTAGTTTTAAGCTTGCAATTAACGCTGGTTATGATCCAACCTCTAATGTTGCTGAAGTTAATATTGATAAGCTTTATATTGAAGATGGTAATGAGGCTACTGATTGGAAGATTAATTCTAAAGACTCTGGTACTGCTTCTGATACTGAACGGGTTAAGGACTATACTGTAAGGTCTGGTCGGGTATACTTAAACGGTGCTGTTCGAGAATTTGACCAACAAGACTTTTCAATTAAGGGAACTGGTCGAGAAGAAATTGGTTTAAGACTAGATGAAAATATTGTTACGGCCAGTGATGACCCATCCTTACTTGACGATACCCCCGGTGCAGTAACTAAGGGTGAAGCTGGAGCAGATCGACTTCATTATAATGTTGTCCTTACTTATCAAGATGCCAGTGCTACACCTTTTGTAGTATTCCAAGATAACGTTCTTAATCAAAGAGCAATTAAACCAGATTACTCTAACCTAGAACCAATTTTAGCTAAACGTACCTATGACCAATCTGGTTCTTTCCGTTCTTATGGTTTTGAAGCCCACTTGAGAAAGAATCCAGATCCGTCTAAAGGGGCACAAGACCCAACAGACGCAAACAAGATTTTACTTGACATTGATGCAGGACAAGCTTATGTACAGGGTTATAGTATCTCTACTTCTGAACCTACTACGCTTAAACTTGACGTTGCTAATCAATTAGGTACTGCAACTAACGAAGGTTTCTACTATCGTGGCGATGGCTCAAATTACCAATTAATTAACCAACCAGTTAGAAATGTTTCTGGGGTTACTTATACGTCACGTGAAACCATTAATCATGCACGCGGTGCAGGTAGTGATGTTAAGGATAACTTTACTAATAAGAATGTTACTTATATTCGTAAAGTTTGGAATAATGCAAAAGAATTTGAAGACGGAAAACATTTCACGTATGTAGGGAATACTATTTACTGGGGAGTTGATCTTAAGGGTAATCCTCTTCCAAATGCTAATGACCTACCTACTCCCGGACAAAGTTATAATATTACTTATGACTATGCTACTAATGCTAAAGAGGGTACCGATTATCGAGTAGCTGTACAAGATGGTGTTACCTCTATTGATATTGATAGCATGAAAGGTGCTAAACCAGTTGCGGGTTCAACAATTAATGTTACTTACAGTTACTTTACTGCTCGGATTGATATGATTAGAATTACTATGGATCAAGCAAATCCATTTAAGATTATTAAGGGACAACCCGGACCAATTAATTCAATTACCCCTCCAGTAGTAGATGATCCATTAACGCTTGAACTTGGTTATGTATATATTGAGCCTAATTCGCATAATGCTGTCTTTACTATGCAAACCATTACTCGGATTACTTTTGAATCATTACAACAATGGGGACATCGTTTAGATAATGCAGAATACAACATGGCTCTTAATTATATGCAATCTGATGTCAAGCGTTCAGAAGACCCAGTAGTATTGAAAGATGCTTTTGCTGATAGTTTTGCTACAATTGCTAACCGTGACGACAGTAATAGTAATGTTGCATATGACTTTGAAAATGGTGAAATTTCTATTCCAGCACAAGCTAAGGCTGATTTATCACCTGACATGAATAAGGCTCTTTCTAATATTTCATTGCATGGTAAATTAGTTCGTCCACCTTATCATGAAGTTGAAGCACTTAGCCAATCTATTGCCACTGGTGTTATTAATATTAATGAGTTTAATATTTTCTCTGCTAATGGTAATTTAACTATTGATCCTGCTGTTGATAATTGGATTGATAGTAAGACTACTACTGATTTTAAGCGTGTTGATAAAGGTACGATTAACATGGATAAGTGGTGGAGACACATGAGTGATACTAGCATGGGCTGGTATCATGATGGTCGTACTGCACAAGAACACGCTATTGATCAAGCTGGTCAACAGTTAATGCGTTATGGTGGTCTTAACGGGGTTGTTGATACTGGTGCTGGTAACACCTTAGGTCAAACTGGTTGGATGATTGGTGATGGGGGTACTTCTACTACGGACTCGTTAGTCGAATACATGAGATCTAAGAAGATTACTTTTAAGGCTACTAACTTTAGACCTTTAACTGATGGTTACACAATTACGATTGATGGTACTCCAGTTCAAGAACCTACCCCCGAAAACGACAACTATAAAGGAACTAAAGCTAATACCTTTAAGGCTGATAATAAAGGTGAGATTCATGGTACTTTTGTAATTCCGGGTGGATCTATTCGTTGTGGGACCCGAGTAGTTAAGATTGTTAATGGTAGTGGTGATGTGGCTTCTACTAACTACACCGCTAATGGTACTCTTAGAACAACCACTAACGTTATTGAAAAACAAACTTATACTGTTAACCTTTGGGACCCATTAGCTCAATCATTCTACCTACAAGAAACTAGACAATTATCGTCTATCGACTTGTACTTTATGACTAAGCCCGCTAGTGCTAATAGTAATGAAGCCCATCGTCCTCAATTAATCGTTCAAATTCGGGAATTAGGAGATACCCAATATCCTAATCGAGTAGTTAGAGCAGAGCAATATCTGGACCCAGAAGAAATTCATACTAGTAATGACGGTAGTGTTGCAACTCGGATTACCTTTGATGATCCAGTTACTCTTAAAGCTAACGAAGGTTATGCGGTGGTCTTAATTTCAGATAGTAATGAGTATACTGTCTTTAAGGCTACTAAGGGTGAAACTGTTATGAGCGCTGGTAAGTCTGAAACTGGTTACAACACTAACTACCAAGCTATCTATAATGATGACCCACAAGCTACTGGTCAAAACTTTGTTATTTCGTCTACTGTTTCTGCTAATGTGGGTGATGTTTTAGGTAAAGCACCTAACTCAAATGGTGACTTATTCATTTCTAACAACGGTATGACTTGGACTGCTGACGGTGCTTCTAGTTTGAAGTTCAGAGTTAACGTAGCTGAGTTCTTAGATAATGGTCAAGTTGTTTTTGACCCAATTATTATGTCTGACTTTAACCAATCTGCTAATACAGTTTGGGATAAGGAAACTGATATGGGACCTAACATGGACTATAAAGGAACAACTCCTAACACTTATCTATCAGCGGTTGACCGTTTAGCCACCTTGACTAACTTCTTAACTTATCAAAACACTGCTATGCACTGGTACATTAAGCTAGTTCAGCAATCAGATATTAATACCGATGGTAGCAATAATTTAACTACTATATTGGATAAGGCACAATGGAAACCATTAGTTGTTAATAATAACAATAAAGTGGTATCTGTTCCGGGGACTACTACTACTACTGTTCCTAAGATTACGACAAGTAATGATCCACAACAACTTGATGGTGAACTTGCTTTATTCCAAAACACTTATGCTATCCAGTTAATGGCTGAGTTTACTACTGATAGATACATTGCTCCTATCTTAACTACTGAGTCGCTAAGTTTAGTATCTATCCTTACTGGTACTAAGGCTCATTATGAATCTATTAACTTAGACGAGTCGGGTGATGCTCATTTTAATAAGGTTAAGATTCAATATGACGCTTATATTCCTAATCCGGGAGCAGAGGAGTCTTATGTATTACCTATGTATTCGGTAGACGGTGGGAATACTTGGTATAATTTCCCAGAGGACGGTGGAAAGAGTACAACGTTAAATAAGGACGCTTCTAGCGGTTCTAAACCAACCTCAACTAAGCAAGTTAGTCCTTACTTTACTCGTTATATCTTCCAAGCAACTGTTCCTAATGCAACGGATCAACATCATTTAGCTACTCAGTTTAAGGTTCGTCTTAATCTCCATGCTTCTAGCAATTTTAGAAGCCCTAAGGTAAGAAAATTATCTGGAGTTTTTAAGTATGACGTATAGTAGTTTGTAAAACTAGATTAAATTAGAAAGTACTTAGTTTAACTGCTAGGTACTTTTTCTTTACCTTAAATATCCTATATTAGAACTAGCACAGATTAGATTTACCTGACTTGATTGATAATCAGAGAGGAAGAATAAAATGCACGATTTACTGATGGCGATTGCGATTGCATTAATTCCAGTTGTAATGGGCTGGATTGGTCAACAACTGATTAATAATCATAAGCTAGGGGAACAAGCATATAAGATTGAGAACCTAGTTAGCATGGCAGTGGTAGAAGCTGAAAAGCTTGGCTTAACAAAACAACTTACTGGTAATGAGCAATTCCAATATGCTCTTAACTTTGTTAATAGCCAGCTTAAAGCTTTAGGTATTACAGATGTTGATGAAAGCTTAATTAAAGCACAAATTGAACGTTCTTGGTTTACCCAAAAAGATCGTTTAGAACAGGTTTATGGAAGTGTGAGCCAACCTACTACACCTACTGATCCTCAGCAACTAAAAAGTGCTAACACAACAGTGGAAAAGCCATCTTCAGCAGTACCAGAACAAGGAAAAGATAATATCCAAGCAAGTCAACCAGCTACTAACCAAGTATCTGAAAATGGCGGAAAGTAGAGACAATAATCAGGGTAAATCTACTATGCAGGTAGATAACGATACAATCTTTAACTTGTTAATGGAACTGAAATCTTCTAATGCGTCTATTCAAACTGAAATTAACTCATTAAATGAGAAGATAGATCAATCTAATCGTAAGTTTGATGAGTTAAAGCAAGATTTTAATACTCGTATTGATAGTGTGGAAGAGGATTCCACTAAAGCACGGGATAAGGCACAAGAAGCCCTAGAGAAGAGTAAACAGCTAGAAAAGGATAATCAGCAGAAGAACAATACATGGACTTTGATCTGGTTACCCATTTTGATTGCCTTTATTCCAACTATCTTAGGGCATATCCACTTACAATAAAGGAGGGGTAAAATTCCTACCTCTCTTTTTATTTTTATCTTTTTATATAAAAGTAGTTGAAAATTCAACTAAAAGTGTTATAGTAGAGTTAACAATAAAACAGGCTGGTGATGTAATGTGTAATTATTTAAAAGAAGATTATGTCTATCTGCTAGGACAAGCCTATGATTGTTTTAACTACACCTTAGCTGAAGATAAGACAGCTATGGTAAATTATTTTGTTAAGCCTAGTAAGTTAGATCAGCAGATTATGAATGACTTTTATGATTTAAGTTTAAAATTGCAAGAAAATCCCGTCTGGTTAATGTCTAGCGTTTTTGATTACTATTTATACCTTAATCGAAAACGTAAAACTATCCCGTTCATGCCTTTGGGTAACTTTAATCAAGAAATGATTCTAAAGGCTTATGACGGAAAAGATAAATACCGAAAATTAACTAATAAAAACCTATATGTTACCTTAGACAACCTTTACTTAAAGGCTCTTAATATGCTATTTAAAATTCCAATTAAGGAATTATATAGTGAAGAAAAGACTTATCTTAAAGAAAGAGTTTTTGACTATCGTAACACTTCTTATATTAATGTTTCAATGGAAAAGGTTAGAAGATTACTTCTAAAACGCTCTAATAAAACGTGGGATAATATGTTATTATTAGATGGTGTGGAGTATTTTGAACCAGTAATATTTTTGATTTGTAAGGAGCCACATGAAGCCCTAAGTCATCATTTAGGAGTAACGGAATACAGCTATTACTATTATGGAATTAATAATGAAATAGAGCTTCGAGACCCAGATGAATTAAAGTATCTATTCAATGCTTACCATTATCTTAATCAGAGAGGATTAATAATTTAATGGAATTAGATAGCCGTCAAAAAGAAGAGCAATTATTAATAAGATCAATCCATAGTGCTCATACTGCTAAGAATGTATTGTCACGTAATGTGGGAGTGCTAATTAAAGATCCTACTTATAAACTAATTGCTGAAACTGTAGTCCAATACTATGCAACTACAGACGAACCCTTAAGCCTAAATGCTCTTAACTTAAAAGTTGAAGAACGTCTAAAGAGACAAGCAGAAAGAAGTAACACTACTGTTCCAGACAATGTATTAAATGGTTTGTTTCAAACTACCTCTAATCTTATTAATGCAAAAGAGGATAATAATACAGTTGTTCTTACTGAGCTGGAAAATTATGTACATACTCAATTAGGTAATCAGGCCATTATTGAAGAAGCTACTAAAGGATCCGATCATATTTCGGAGCGGGTAGAAAAGCGAATGGCTAAAATTAATGAAATTAAGCTTACTGGAACAGATTACGAAGTTATCGATATTTTTAAAGACCTAGCCCGTAAGGAAGCTATTTATGATGAGTTTGGTAATCGTAAGCTGTATTCTGGTCTAAAACCATTAGATGTTGTTACTGGTGGGGGATTAGAAACAGGACAAATCGCAGTTATTAATGCTCCTTCTGGACGGGGTAAAAGTAGTTTCTTATCCAATCTTACTTATTACTATTCAATGGTTGCTCACCATAATGTTTTACATATTACACTAGAAGAGTTAAATACCGATCAGATTTTACGTTTTGACCGGATTATTACTAATTCTGATATACATGATGTATTTACTCCCGATGGTGAAATCAGAGAAGACTATAAGGAACGAGTTCATAACTACTACAGTAAAGTAAATGAAAATCAAATGGTAGGGAAATGTTTATTATGCAAAGTCTACCCCATTAACATGGACGGTAGACGACGTGAGACAAGTAATTAATAAAGGTAGAACGAGAAAAGCAAACTAAGATTGAAGTAGTTATCTTGGACTATGCCGACTTACTTATTAAGAAACAGTATTCTGATAATGAAGCACAAGCGGGAGAATTGCTTTACCAAGATTTAGTTCGTTTAGCTCAAGAAACAGATACTTTAATCTTTACTGCTTCTCAGCTTAATCGTGGTTCGGGGATTGCTGAAATTAAGACCATGGAAAATGTGGAAGGTTCATATCGTAAGAAGAACACAATTGCCTTCGGTGCTACTTTGAACTCAACGCCAGAAGAATATAAGAAAGGTTACATTAGACTTTATTTAGATAAGGTTCGTAATAACTTTGGTTTTGATGATAACTTTATGTACTTACGGTATGATTTAAAGTCTATGCGTCTGCACCCCGAGTCAAAAGATGAACAAGCAGACCACTTAGCTACTTTAGATGAATCAAATACAACCCATTCACGTCCTAGTAATAAAATAGATAAAAACGCAGAATTAATTCAAACGATTAATGATGCTATTAGCCCTAATAAATAAATAAAAGGAAGTATAATAATGAGGATAAAAACAATTGAAGCTCAAAATTTTCGTAGTTTTAGCCACTTTAAGCTCGAACTAAATGATCTAGGATTAACTCTGCTTAATGGTCAAAACACTGGTATTGATAGTGAGAGGACAAATGGATCTGGAAAAAGTTCGATTATCTATGCGATGATTTATGCTCTTTATGGTGAAACTCCAGACGGTGCTAAAAGTGATGAAGTGATTAAGAATGACGTAGGTAAGAATTGTTTTGCTAAAGTAGTATTTACCCATTTTGGTCATGAATATGAGATTACTCGTTACCGTAAGGATAAAGAATTTAAAAATAAAGTAATCATGTATCGAGATGGTAAAGACGTTACCCTATCGACTAATAAGGAAACGGATAAGGAGATTGTAGCTACTTTAGGTTTTGGCTTTGATACTTTACTTAACTCTGTTATTTTTAGTCCTGAAAAGCTTAATACATTCATTAGTGCTACAGATAAGCACCGTAAGGAAATCCTAGAAGAACTTACTAATACTAATATTTATAAGCAAGCCTTACAATTAGTTAAGGAAGACAGCAAAGAATCGTCTAGCAAGCTCATAGAGGATAAAAAAGAGCTAGAACGACTAGATACCTTAATGGATAGTCAAACAGCCCTACAACGCCAACATGAGCAATCTGTAGCTATGCAAAAGCAACGGGTTGATAATCTTGAAAATCAAATGAGGCTAAGGAAAGCTAAATTAGACTCGCTTAATTACAACCCAACAATCCACGAGTCTGTTAAAACAGAATATAACACTTATCAACAACAGGTATCAGCTTTTAACTTTACACATAGTAATGAATATGCTAATAAGCTCCAAACTGCACAGGCTCAACAAAAGAATATTGAATTACAGCAGGAAAATATTAAGAAACAGCTTACTGACTTATCTGCTCAATATAAGCAATTGCAAAACTCAGAGAATGCAGTATGTAGTTGGTGTGGAAATGTATTAGATGCAGAACATAAGCAATTAGAGCTAAACAATATGAATAAGAAAGCTAATGAGCTTATGACCTCATATAAGTCTCTCTCACCCCGTCTAAGCGCTCTTAACCAAGACGTGGACAATTATGCTAAACTCGCTAAAGAAGAGCAGGAGCAGGCTTCTAAGCAACAGGAACAGTACCGTAAGCTAACTAATGCTCTTAATGTTGCCCAACGAAAACTCAATGAGCAAGAAAATCTAGTAAATGAAATTAATCGTCTTAATAATGACATCAACCAGCTAAAAACTGAACTGGAACAAGCACAGACACCAATTGAAAAGCCAAAGCAATTAGATACTGCTGGAATCGAAAAACAGATTAAGGAAACAGAAGCAGATCTACATAAGCAACAATTAGCCCAAGAGGATTTTGAAAAACTTACTAAAGTTTATTCAGATCGGGGTGTTAAAGCTCAAGCCTTATCTTTAGTTATTCCGTATCTTAATGATCAACTAGAAAAGATCTTAAAAGTATTGACTAACAATACAATGACCGTAGCTCTTAATAATAAGACTACTACTAAGTCTGGTAAGGTTAATGAACAGATTAGCTTAGACGTTGATTCTAGTGTTTCTGGTAGCAATTATCAAGACTTATCTTCTGGTGAAAAGCGCCGAATTGGGATTGCCCTTAATCTCGCTTTTATGAACTATCTTAAGTCACAAATTGGTGGACTTAACCTAGTGGTATTTGATGAGGTGTTTGATTCATTAGATAAGGCGGGGATTGATAGCGTTATTAATGTATTAAGTGACTTAAAGCAAAGCGTAGGTAATATTATTATTGTTTCTCATAATGATGATATGAAGTTTAATGATAATATTGATAATCAATTATTAGTTAAAAAGGTTGACAACACTTCGAAACTAGTTAATAATTAATCTTTTAAAGGTTACTTGACCTCTTGTATCGAATGGGTTTAAAATAGACCTATACTTTGATATAAGGGGTTTTTAGTTTATTAATGCTCGATTTAGTAAATACTAACGGTCTTAAAATTAAGGCTACTAAAAAAGATGGACGGATTTATATTGTTGCAAAGTGCCAATCAAGCCAAGGCAATCTTGAGGTTGCCTATATTCCTGCTGAATATGGTATGTATTGGTATCCGTTGTCTTTTTATTTTGATTATTATTATGTATCGATGTTCCATAATATTATGTTAAAGGTTGATCCAATTGCACCTAAGGATATTCAAGAGCGGTTTAAGGATAATCACCATTTCTTACATAATTATTATGAATATAAAAAAGACGAACTCGGTACAGATAAATCTATGTATATGTTTAACCTAGGAATTACTACTAAGCTAAAGTCAATAGGTCTAAAGACTTGGGATGGTTTCTATACTTTACAAGACGTACAAAGAAATTACTTATTATTAAGCCAAACTTTAGACAATATTGAACAAAAGATTATTAAACGAGAACATGACGAGGGAGTTAACCCAAACGCCCTTGAGTCCAACCCAACAAAGTTTGCAACCAAAGAAGAAATGACAATGTTAAGTGATCTTGGAATGGGATTTAGAATGAACCAATATCAAAGAAAGGTAGCCAAGATCATGTACGAGGATAACGTAAGATAGGTGAAATTATGACTCGGGAACAACAAATTATTGTTAATTGTGTTAATGAGGATTATCAAGAAACTGCAACGAGTGAAGTTCATTTAGATTGTCCTTTTTGTGGAGAGCATGATAAAAAGCTCTATATCTCTCCTAAAGGTCAATTTATCTGTTTTAAGTGTGAGTCTCGTGGTAACAGCCCAATCAGCTTTTTTATGCAATATTATGATGTTTCCTATAAAGAAGCTAGTGATATGTTAAAAGATGAAGACTTCGCTAGTCCTAAAGTAGAGCCAGTTGATAATGAAACGCTTTTAAGTCGCTTAGTTGCTCTTAACACTAAAGTAGAAAAGCAAAAACAAGTAGGTAAAAAGTGTCCTGCTTTTCCTACTAATACTAAGCTATTAAGAGATAATCTTAATAATCCCGAGTCTTATCCCTATTTATGGTATCTTAAAAATCGTGGAATTACACTACAACAAATATATAAATATAATCTGGGCTATCTTACCTCTGGTACTATCAAAACCCAAGATAAGGATATGACTATTAGTAATAGTATTATCTTCCCAACTTATGGTCTTAATAATGATGTTATTTATTGGAGTACTAGAAGTATTGAACCTAATCCATTTATCAAGTCTTTTAATGCACTGGCTAAGGACAATGAATACTCTAGGAAAGATGTTGTTTTTAACCTTAATCATGTAAAAGACAAAATGGTTATCTGCGAAGGTATTTTTAATGCAATTAGCTCGACTATAGCTGATTATGTAGGGGTTGCTACTTTAGGTAAGGCAATTACAGATGATCAGATTAATCTCATGCTTAAAGCTAACCCTAAGTACTTTTATGTATTTTTAGATAATGACGCTATGAAAGAAGAAATTAAGTTAATAGATCGACTAAAGCAAAGAATTAGCCTAGACCGGATATATTTAGTTGTAAATCCCTATAAAGATAAAGATGCTAATGATTTAGGTAGTACAATAGTTAAAGAATTGTTAGACAAGGCTCAACCTGTTAATCTACAATCATTACTGTATCTAGTAAGAGGTGATAAAAAGTGAAAAGAGACTTACCAGATGTAAGAAACTTAAGTACACTAAGTTTTCAAGATTATATCCGGTTAATGGAATTAGTTAAACAAGATGGTAAGCTACCAACAGAAACGGTTACTCAGCATAATAATGACCCTGTTTCCTATAAGGAAGCCTATGAAGCATTAAAAGATTTAGCTAATAAAGTAACGGGTGAAGCCCAGCAAGCTAATAACTATACTGCGGACTTGTTTTCTAGTCTAGCTACTTTATTAGTTAAAAAACATATTATTAGTGAAAAAGAATTAAATGAAGTAAGCAGAATTGCTCAACAAATTTGGGAGGAAGAAAATAATGGTAAAATCAGCTCTAAGTAAAGTACAAATTCTAAATGCAATTAAGGTTCATAAACAACTACCAATGCCAATGACTAAGTTAGAACAGACTAGTGCTGAAACCTTGCTCAAGAAGCGCTTAACAATGGAAGAAGTATTAGATGTAATCGATCTTGTTAATTCACCACTTAGTCAACAATTATCTGCAATTAATCAACGGGCTAGTTTAACTGCAATTGCGTTAGATAAGTCAATGCAAAAGAATGGCTTAGATGAAAAGACAATTGATAAGATCTGGGCGGATGCTCATAAGGAATTGGATAAGGCTAACCGTAAAGCTAGTGAAAAGATGCAGGAATCATTCAAGCAACAAGTAGCAGACTTAAAGGAAGGTAAGTAATGAGTGTAGCAGACCTTAAAAAGGCTTTAGGTGAGGTTGGCTTTACTCAATTAAAGAAAGCTGTTAATACAGGAAATGTAACTGTATATACAGTAAAGACTTTAAATAAAGAGTTTGGCTTAGCTCCTTTAGCTGGAATTTCAGAAAGTGACGTAGCAGATAATCAAGCTGAATTAGTTAACGTTTTTGAAGAATCTTTTGTTAATATTCAAGATCAGAAGATTAGTGTTGTTATGTATGATAAGGAATTAAATTCAGCCCTATTTAAGAGTGTTGTTCGATCTTTTGTATTAGGTCTTGAGGGACTAGAAAGTGTAAGCAATAACTTAAAAGATGAAATTGATTATGACTCTTACATGGCTAAATTAGTAAAAGAGGACAAATTAGGTATTTTAGTTGTTAAAGACGAAGACGAGGATCATCTTTATATGTTTAAGAAAGAACCAGCTTTAATTAAATTAAAGGTTATTAAGCAATTAAGAGATCTAGCCGAGTCCGAAGATATTGATACTAATAAGGATAAGCAAGACCAATTTATGAAGTTAAATAAACTAGCTAAAAAGTCTTATAAGGAAAACAAGACTTACATTAGTCATCTTGATCCACTTATTACTCAACGGGCAATCTATGATCCAGACGTAAGAGAAAAAGTCAAGCTATTTAATAACTTAAAAATGATGTATGATTAATATGATTAGGCTAACAATTATGTTAGTCTTTTTCATTAAAGAAACAAAACTATATTACAAATAGGTGATAATAAATGGACGGTAGGGGAAAACAATCTAAAGGCAAGGTCTTCGAAAGAAAAGTAGCTAAAAAGTTTTCATTACACTATAAGACTAATGTAAGTCGTACTGCTTATTCTGGGGCAACAAGAGGAATTGAAACCCAGTACAACCATTCTGATCAAACAGGGAATATGGGTTTTGTTGGTGATTTATTCTTTCCAGCAGATCACCCAATGAGTATCTTTAATTATGAACTAAAGAATCATGACTCTGTTAAGTTTACTCAATTCTTTAATTCTAATGGTGAAATTCCTAGTTTTATGGAACAGGTAACTACAGACTCTAGCAGATTAGGTGGGGTTGGTCATACAGTACCATGTTTAATTATTCATATTAAGCGAGAAAATGACTATGCTCTATTTCCTTTCAAAGCAAGTGTATATCAAGTTTTAGCTAAAGACCATGATAATGTATTGGCTACAATGATTAGCTATACACAAGAGCGTACAGAGACCGTTAATCGGTATAATATGATTGTTACCACTTTAGATAACTTTATGAGCCTAGACCCAGAGTTTATGTATCAACAATATAAAAGTTTTAACTGGGATAGCCTAAATACTCATGAGGTAAAGCATAAAGAAGTGGATTTAAATAAATTAATTGACGAGGTTTAATTAAATTGCGTTTACAAAGACAATTAAATATTGATAATACTTTTCGGGTATTAAACCTAAACTTTTATGATAAGAAACGTGATTATGTAAAAGTTAATGCTAAAAACAAGGAGAAAGTCTTAGCTTGTCTAAATGACGATCAAGAACACTATTACGTAATTGATGGTACAAGTGACGACTTATTGCTTAACCATAAAGTATATAAGAGTCAAGACCATATCATTTATGTTACTAATGACTTAATTCCAATGAGCGTCTTTTTAGCTATTGGATCTAATCGAAAAGTTATTTATATGTATCGACTTCATAACTTTAGCCAAGCAGAATTAGATAATATGAACACTGCTTCTGAGGTTGGGACTACTGCTATTTATGTACCAAACATTACAGAAGATACAAGGATTACTCCTTTGCTGTTTGATATAGAAGATGCTAGATTCATTGCAGATCGGGTTTATCTTGAATTTAACGATGACGCTACTCAAGACTTAAAAGAGGCTTATTTTGATACTCTACATGAAATTCTAGCCCGCTGGACTATTCAGCTATATCTTAGTTACTCTAGTGAAGCAGAACACCAAAAACTAAGTAAGTACTTAATTAAGAAATATAAATAGACCTTATATCATTCGTTGTCTAATATGTTATAAGGACAAACTAAAATGAAAAAAGACGTGGAAACACTTAATACAACAGATTTAGCTAGGCTAATTAAATTCAGAGATCCTAGCTTAAAATTAAAAGACATACAAAAGGTATTAAATCTTCAATCAGAAGTAATTGCCTATGGTTTAGACACAGAACAACGAATTAAAATTGGTAAGTTGTTTATTATCGAACCTACTATTCGCCCTAGTCACAAACACTACCGAGGAATGGGTAAAGGTTCTAAGTATGTAACAGTACCAAAAAGACTTCGGTTTAAGTTTAAAGCTCTTAAGCAATTAAAAGAAATAGAAGATAGCCACCAATACTAGACGGGTTAATTTAGCCTGTCTTTTTTTATTTTTCTATTGCAATCCTTACACTTTTAGTTCATAATAAGAGGTGCGCAAGATTAGATGCGCAGAAATGCGTAAACCTTTGGGCAGAAAGGAAGACAGACACATGAATGAGTGCGCAGTAATGCAAGAATTCAAGATTGCTCAATCTAAATTAGATAAAGTAATGGAATGGGTTAAAGCACAAACTGCCCCTATTCCATATGGTGAAAAGAACAACCCTAAGAAAGTTAAGGTAACGTTTCAAGGACAAGACTTCTATTATCCTAGTATTCGAGAAACTGCTCGTTATATTAACGTTCCAGAATCTAGCATTCGTTATGCTTTAAGTAAACAGAATACTTATTATCGTAATGGTTGCTTAATTAGCTATGCGGATGAAGGAGAGGAAGTGTAAATATGACAGCGGATATTATCAAGGATGCCCTGCGTCCTCTACAATATGTAGACATGAATGGGGAACTTAAAACTTTAGTACCAGAACAAATTCTTAATTTTGATACTAATAAATTAGTTGAAGAAATGCAAAACAACCCCAATATCTATTACTTAGTGGCTAGACTTGCAGAGCGTAAACGATTAGAGGCTAAAGACTTAGATACACAATTAGATGCTCTAAAGGGAACTCTATATATCCAATACGTGCAAGATGAAAGCCTTAAAAAGTTTAATGGCGGGCGTAAACCACCCGAGTCTATGCTTGCTACGGCAATTCAATCTGATCCTAAATATGTTGAATTGAATAAGCAACGAAATCTAGCTGATTATCAATTTAGATGTCTTAACTGGTTAACCAAGGCAATTGAAAATAAAGCTGATATGATGCAAAGCATTAGTGCTAACCAACGACAACAGCAAAAAATGATCCCACAAGGAGGATTTAATGGCTAATAATTTTGAAACTAAAGTAAAAGATATTTGTAATAATATTTATAATTTAACCCTAGATTTAAAAGACTCTGAACAGTTAGTGCTTAATCGTCATGTAGGAAATGTTGATAATCTAGTTGCTAAGTTAATAAGTGAAGAAGGTAAAACCCTAGTGCGAGATCTTCAACAAGATACTTTTAAAGAATATCAACAGGTTGAAATGATTAAAGATTATTGTTCCCGAGGATTTATTTATGCCCTAGCCTACGAGGGCGTTTTACCAGATAGTGATAACTCCACCTTTGTAGAGGCTTTAAGCACTATTACTACTGCTACTAAAAAGCTACTAATTAAGAAGAACCATGATTATGGTTCTAGCTATCAAAAGGTGGCAGATATTCTAGGTGCTATTCCAGCGTTTTCAGTGCGAATTTTAGACAAGTGTAATCGACTAGATAATCTAATTAATAGTAACAAAACAGTCAAAGTAAAAGATGAATCACTCGCAGATACTATACAAGACTTGTTAGGCTACTATGTATTGTTTATAATTAGTCTTGAAAATAAATAACAGGTAATATCTTGTATTAGAAACAGGGAGTGGATTTTAATTATTTATATTAACGCACCGATCGGTATCGGTAAGACAAGTTTAGCTAAGATTTTATCTAAGGATTTAGGTACACCTGCATTTTTAGAAGAACCCGAAAAGATTCCATTATTAAATAGTTTTTATGAGGATGGTAAGATTTCACGAGAGCTTAAATCATTCGTAGTTCAGATTGAATTTCTGGATTACCGATATGAGCAACTTATGGAAGGTGTTCATTTAGGACTAGAAGGTATTACAAATACTGTCTATGATTCTTCGCTTATTAGTGACGGGATTATGAGTCATAACCTTTATAATCGTGGTGAATTCCCAGAGATTCTTTATAAGGACTACTTACGTCTTAATAATATTATGCAACGTAACGTAGCAGGTCATCCTTTCATGGGTCCAGATTTAATTATCTATCTCGAAGCACCATTTGAACAAATGTTGAGTAATATTGCTAAACGTGGGCGGGAAATGGAAACTACAGACCCTAAGCTAACAGAGTATTATAAGTCTGTATGGAACATCTACCGAGACTGGTATAACTCTTATGGTAATACTCCAGTTCTCAAATTAGATTTAGATAATGTAGATTTTGTTAATAATGTAGATGATAAAAACATGGTCTTAGATAAGATTGAAAATGAGCTTGTTAACCTAGGAAAATTAAGTCTTAATGAGTTTAACCGACTGCATGATAAACGAGTGAAAGGAGTAGCCTAATGGAAAAAGAACGCAGAATTGTCGTTGTTAGTAAAGACGACAATAAGGGCAATCTTCTAACTAATGTTTTGTTTGAAGATTACCCTAAACAGGGTAAAAATGCTAGTGATATGCTAAGTGACTTTACAGTAGGCTTTGTAAACACTATGCAACGTTATGGTCTTTCTAAAAAAGGACTACTAGAAACTATTGGTGCTATGTATGACACCTTAAATGAAGATGATACAGAAGAAAAGAACAACGGAGGAAACAACTAATGGCAATGAATTTCGCAGACGCAATTAACCAACTTAACTCAAACAGCAACGAAAACAACTTTCGTCCTACTACCCTTGGCAAAAAGCAAGCATTTTTTGGTCGTATCTTACCATTAGAAAACGGAGGATTTCCGTTTGTTCAATTCCGTGAAGCATGGGTTAGCTTTACTAAGAAAGATGGCAGTGTTACAGCCTTACCAGTAATTATTGACCCTAGCAATCAAAATGATCAATTAGCTAAACTTCTTAATACGGTTATTCAATTCAATAAAGACAAAGGTGCTAAGGACGAAAAAGGTTATGCAGTAGATACTATTAAATTAGCTTCTGGACGTTTCCCACTATCTGTTCGTACACGTGCTTACTTTCTTGGTGTTCCCGTTACTAACCAAAATGGTACTTATGCTCAAGCGGTAGATAACCAAGGTCGCCCTGCTGTAGAAGCTTATCAAATTAGCTACTCTGGTATGTATGCTATTTCTTCCTTGCTTACTCCAGAAATGCCTTATATGAATGCACGGACTGGTCAACCAATGTTTACTGACCAAGCACAATTCATGACTGCTAAAGAAACAATGCCTGTTAGCGCTAAGTTTGTTGACGCTCCTAATGGTGGTGTAGGTAGTTGGAATGCTAGTGTTAACCAAGCTATGATCTTACCTGCTATGAACTTTAACTACTTAGAACGTGATGCTCAAGGTAATATGAAGTATGTAGATGATATTGAAAAGGAAGCTAAGCCTTTAATTGAATCCGATCCTAACTTCTACCAAATCGTCCTTAAGCAACTTACCCAATCCTACAACACACAAATGGCTCAAGTAAGTTCTAACCCATATGCTACAGGTGCTAGCTTTAATCAAGCTCCACAAGTAGGCGCAAGTGATTTGCCATTCCCTAATCAAAATCAAACATCTACTGCTCCTGCTAATAATCAAGCCCCTACGACTGGTCAACCAGCTCCACAAGCACCTATGAATAACACACAACCTACTGCACCTACTCAACCTCAAGCCCAAAAGGTAGATGTTGTTGCTAACATGACTGGTCAGCCTGCTTCTAACTTTACTCAACCTACAGCCCCAGCACAACCAGCACCACAATCAACACAAGCTCCTGTAAGCTCTTCTACACCAGAACAAGGGGATTTCACTAATCCATTCTCACAACCTACTACAGACACTCCAGAGAGCGATTTGAGTATGCCTTTCCCTAACTCTGCTGATATGCAAGAACCTGCACCAGCTAGTCAAGCTCCAGTACAACCAACTACCCCTACCCAACAACCACAAATGAATACAACACCAGATCCATTAGCTAACTTAAACGCTAGTTCTGATGTTGACTCATTCTTAGCCAACTTAAAGTAATAAGGAGAGATTGCTTTGTCTAAAATTACTGATATTATTGGAGAACTTAATAAAGATCCTAAGCTCACTACCTTTAACCAAACGGACAGTGGTGAAATTATGGACTGGTACCCAACTTTAATCCCTGTCTTTGATTATAATATGGTAGGTGGTGTTCCAGCTTCCGGTAGAGTTTCTCAAGCTTTCGGGAAACCCTCGTCTGGTAAAAGTACCTTCTCTGGCAATGTTATGAAAAATGCAATTAAGATGGGAGCCATTGTAGTTTACTTTGACTTAGAAGGTACACAAAATAATTCTCGTCTTGAAGCTCTTGGTGTCGATACTTCTAAAGTTCTTACATATACCACTACCCGTAAAAAAGATGGGACCATGCAAGAATTATCTATTGAAGAAATTGGTAAGACTATTATTGATACACTAGCTAAGGTTTATGAAGCTGATCCTAACCAACAAGTATTGTTTATCTGGGATAGTGTCGCTATCTCAGACTCTGAAATGCAAACTAATACCGAATTAGGTAATCAAGTAGTGGGACAACAAGCTAAGGCTCTTGCGACTGTAGGACGTAAGCTACAGGTTAACCTTATTCATAACAATGGTACTTTACTGGCGATTAATCAAGCACGTGATGATTTTAATGCTATGAATCCCCGTTATGCTTCTGTTAAAACTGTAGGGGGTAAAGGGTGGGAACACCTTTTATCTACTAATATTAGTCTTGCCCAATCTGGTAAGCTTAAAGCTAAATCTACAGATACGGAGCCAATTGGTACTACTACTAGAGTTAAGGTTGTTAAGTCCAAAGTCGGTGATAACTGGGGTTCTGACTTTACCATGTGTATTATCGGTGAGTCTGGTTATGACTTTGAATATAACTTAGTAAACTCTGCCCAAGAAAATGGCCTTATTACTACGGGACGTTCTCCTAAGTATGTTAACGATAATGGGGACGAAATTAAGGGTAGTAATGTATATAACTTAGTACAAAAGTTAAAGAAACCAGAAAACCAAGCCATTAGAGATGAAATCTGGCAACGTTTATTACTAATGTATTTCCCTAAGTGCTACCCACCTTTATTTAACACAAGCCTATTCATGCACGAACAAGACTTCCCTATGATTAAAGGCTTACGTGCTTACTATGTACAACAACAAGAACAATTACCCGAAGAACAGCAACACTATAATTACAAGCACTTTAAAGAAGAACTACAAGCAGGTAATATTCCAGATGATATTGCTAATGAAGTTAAGGACTTAATTTAATAGAAAGGAAATAGTCACACTAAGCTGTGGCTATATTTGCATTAACACCATGAGTAAAAGGCTAACTACGGCAGAATTTAAACAAAAAATATATAATTTAGTAGGTAACGATTATAGTCTTATTGGTGAATATATTAATCGAACTACTAAAGTGACATTAAAGCACAATAAGTGTGGATACGTATATCAAGTACTCCCGTCTAATTTTTATAATGGTACTCGTTGCCCAAAGTGTGCGCCAAAAAGGATTTCAAAGACTAAAACAAAAAGTGCTGACGAATATGCTAAAGAATTCTACCAAGAAGTAGGCAATGAGTATACCATTATTACTCCTTATAAAAATGCTCGCACTAAAATTAAGATTAAACATAATAAATGTGGATATGTATATTGGGTTAATCCTCAATCATTCTTAGCGGGTAGTAGATGTTCAAAGTGTGCAAGAGCTGATAGAACCCATACAACTGCTTGGTTTAAGGAAAAAGTAAAAGATCTTACTGGGGACGAATATAGTGTATTAGGAACCTATGTAAATTCGGGTACAAAAATTAAGATTAAACATAATAAATGTGGATATGTATATTGGGTGCGCCCTAGGGACTTTATTAGAGGTAATAGATGTCCTATACAACATAAAGCATATAAAAAAACTACAGCAGACTTTCAAAAAGATTTAGACTTAAAATATGGGTCCGGGATATATCTAGTATTAGGGACTTATATTAATAGATTTACTAAGTTAGAAATTAAGCACTTAAAATGTGGTCATATATGGGAAACAACTCCTAATAATCTATTAAGTGGCTATGGATGTGATAGATGTGGAACGGCTAGTCGTACTAATTCGGAACCTATTGTAAGACACTTGTTGGATCAATTAAAGGTTAATTATAAATACCATCAACATTTTTGGTGGCTTCGATATAAAGGCCCCCAACATTTAGACTTCTATTTCCCAGACAAAAAAATTGCCATAGAGATAGACGGTTTACAACACTCTAAAAATATCAACTATTTTAATAATAACCTTATAAAAAATAAATTAAGAGATAAAAATAAAGATATTCTTTGTAAGAAACATGGTGTACAATTAATACGTATACCATATAAGGGAAGCCACTACACTGAAGATCTAAAGAGAGAAGTACTTAAGGTACTGAAACAATATAATTTGCTAAAGGACGGTGCTAATGACAAATTTAAGTAATGGCTTGATTGATCAAGTTAGTGTTATTAAAGAAAAGTTACGTAAGCATATTGAAAACGGTGAACAAGCTTTGATTGTTGAACATAATATCTATGTTCCAGACTCTGCAACTAAAGTTACTTTCACTAAACTTTATCCTCACTTTGTTTATGGATATGTATTAAACAAAGCAACAGGTGAAAAGATGCCTTATACAATTACTTATAATTCTTTAATTTGTCATGACTTTGATGATAGGTCTTGTTGGGAAGACGGATCATCATTATATGATTAAGAGAAGAGACAGTTACATTTGTAGCTGTCTTTTTCTATACTTAAATTTATTTATTCTCCTCTTACTTTAAAATAATTAATAGAGAGGAGAATTTTTACGTTTAATGGCAAGAAAAAAGATTAATAAAAAAGATCGGATTACTGGATATAATACTGATAACAAAAACGTATTTAATAGCTTAAACGGTGTTTATATTGGTAACAGCAACCATAACATTACTTTTGTAAGGGACTACGAACAATTAATTAAACAATATTCTAACTTAATTCATAACATGGGACGTAGGTTCGGTAACATTAATATGACCTACGCTGAAAGACAAGATTTATATGCTTACATCACTGAGGTATTTATTGACCTTGTAAGAGAGTTTGATATGAGCAATGGAATGGACTTTCCGGGCTATATAGCTAAAATGCTTCCTACAAGAATTAGAGGAAGCTACTTAGACTCTATTCAAGACTATAAGTCCCATATTACGCCTTTAAAAGATGGTAACAAGAGTGTCGAAGAGATAGCGGATTTGCAATATGGAAAAGCTCCCGTTACTTTTAGTTATTCACGTAAGAGTAAGTATAATCGTGTACAACGTAAAGACGGTAAAGTTCGAGGAATTGTTTCAGAGGCTATTGATACACCTAATACCAATGAAATGGATAATAGCTTAGCTGAAATTCATTCTGCTTTTAAGCTCCAAGGATATAATGACCCTGAACTGCATTCTCTAGTAGATTATATTGCTAAAGACGGATTAACAGCTAAAGAGGCAAAGGATAAAGTAAAAGAACAATATCGTTTAAGTAAGAGTGAATTAGAAAAAGAATATGGTACTTTAGTTAAGCTAATGAGAGCTTATCTTTAATCAAATTCTAATAATAAGGCTAAAAGTAACTATATTAGAAAAAGATAACAAAAGAGAGGATGAAATAACATGGAATTACATTCCGCAGAAAAAGCAGAAAAGGCTCGTAATGACGCTTTAAGAGATTTAATTGTAAAGGCAAGTAAGGTAAAGGCAAGTGATTTAAATACGAAGTTTGTTGTTATTAAAGATGTTACAGACTTTGGTGATTTATTTGATCCACGCGGTGCAGACGTATTAATTTTTGGAATCGTTGGTACAGACATCTACCATCTCAAAAAGCTAGAACAAGCTAGTGACCCAACTAAGGGTGAATTAGTTGTTACAACTGATGCAGATAAGAAAGAAATTATCTGGAAACAAGATCATAAAGAACAACAACCATTTGAGGCTTACCACGTATTACGCAAATCTAAGTACTATGGTACAGATGCTGGGCAACCTATGTTAGAAGCTTTAGAAGCCCATATTCATGGTACTTACAACATTTCTGGTTATGACTCACGTTTGGTAACCCTTGCTGAATTAGTAGCTGATTTAAAAGAAAATGGCGAATCTGCATCAACCAAACCAGCTAAGCCGTCAGCCCCACAAAGCCCAACCGTAGATTCAAAGACTAAATCAGCAACAGTAAGTACAGATAAAGAAAAGTAATAAAATGAAAGGAGTAGGATAGATGCTACCTTTTCAGTATGAACCAAAATTTATCATGTCTGGTGATCGAACCAAACAGCGTATGGTCGCTTTTAAGGGCTTAGAGTCTCCTGACAAAATTGGTATTGGTAAAGCTGGTGAAAACAAAGTTGTAATCATTGGTCTTCAGCCTGACACGTTTTATCCAGCAGGATCTTATAGTGTTGCTTACTACAGTGAACAAGGTAATGGTAGCGGGCGGATGCAACTACCAGCTTTTAGAACTAAACCCGTCATTATGGAAAGTTTTGATATTGACGTAGGTAAAGAGATTAGTGGTGTAGAAGGCGAAGTTAAGTCTGTTCTTCCGGGTAACTACAAGCCAACTAATACTTCTAATGTTAATGTTAAAGCAGAAAGTAAAGACGAAGATATTGCCCTCGCTAAGTATAATAGTCAACGGGGTACTTATGATATTAACTTTGTAAAAGAAGGAGAAACAGATATTGTATTTACTGCTTTAGACGGTGGTGGAGCTACTTTTGACCTATCTGTAGAAGTAAGACCTAAACCAGAAGCCCCAGAAGAAGTAACTGTAGATAGTAAGAGTAATTCAGCTACAATTAAAGTAAATTAGGAGGGTACGAGTAAATGGAAGATAGAACAAACGAACACTTAGTAATTTATGACAAAGATAATAGAGTAATTGCTACTGGAGAAAAGGGAGCTAAACAGGTAGAGATTACTGATTTAATTCCTAATACTGATTATTCAGACGGTTCATACACAGTGGCTTGGGTTAAGGAAAATGGAGATACTAGCGATAAAATTAGTGTGCCAGATTTTAAGACTTTAGCTATTCTAATGGAAAGTTTCACCTTAGCCCCAGATACTATTACAGGTACCGAAGGTGACGACTTAAATGTTACAGTTACTAGCATTAATCCAAGTGATGTTACTAATAATACTGTTAGTGCTGTTAGTGCAGATGAAAGTATTGCTACTATTAAGTGGGATGACGCTAAGCACGCATTTTCTGCTCATCTAGTTAAAGCGGGTAGAACTACCTTTAATTGGACATCAGCAGACGGTGGGGCTAAGTTAACCCAAAATGTAGAAGTTACAGCTAAACCCGCCCCTGCTCCAGAACCAGCCTCTAGTCAACCAGCAGAAAGTAATGAGCCTACATCAGCTACTCCAGCAAGCCCAGCTTCAGTATAAGGTTAAAGAAATAAATAGCTAATGGATAATCAAGGACTACAATTACTCTTATTTAAGAACGGTCGCTTGGTTAATGTGGGGCAAGGTAATACGGTTACTTTTGTCACTAAAGAAAACGTTAAAGCTGGGGATTATAAAGTAGCCTTTAGTGACGGTATTAATAGGTCTGAATTAGTAGACGTACCAGAAATTATCTTAAATAAGGCAATTGAAAAACCAACAAATATTAAAGTAGTTGCAAGTAGTAAGAGAACAACAATTAGCGCAGAATAGAGGGATTTAAAACATGGATAACGGACAAGGATTAATCTTAGAAGTGTTTAACCAAGCCGGTAGCTTAGTAGCTCAAGGTGATATTGGTAAGAACACTGTAAATATTAAAGGCTTAAAAGCTGGTCAAGCAGTTAAAGAAGGGGAATATACAGTAGCCTACACAGATGGTAAAGTCATCGGTGATACTGCTAAAGTTCCTGCTTTCAACGTTCAAGCAGGTAGATAATCAATAAAAGGGGTTATTAATTTAACCTCTTTTTATTTTTGCCCTTTGTACAAAAACAGTTGAATATTTAACTAAAAGTGTTATACTTAAAATATAAAAGAGAAAGGATGTGTAATAATGGCTACTAAAAAACCTGTTATTATCTATCACCACACAGATAGAGTAAGTTATTTAGCTGGTTTACTAGCTAAAGCCTATTACCTTAATAAGGGATATAAGGTTGATATGTATTCTATTAGTTATCTAAGTCAATTAGAGGGTATTACTTCCCAACAGCCCGTTAAAATCATTTTGATTGGAATTGCTTTATCGCCACAAACTAACCTATCTAGTTTAGCAGGTCAAGAGTTTATTTCTTTTAATCCTTATTGGACAAATTATGAAAAAACTGTTAAAAATATCTCAAATTGTAGTATAATATGTGAAGGGTATGGTTTTAGTTATTACTCTGATGATATGAGACCTAACGTTTTAGCAATGGTATCTTACTTTACAGGAATTTTACCAATTCTATTTGACCAAGAACACAATAAATCATATAACTTGATTGATGAACTGGATAAATTAGAATATGGACTAAAAATCCCTGACCTAGATACTAAAGACGTTTATAATTTTATTAACACTAAGGTTGTAGTTAATACTCATTTTTACTTACAATCTAACAAACTTTATTACTATATGCCTAAAGTGATTAATATGTATACTAAACCAGATAGTACAATGATTAAGTATTATGACACTTATATTGTTATTGCTAGAGAAGAAGGAGACTATCGTAAGTCTCGCTTCGTATTAGGTCAATACCAGCAAGCTGATGTATTGGTTACGTTTGATATTAAAGCTTCGAAGAATTCAGTCGCTAAGTACCTAGTGTTACATCCTAGTGCTTACAATAATGAAAAACTCAAAGAATTCTTGACAAATAATACTTTTATACCTAAACAGCCAATTAGCAAAGTCGGCTATGCTGTATCAGAGATTAACTTAAAAAACCTATTACTTAATTCGTTAGAGTAAGGGAAGGTTTGCTAATCAATACAAAGCTTGTATATGCAATTTTAGGTGATATTGCTCGTAAATTTAATAACCAAGTTTCTCTTGGTATCATTAACTCTTATTTAAGAGACTATAGTCAAAAAACAATCAACTCTAAAGACCTAGATCAATTCATTAGTAACCTATCTGATAAAGATAGTAGCGCTCATAAAGTATATATGAGTGTTAAAGAGGGTAGTGAAACTATTGAATCTGTTCTGGGTTTAACTTCTTCTCCAGTTAAAGTTCATTATGTTAATACTAGAGATGAAGTTTTGTCTATTCCGACAACGGAATTGGATAAGGTTGTGATGATTGTTAGAGAATTAGAAAATGCTAGTCCTAGTAAATCTATTTCATGGCGTAAGGTTAGAGCCAAGGCTAAAGAATTAGATTTAGTCTTCTCGCCAAGTAGAGACTTTAAAGAATTAGTCATGAGACGTAAAGACGAATTAGAACAGTCTCCTAGACAAGAGCTTTCAGCAACAGAACAACAATTTGTTAATAAAGCCTTTGGTAGCGAATTAGGCGAATACCAGATTAAGAAACGGGAATTACAAAATAAAAATCGTGAGCTTAATAAATTACAACGTAAATTAACAGATCAAACGATCTTTAGTCGAGAACTAATTAAGAATATTAGTAAGCCCCGAGTTATTCGTACTAATAGATATGTAAAAGATAATCTTGGTGTTAATAATAATGACACTTTAATTATTATTACATCTGACTGGCACATTGGAGCTAAAGTAGAACTTAAGAATAATGAATACAGCTATGCGATTGCTCAACAGCGTTTAGATAAATACATTCAAGCTATTTGTCGGGCTGTTCAATTATACAAGCCAAGTAATATTAAGATTATTAACCTAGGTGACTTAATTGAAAATTCCCAGATGAGACAAAACCAAGGTTACTACACTGAATTTGAATTGTCTAATCAGATTGTTAAAGCTACCGAATTACAAGATAGTTTCTTATCCAGCTTAGCGATTAGTTTTCCTAATATTCAATTTGAATTTACTGAATTGGCAGGTAATCATGATCGCTTTGCTCCTAATAAAAAAGATCAACTCTACGGTGATAGTGTTGCTGTAGTAGCACGAGAATTAACTAAGAGCTTTAAAAATACTAATAAAGCAATGACTAATTTTAAAGTCATTAATCCAGATACAGAATACCGTCATATTGTTAATGTGCAAGGTCATAATTTAGCTTTTGTTCATGGAGATTTAGATAAGGTTAATGACAACAACTGTCTTGCTAAGGTTGGAGCATTTGAACATACTACTTTAGACGCATTGGTAGGAGGTCATTTACATTCATTAATGATTAAAGAAAATAATGGGCTAGTAGTTCAGTCAGGGTCGCTGATTGGTCCTACAGAATACAGCGATCGACTAGGGTGCTATGCTTCTGCTAGTCAAGTAATGTTAAATGTTACTCCAGAAACAATTACACCATTGGTAGTAAACCTATAAAATAATTAAACCTCACTATTTATTAGCTATAATTAAGTTAATAAATTTAGTGAGGTTTTTAATTTAATGAAAGATAATAAAATTATGAATATTCCATATGATAAATTAATTAACAGATTTCATTGGTCTTTTGGTTTATTAATCGCATTATTTACATTGCTAATTATTGCCATTGTTACTGGGTATACTATACCTATGTGGGGTGTTTGGGCTTGGTTAGTCCTCTTAGTTATTGGTATAGTTGTGCTAGGTGAAACAATGTATAACTTAGGACAACAGGAACTATTTTATAATTATGACGAATTAGTGGTAAGTCGTCTAAACGAAAAAGGTGAAAAGGAAGTTATGTTCTTGTCTAATACTGAGAACTTAGCAGACCTATACGAAGAATTCGGTAATAACAAAAAATCAAATGAATTACAGAAGTTAGAAGCACAGCATTTAATTGATAGTAAGATTATTCAAGGGTTCCAACGGGAAAATAACTGTATTAGTGGTGCTTACTACTTATTAACTAATGACAACCAACTATTCTGGTCTGATGAGCTTAATGCTGTTCTTACTTTTTCTAGTAAAGACTCTGCTCAAGCTTATGTTAATGAACACATTAAAGACTTCGATGGTAAAATTATGAATTTACCTATTGCCTTAGACGGTGAAGTAAAAACAGAGGACAATAAAGAGGTGATAACAGACTAATGATACAATATTGTATAATTACTTATATTATAGTTGAAATCTTTGAAGGTATCTCTGCTTATACTAATATTAGACAAGATAAGCAAAACATAACCAGATTCCAAAGAAACGTTTACAGTGTTAGTATCTTAATCTCTTATACCTTAACCATTCTATTAGGAGTAACTGGTATATACATTGTATACACTTACTTAGGGCTTGAAAATGAAGTTGCATTTATTATTGGCTTAATTTTAGCTTTCTGGGTAAGAGATATTATTGACTCTGTAATCGTCCGTAAGTTTATCGCTTATCAGTATAAAGCTAGACTTAAATATTATGAACATAAAGTAATGGGTGATAAGAATGAACGAACTGGAAAAGATGCTTGATGTACAATCAGGCGTTGTTATTGTTGATAATGAGCCTTATTACTATATAGACTTAATCCAAGGTGACGATGGTAAATTAGTAATTGCCTATGAACTAGGTACTAAAGGAATTGAACTTTATAAGCAAACTAAGGACCCAAACGTATTGTTTAAGAAGCGAATGCTAGTAGAGACTAAGGAAAAGCCTTATGAGGGAACAAGCTTAGCTCAACATCTCAATAATAAGCGTAAGTTAAAAGTTAAACGTAAATTCAACTACTTGCCAGCTATTTTTACTACTCCAGTCATTAGGGGTACTGATACAGTTACTGGTAATTGGGGCTTAGGTTTCCCCGAAATGCACAAAAAAGTGTTAGTAGGACCAAAGACAGGTAAATATGAAAAGATGGAAAAGACTGGTATATTCATTGGTCTTAATAATGTTAAATGGTTAAAAGATACTTACCAATTCGATCGCTGGAAAGGGTATATTGGACCTTTATACAGTACCTATATGCCTTACTTTAATGTATTAACTTCTTCGGGGGCAATGTGATGAAACGATTAATGGAAGATGAGATTAAAAACAGTATCTTACATAATAAAAACCTATTTGATCGTTATGGTCCCAATCGGTAACAGCTTAATTATCTACGAAAAGACAATTAACTGGAAAACAATTGCTGATTGCCTACTGTTTAGTAGTAATAAGGGTATCATTGGAATTGAAATTAAAACTGAATATGATACTCTCAGAAGACTTCCTCATCAGTTAGCAGATTATATAAGAGTTTGTAAATATACTTATGTTTATTGCCACGACTCCCACGTTAAAAAAGTAAAAGAGCTGATTGAAAGTAATCCAGAATTAAGTTGTGTAGGTATTATTAGCTATGAGCAATTTGAAGACCAAGCAATTACAGGAATGATTAAAAAGGCTGAACCTTCGCCTAAAGTAACTTTAAGAGGGACTACTTCCATTTTATGGTCTAGCGAACTTAATGCTATCCTTAATGCTAAAACTCATACCCGAGAAAAGCGTAGACGGGTAGAAGCAGAAAATCTATTTGGCGAGATGTTTAATAGGGATAATCAACAAAAAGTAATTGCCAGTCTTTATATCAAAGGTATGTTAGATTCTAAAAAATCTTTACAACGTTACCATTTTGGCAATATCTATACACACGATACTACAACAGGTGGTGAGTTTCATAGCAAAGCAGAAAAACGAAAGTGGCATCAAAGGTCTGTCGCTAACCGGCGCAGGGTTTTTAAATAGTAAAAGAGGATATTACTTAGAGGGTTTCTTTACTAAGATTAATAAAGCCAGTAAAAAGGACCTATACAACGCAGAAAAGTATGGTCTGGAATTGGTCTCTAGGTATGAAAAGATTGACTTAAAACTACTACAGCTAAAAAAGATAGATCAGAAAGGTACTATTTCAACCACTACTGAAATATACCAAGTAAGGACTGGGGCAATGATTAATGGTAAACTTTACATTACTGCACAGGTCTTATCTGAAAACTATATTACAATTATGTATAATTATCGCTATCGTACCACTTCACGTGACTTTTTTAATATTCATGACTCTCTGGATAGCAGAGTTACTCATAAAAACCCCGGTTACGGTAAAGGACGCAAAATAGGTAAGAAAAAGGTGTCCCGTAAGGTACAATTACACGAGAATAAGCAAGAAAATATTAGACGTAAATACAAGGAGAGATAAAAATGATTAATAAACGGATTGTTGAAAAGAAAACATATGAATTGATTGACAGCTTGGCTTTTAAGCAGTATGAAGTTAGAGCTAAGGACCAAGAATACAATCGCCTTAATGGTTTGCCTACTTTCAGAGTTAAAGAACCTAATACTGGTGTTATCAAGTCCTATACTGTACAATTAACAGCAGATTTTAAGAATGTTAAAGTCGTAGAACATGGGATTTATGATACTGAGTGGGGATTCTTGCCCTTAAAGAAAGAAGAACCTAAGCCTAAGAAGACAGCAACTAAGAAAGTTACTAGAACATCAGCTAAAAAGACAACTACTACAGCTAAGAAATAAGGTAATCGCAGATGAAAAAGCTAATTAATAATTGGTTGTTAATGACCCTTATAATGACGGTTGTTTATAGCTTTTTATGAATTAAGGAGATGAGAAAACTCGTTACTTTAGTGACGAGATGAATTATCTCTTTTTTATATTTGACAATGCTTTAATCAAACTGTATAATATAATTAGTGATTAAAGAAAAGAGGTGATAATATGATACAAAATTTAACTGCTAAAGTTAGACTATATCCTACCCAAGAACAGGCTGGTATGCTTAAAGCAGTATCTAAGGAATATCAACGAGTTTGTAACATTGTAAGTCAATGGTATTTTGATAGCTATTTCAAGCCTAATAGGAAAGAATTTCAAAAAGAAATGTACTATCCGTTACGATCTAATAGTGAATTAAATTCATTGATGGTTCAATCTACTTTTAGGGCTGTGGTAGCTAGATATAAAACCGTAGAAACACAGATAAAACAGCATCCCTATCATTATCAAGATAAGAATACTGGTAAGTGGTATAAGCAATATCGAAACTTAGGTTGGTTGCAAAAACCAATTAATTTTAAGCGACCACAGGCTGATTATGTTCGTCAATCTAATTACTCATTTGTCAAGAATGCAACACAAATTTCCATGAATGTTATTGGCAAAAGAATTAAGGTTGATTACGACCAAACTTACATTAATATTCTTATTAATGACCAAGTTAAACTGGGTGGAGCTAAGTTAGTTCATAATCAAGGTAAATGGTATTTACATATTTCCTATGAACGGGAGTGCCTAGATTGGACTAAGGATAATAACCAACATATTGTTGGTATAGATCGTGGGTTACGACAGATCATGACTCTCTATGATGAACAAGGTAATACTAAGTTCTTTAATGGTAAGACAATTGCTTATAGACGTAAGAAGTATCAATACTTACGACAACAATTGCAAAAATGTGGTACTAAGTCTGCTAAGCACAAATTAAAGAAACTAGGTCAAAAAGAGAACCGCTGGATGAATGATGTTAATCATTGTTTGTCGAAGACACTTATTGACCACTGTGGTAAAAATACACTATTTGTCTTAGAAGACTTAACTGATGTTTCCTTTGAACAAAGAATGCAGTCTAAGGATAATATTAGAGATTTACATTCGTGGGCATTCTATGATTTAGAAACAAAGTTAAAATATAAGGCTAACTTAGTAGGATCAACTGTACTAGAGGTGCCAGCACAATATACAAGCCAACGCTGTCCTAGATGTGGACAAATTAGAAAGGATAACCGTAATCATAAATTACACCTATATATCTGTGACCATTGCGGTTTTAAGACTAATGATGATCGGATTGGTGCTATAAACTTATATGATCTTGGGAAACAGTATATTACTGGTAATCCTAATCCTAAATTTGAAATAATTAACGCTATTGACTGATATGTTAATAGTAGAGGTTGTTGTCAACCAGCCCAATGTAACCACGTTACGAAGGAGTTATTAGATACTAATAATGTTTGTACTTCTAATTAGCTAGATAACTAATTGTGAGTTACAAGCCTAGTACTTTAGTGCTAGGTAGTTGACGGCAAGGTATTGTATTTGCT